GTTGCGAACATACGGGCACCGTCACGCATGAACTCCTTCAGCTCACGACGGATCTCAGATGGATACTCTTCCTCGTAGTTGAGGATGAATGTCAGCGCTTCCAGGAAGTCGTAGCCGCGTGCAGTCTTCAGATACTCTGTCTCAGAGATCAGGTTGCTGAATTTACTCATTATACAATCTCCTTACCATCAGAACTCACCAGGACAGTCTCTTCGCTCTCGCGACGATCCAGCATCTCGAACAGGATGAACTTCGCAACATTCAACTGCTTGCGGACGTCTTCCGTGCGACCCATACTTAGCAGCTCCTGGCTGTCGCTCAGGATGCCTGCCACGACCATCTCCAGGCCGGAGAGCCGCGCGGTCAGCGACTCCATGTAATCTTCAGTGATGTCTGCGCGGGACATGCCAAACATGCGCTTTTCGTCTTCTGTCATCATTTTCTCCATTCGTTTGTTCATGTAGTCTATAATCAACATTAAACGGAATTAGGTCAACAGGATCAAAACCCGCAGAAACAGTGGGTGTTACAAATAAAGTAATCTCTCTCTTGCCAGGGGGATATGCTTACACTCTGCCCGGAACTTGTACCCCGGGCAATCACAGCTAGCCTCAGAGTCCTGCAGGATCACAGTATACTGGTTCCCCTTGCTGCCCTCCACCTGGACAGAGACTATGTGCTTCGCATCATCCTGGGTTTCTCCGTTACAGCTGCGAATAAAGTGGAACGTTCTGCCGCGTGTAGAGAAGCGTATAGGCTGTTTGAACATCTGCATGTCTGCAGCACCCAGCTTGATGTAACCATGCATATACTGGCGGGAATCATCCAGCAGATACGTGTGATTCGGAGTCGTCCAATCAGTTGTTTCTCGAACTAATATCATATTTTCCTGTATATCCTATAGGTGCGACTTCACGATATAATATATCCTCTAACTACTATTCTACGATATTTTATATCTCTATCCTTCTTGCTAAGGAAATTAGTCAGGTACTCCAATAAGTGGTCTCTCTGTCACAAAGTAAAATAAGCCGTCTCTTTCTCTTATTGTTCTTGCCCAGAACAATGCATATTGTTTATCTTGATATATATCTACTATCTCACAGGATCCATCACTTTTATGTTCCATCAGCAAGTATACTTTGGTCATCGGTCTATTTCCAATCCTATCAAATAATCACCTTCTGCTAGATCGCATACCATGTAGAATGGAGTTCTGTGGATGGATGAATCATCTGGGAGTCTATTCCAAAAGTCATTCCAGAATGAATAGATCAATTCCACACTCTCTATCTTATATGCTGCATCAAGATCCAAGTCATAGTTGAACAAGGTATCCTTCATCTTACTTGTGAAGTACTCTTCTGCAAATACGGATTCAAGGACTGATATGTGGAACTCTCTTACTTCTTCTTTTGTCATGGTAGTCATTGGTTCTCTTTCATACTACTAGATTGTTCAGTAATACGTTCAGCAGCCATGGTGAGAAGCATTCTAAGTGGAACGTTATACTTTACATCCGGTGATTGGCTAGCTTCGTATAATACATTAACTAATTCTTGATCTGTCATCATTCAACTCCAAAATGTCGTTTAATTGCACTACTACATTCTTTAGCAAATAAAGCAGTAGGAGCCTGGTCATGTAAGAACCTGCCGCCTTCTACCACTCCAACACATTCCTGTATAATCAACTCGGCGAACTTTGACTCAAATGCTTCAGACCACGTAGGTTCACCTCTAAAGTTATCATCAGCATATTTTTCAGCCTGTTCAGAAAGTTCTCGAATTCGTTCGTTCATTATTCAGCTCCTACAGGATTACCAATCACTTTATCTTTCGGGAGATCACATAACCATACGTCTGGTCTAGTTCTGTATATTGGTTCCCGATCTTCCACTACTGATAGCATGAACTCCATTCCATTATACATTCCGTGCATATAAGGATCACAGTTCCAATTGCCATTGTATCCCTGGACCTTTACCATCTCACGCAGACTGTCTAGTTTGTCATCAGTCATTGTTTTCCCTTTAACATATAATCAGCATGATCACCATTAATTGGATTACCCTTCAATACCAGATGATCGTGCATTGCCATCATTGCATTAGCAAACCAGCCTAACATCGTTTCATCTGATACATTACAATCTGGATTCAATTCCCTGAAGAACTTAGTCCAGGCCATTGCATCAGGGTTAGTATGAATACTCATATCATATTCACTCATTCTTCAACTCCATAATATTCCTTTAGTATTAGCCGAATATCCTTTGCATATGATCTGGCCACCACTTCAGCAACACCCGCATATTCAAGCCTGTCTGCCAAGAACTCTAACATCTCCTGAGGAGTATTTGCCACACGATCTTCATACTCACATCCACGTTCTTCTTCCATTAATTAAATCTTCCTCAATACCGCATCAATATACACACCAGTCAAATCAGAATACGCTTCATCAAACGACACCTCATACTCATCCTTGTACATACCGATCAACTCGATCATGTACTCTGATGCCGTCTCCTTAGGAAGATACGCTAGTTCTTTAATTGCGTCAATATAATTTTCCATCACACTTCCTCCACTTCCATCAATTGACAATAATCACTGTACAACACATCAAAATACACAGGATCACATTCACGCAGTACAGTCCCTGCTCCAAACTCAACACCCAGGATTTTGTACGGAGGATACGACTCATTCATCATGTCAGCAAATTCATCCCTGTTCATCATTCTGCACCTCGTAGTATCATTTCGATCTTCTTCATCTGCTCTGCATTGATTCGAAGAAAGTTGGTCTTCCTGCCTAACGTCTGAATCTGCAAGTCAAATCCATACGGAAAGTTCTCTTCCGTCAACGGTAACGGAGCCAATTGAAACAACTGCTGCTCAATGTAATTCTGCTCTGCTAATGTCATACTGCCTCCTTAGTTTGCAATGATGTGAACTGGCTCATACTTCTTCATGTGAACAGAACGGCCAGTCGATAACTTACGAGCCGTGAGAGTAGATACCTTCTGATAATCCTCACCATTCCAGTGAAACAAACGACCAATCTGCAGATTCATGAAATTGATTGCCGGATTCATTATACTACTCCTTCAGCTAACTTCCTGATTGCACGATTTGCAGCCTCTCTCGCATTCGTGATTGCATAATCATCAGAGAGACTGTTAAAACCCTGGAACATTACCCACTCACCCTCTACCAACCACTCAACCTTAATGTCATACGAAACATCGAACGGACTACCATCATACACGATACGGACATTACCAAAATCATTCGCTACTCTCATATTAAAACCCTCCATTGTATTCAGCTTCAAAGATACGCAGCTCACCATCAATTCCAGCCACTTCCTCAACCGACAGGCCAAACATATTGGCAATCTCACCGTACGAGAACTTGTCCAGCATCAAAACCTCAGACACATCAAACCACAAATCTTCTGTTCTTTTCATAATTTCCTCACTTGTTTATATGTCCCCATTATGCACCTCAAACAAAATTAAGTCAACGCAAAAAGCCCGCATAAAATGCGGGCTCTGTAAATATTATGTTACTAAAATTGTATTATTGAGCTCCCGAGCTACCTTCTCTTTCCCGGGCAATGTAGAACAACTCATGCTTAACGAGTGTCTTAAAGATCCTTGGATAGTGATCAGGATTCGGAATCTTATCTCCGTACTTCTTAATCAGATTCTCAATCACCAACAACCTGTCTTCTTCACTAACACTACTCACTTGCAGACTCCTTCTTGAGATCTCGTTCAATAACTTTCAACTTGATAATGATATCTTGAAACTCCTGCAATTGAACTTCCAGCAGACCAGATATCAATTGAAATCCTACTGTGTCAGATACTTCCAACGACTCATAGACACTTCTCTTAATATCATAAGCGTTGTCAAGTTCAGCAATCAGCTCTTTTAATGTCATAATTTAAAATAATTTTAAGTTACAGTTCGAACACACATTATCTTTGTTGGTTTACCAGTCTCATTCTTTCGAATAGACGAAGCCATATCCTCACATTGAGCGAGTGACTCCATCCTCGCAACAGGATTGTAGTAATAACTTGGAGGATCCATTACCTTAGCAAGTGAAGCAAAACCAACAGTGCTAACTATTATACCAAATACAGTTCCAATAACAAAATTGAACACAATGCTCTCCTAGTTTCCTGTTAACCTGTAAAAACGACGACGTACTTCACCAAACGTAAAGAAAGGTCCTTCAATCACCTCTCCATCACACGACTCACCATTGTCAAGCACAACTAGCTCAACAATATCGTAGGCTCTCGTGTTGTCAATATATCGGATCGTTGGCACAATGGTCATACCATCTCCTCTGTATCTGTCTCTTCCTGTTCATTCCGTACCCCAATAAGTAGATCCACTCCACACCTCGACCGTACTTAACATAGTCTGAGCACGCGTAATTGCTTTTTGCTCAGCACTTTCCTTAGTACTGTAATGTACTGGGTACTTTGACTGAGTATCATCAAACTTATAACAGCTGTCGTATTTCCACACGAACCAGTTCTTGTAGTATACTTGATACTCCTTTTGATGAGCATCATATATGACCTTCGTCTTCTTGTATAGATATTTCATATTCTATTCTACAATGATATGAGAAAAATAGTCAACTGCCTGATCCCAACTAAAGATTTTATCATCTTTGAATCGTAGACAGTAACACCATCTGTATCTGTTGCCAGTTATAACATTATGAGGTTGGCCAACATTCACAAGAGTAACCTGCTTGCCCAGCGTATATCTGTCGTACTCAAGATGACGGACGTCTTCAGTTGCCCAGCTGACGTAAGGAGTCATTGCAGGAGTGTACTTGCAATCCCCAGTTTCAATAGGAATGTCGTACCACAGCATGGAACTGTCATCGAGATCATCGTTAACAAAATTAAGAGAGTACACTGAACGAATGTTATCGCGATCAGGGTCCTGATCAATATGAACTTCCTCAAACTCGAGGAATGGCACTCGGTAAAAAAGAAGAGCAAAAGAAACTTCCATTCCCACAGCTTCTTCTACACGATGTATCCATTCTCTGTTGAACACATCATATATTTCAGAGTCCCTGAATGCCCAAATACTAACTGGATCATGAGCCCTGTCTGTGCTACGTAGAAATGCCTCCTGATCAAAATCAGATCTTAGAGCATTAGAGGCATCAATAGACGTTCGGTAATACGGCTTCATTATCTTCCAAAATACCTAATTAACACATTCATAGCATCCACACGTTCTCTACACAAGACAACATCTTCTGGATGTAACCAGTTGCCTTGACCATACAGGTCCAACTCTTTTGTCAGCATGTCCCTGTGATCAATCAAGTTCTCACAAGTAATACGATCAGCAGTCTCCCAATCAATTTTTATGCCTTCCATTTCACATTACTCCTTAGGCAAACGAACTATGAACGCTGTTCGATAGAAGCCAAAAACTTTTCGATTATTAAACTTAAACGTGAAGTTACTGTACCCAGCTTCCTTTAGCGCACCACTAATCTGATCACACGCAACCTGAGGTGAAGCAATTCGGTTCACATATGTCTTAACAGTCTTACACTTCTCATAATTGTTGGTGTAGACGTCGTGCGATCCAACACCATGCTTACGAAGCACAGCTCGAACGATCTGAGTTGCTGGTATAAAATCCTTAATCATTATTTAATCCTCCGACGTGTAGGCATTGCAAACATAGAGTCTTCTGGTATACCACGCTTAGCAAGAGCACCAAGCAAAGCATACGAACCACCAAACGACATATATGGATTGCGTTTGATTTTCTTCTCAGGATATACATTGACCGTGATACCATCAGCAGTCACATAAGAGCTTACTGGTTTCATACATACTCCTTCGACTTGAGGTAACCATAAGGCAGATTGTTGAGGAACTCAAAGTACTCAACATCACCAAGAGATTCATCTGCATCCATCAACCACTCAATAACACGCTTACGAGTAGTACCATCGTGCATCAGATTCTCAACACGATTTTCAAACTTAACAACAGCCTCTTCCTGCATCACACGTTCTTCTTCAACAGAACGCTTGAGATCTACAAGCAGACCATCCCACAGAGCTTGCTTCTGATCAGGATTAGCAGCAGCAAAGAAACTCCAGAACGATTGGTCCGGACGAAAACCGTATGCATCTTTGTGCAGATCGGAAATCGAATTCTCATCAAATGTGTACATATAACCTCCTCATCAATTCAGTAAGGATAGTATGCATTTCAAACGAAATTAAGTCAACACCTCAAACATCGCACTCTATGCGATATTCCAATTCTTTTTCAAATAATTCTGTTACATAATTAGCAAGTTCTTGTGTTTCTAAAATAGCAATGATGTGGTCAGTCGCAAGGTCGCAGAGCGGAACCCAGGTAAGTGGTTGCTTACCATCCTTGCCACGAGTGCCCCACGTGAATCCTTGCCGCACGTCCTCGTACGGATCGTCAACTGTCAGAGAGAACTCAGTGTAAGGAGCTTCATAATGTACAGTGCGTCTTAGGTATTCATTACCTCCATCAACCATGTACTCTCTTCCATTCTTATCCACATACACTTTATAGTCGTGTCGATGATGAGACTGCAGAACAGTACCATCTGGAGTTATGATTCGGTTACATACAATTTGTGAACTACTCATCTTTACCCTCATATTCATCTGTGTTCATGTGTGCATCAGCTGCCATGAAAGCAGCAAGCATTAGTATAGCCAGAATGATCACTCCGATCACTATCAATACGGTTTTCATTATTTATTTCCAGAATATTCTACACGAACATTCTTGATATCCTTACAAGTCAAATAAAAGGCAACGGTCTTCTCTGTCGACTCTCTATCACAGTACCGAACATAATCATGATACAATACTTTACCACCATACAACTTACGAGTAAAGTGAATACAGAATTTGTAACCAGAGTTCTTACGCATTATTGCTTCCCATAATAAATGCAATCACAATCGTACGAGTTAGTAGCATACATCAACAACTCTTCGTTAGCTAATATCTCGTCGATGTAATCTTCGAACATAACGTCAACCACAGCATCATACGCTTCCTGCGCAATCAACTGCAGCTCTGCATTAATGTTATCAATCATGTAACCTCCAACTAATTATTTAATATAGAGATTATGGACTTCTGGTGAAAATAAGTCAACAGAAAAGATCTTGTGGATAATCAAGGAGTTAGTCAGCATCAAACCAAATATCTCTGCCGGAGACTCTGCCGCGGTAATGTTCTTCATAATCTTGCGGGGGAAGTGGTGGCTCCATATCTTCTATGGTAGGCATGATGACAGTTGAATCTGTTTGGTATTGTCTGGCAGCACGAGCGATGTGAGAGAGTTTCCATTTATGCTCCTCAGCTTCTTCTGTCTTGTGGTAAGCTGCAACTGCTACGGACTTGTTGAGCTTATCCTCTTCAGAATGCTCACGAACGTTGGCGCAGCTGTAGCTGCAGTACACTCCTCGTTTGATGTGAAGTGTACCGCATCTTGGACATTCCTTCTCAGGTCGGATCTTCTTCTTGCGGCCCATTGAAATAGTTCTTTGCTTTCATCGTAGCTTCTTCAAGAGTAGCAGCAATCACTTTAACAAAAGCAATTCCGTTTGTGATGTTAATGTCGTACGGTACTACACCGTAGAATTGAAAGTCTTCTGGTACTTTAACAACAACTTCCCACTCTTGAAGTTTCTTGATCCTATTTAGGACACGAGACAGTTCGTCGTTAGTATCCATTGTGAAGACCTTTCAACATCCCAACAACCTCAAGATAGTTCTCAGAAACTATCTCACATCCACCACCAACAAGATAGACTGCGACACCAGCTCCTTCTTCAACACCATCTGCAACATGGGTGACCTGTTCTGAATTAAATGTAATTGAGTGACCGTTACGGTCTGAGAGTGTAAAGAATGACATAAGTCCTCACATAGTAGAAACAAAAAAACCCTGACCGAAGTCAGGGTGAAAGTACTGCATTAACTCTTAGCGCTTGAACACGCGTGAAACATAGTAGTATGCGTTAGCATATGTGATCTCAAGCTCAGCTGCAATCATCTGAGCGATCTCACCGTTGGTCTTATCTTTGTTTGCATCAAAGATGGCTTTAGCCTTAGGCTTCTTGTCGTTAGTCTTGACCGACTTGATCTTGACCTTACGAGAAGTGGTTGAAGACATACTATCTTCAGCAGCTTCAGACTCTGCAAACACATAAGGCATATCCTTACGGATCTTTTCCAGCTTCTGATCTGCAATAGTAACAGCTTCAGGACGGTCATACTCTTCCTGGTTCATTGCCTGCTCTACCAGAGCTTTAGCGATAATACGAGCTGAAGCAAGATCATACTGATCAGTACCCCCAAGATCTGAAATAAGAGAGTTTGCATAGGCGAGAGGGTCTGATGAGAGGCCAATATCTTCACCAACTTGTTGAATAGCTCGGACAACGGATTCTCCTTTGATGCCGTAGGTCTTGAGAACTTGCTTTGCATTGATAACTGCTGTCATATGAATCTCCATAATAAAATGATAATAACGTCAAACTACAAAGTCGATCATCAACACATTAAATAATAAAGTCAACAGTTAATAAAATAGTAATTATCTTGTTACGACTGCCAGGAGAGTGAGGAAAAGATAGGATCCAAACAGCTTAGCATCACGATCTGAGTCGTTGTCTTTTTCGTAACTATTACTGGTTCTACAGTTACAAGACCTGGGAGAGTTATCAACTCTTGCGTTTGGAGAATTGACAATAAGGGTGCCCACACTAATGTTATCACCATTGATTAAAGCGCTTCCAGGTTTGGGTCTAGGGTTTTGTGTTGTTGATCGCATTGTGGTTCGTTCAACTATAACATCTTCCATTAAAATAGAACCATGCTCCTCTTTGGGAACAGAGGAGCATCCTATAATACTAATAGGTATCAAAAATATGGATAGTTTCTTTGACAAACTCATTTGGATCTTTCACAAAGATCTGTGGATTATCGTTATCCACAGCAATCATAATCACAATCTGCTCAATATCAAAGTCATATCTCTCTTTTACCATCATCGAGTATGCTGTTGACTGTATAAAATAGTTCTTAATCCACTTTTCCTGCTTCGGTTTGTTAGCTGTCTTATAGTCAAGAATGGTAGGCTTACCATTATACATGCATATAAGATCAGAAGTTCCTGCAGCTTTCAACCGATCTGAATACAGTGGATATTCAATACCATACACCTCTTCAACATTATTGTCAACATATGGCTGTAAATCAAGAAATAACGAAGTGGTCGAAGGCATTTTGTTCAACGCAAAGTCTTCAACATTACCAACATAATCTTCCATCATGTTGTGAAGTTTAGTACCTCTTGTTGATGCCTTGTTAGAGATTCGGTTGGCTTCCTCATGACCTATTTTATCTCTCCACTTATCAATACCTTCTTTACTTAGAGCAGAAAGAACAGTAGTAACAGAACGATAGTGGTCACCGCCTGGAGTAACATAATAGCGTTTTCCATCTATTTCCTTTCGAGGTATCTCTATTTTAGGAAATGGCTTATGTGTGAAATGCTTTGTGCGCAAGATTATTTGCCGAAATGTTTATTGAATACTCTGTCTGTCTGAGATTCTTTAATTGATTTGGTTTTGTGGCGATCAGCCAATTGGCTGTTTGGGTGAGCATCTGATATCTTTGAGAGAACTTCTTTAAATCCAGAGTCAGTCTTTATTCCTCCGACCCCGCTAACAAGTCCAGGAACATTGTCAATATAACGCTCAAGATTAGGATTAGAGGCGAGAAAGTTATCGTAATCAGAAATGCGTAAAGTAAACTCGACAATATCATCTGTATCCCTATCTTTAAAAGTGTAAATGGGCATACTATTCTTTTACATTCCAGTTGGTCTTATTAGCAACCTTCTTGGCTGGAGTCTTTCTAGCTCTAGGTTTACTTGAAGCTTTTTCTTGAGGTGGAGATAGTTGCTGCGGAGCTTCGTGACGTTTCCTCCAAAACCAATTGGTGAATGTCAGAAGTTTACCTTCAAACCAACTCATGAAGCGATTATGCCAAAACCAATTACCTTTGCTCATCCCAATACTCCTTTTCTCTTTCGTAATCCAAGTCGTCATAAAATTGTTCATAGCGTTTATTTTTTAACGCTTTATCAATGAACTTGACTGATTTTTCTGAAACTTCTTTTTTTATTGCTTTTGATACGTGATGTTGTTTTTCATCTAGTGAACGATACTGCTTGTTCGTCTTACCCATCTTAGCCCTCTAATAGTCCTGGATACAATTCTTCAACAAACTTCTTAGTTATTCCTTTGTATGGAATCTTTTTATCTTTAACAGATATGATAAGTTCTGCATCTTGCTTGTCAAGATTCTCAAGAAGCTGAACAAACAGATACTCTCTCCTAACTGGTTTCAAGTTGTCGTTACCACCCTCAATAAAGAGGTAGAGCTTTCTGAGCTCACTATACAAAACACTTTGAAGATCTGGAAGATCATTAGGTTTGTATGGTGGAGATCCTTCAGGCAATAGGAATTTAACTTTGGGATCATATGCATATTTTAGAATAGCTCTAAGTGCATGTGAATCATTCCTGTAGAGATAGTCTATTCGCTCTTGCTTCTTGTCAAACTCAGAAGCTTTCTTAAGTATTTCAGCCAATCCTAATTTCATGTAAAATCCCCAGCGTGTTCCATCAGTGTTTTAAGTTTAAATTGTTGAAGATATCCAACTATATTTACCTTCTTAGGAGTTTCGAACTGAGTCTGAAACTCTTGCCATATCCTTGAAGATATGTGATCAGGTATTTCTGTCAGGCAAATCAACTTCTTATTTCTTTCCAAACCAACTTTTAGTTCGGGTACATCATTATATAGTTGATCCCAACTCATGTCTAGCCATTCAGCTAGCTTCTTCTTTGCTATCGCTTTTTGACGGATACCTTCCACAAAACTATCACCACTAGACAAAGCATTAGGAATCCCATCTCCACTATCTCCTTTGATAACCAACTCTTTCAAATACTGTTTAGGATCCTCTACTTGAACGTTGCGTTTACGAATAGGATCAAACTGAATAACTCTTTCACTGTGTAGCTGAATAAAGTCTTTATCTGCAGATAGAATCAATACATCTTCTTTAGTGTTAAGACATATAGTTGCAATAATGTCATCCGCTTCACAATTGTCTACCTGAACAACAGTGAAGGGAAGATGCTGTTTGATCTCGTCTCTAATCCTGTTCAGTGTATCAAATACAACTGGCCAGTCAATATCACTTTCATCTCTAGTCTTCTTACGACCAGCCTTGTAGTAAGGGAATATTTGTTTACGCCAGTAATTCTTATCATCACATGCTATGACCATGTGTCCGTATATCTTCCCAAACTTCTGGTTGTATAAACGTAGTGAGTTGAGGACCATGTGACGAACAAGGCCCTCCTCAAAGACAAGGTTAGTGTGATTACCAATCTGCATCATCAAGTTAGAGATACAGATTTGGTTGAAGTCAACAATAATCATTTTAATAATCTATTCTTCGATGCTCTTTAAGTAAAGCTGTTAGAAGATTGAACCACTGAGCCTTCCTACCTTCCCAACTGTAAAACATATCTGCATAGTACTTCTGAGCTTTAATCATGTTCTGTACAGAATCATCATTATACATCTCTATTGTTGCAGAAGTCAAGTCTAACAAGGTTTTAGCGTGATCACGTTGATTGTCCTGCCACTGGTACATCTGAGTCCAGTTAGCAGCTGTCTCATACAATGCAGCATAGTTAGGATGGATACAGACCAAACCAGCTGACATTGCCTCCATCAACGATATACAGGAAGTCTCTTGCCAGATGTTTGGATATGCGTATATGTGAGCTTGTTGTAGTGCTTCTCTTATCTCGTGGTTAGGAACAGATCCATGATAGTTAATCTTTGGATGGTTCCTACAGAAATTAAATACCTCTTTGTATGGCTCATCACGCTGCTCCCAACCATATATCTTAAAGCTAGAGTATACATCTAGTTCAATATCTTTGTTAGGGTACTTCTGTACAAGCGCATCAAACATCGATACGAGAATATTCAAACCACGATGAGGGGTGGTATGATAGATAAGTTTGATTTTATCTTTTGGCTTTTCAACAAATGGAATTGGTTCAATAGCGTTGTGTAGTACTACACACTTGTACCATGGTAGACCGTAATGTTTCTGATAGGCTTGCATCTGCCAGTTAGAAACAAATACAAGTTTATCAAATTTATTCCATCCACCATTCTTCAGGTGCTCAGATTCTGGATCACCTGGTAGGTCATGCAACCAGTAAATTTTAATCTTAGAGTCATCTACCTCTCTGACACGAGAAGGTATGATTTGAAAGTATTGGAGGAGATCTTCGGGTAGGTTTTTGTGCAAAGAATCGAGCATCAACTCGGTACCACCCTTTGCATTCTTTGACAATTCATTAACTTCCATTATTCTTCACCTGAACTTCTTGATTGTTTAAAAGTTTCTCTCTTAGCCTGCTCGTAAGCTAGCTGAGCTTTAATCATGAGGTTTTTATAGTCAGCTTTGTTCTGACCATCAAGAGTAGCTAGTACTCGTTTAGTTTCTTTACTCATGTTAAAAGTACTTGTGGCCTTCATTATTTATTCTCCATTTTTTGTAGATAATTCCAAGTGTCTTTCCAACTCTTCACTTTCACGGTTGTTGCTTCACTTCGTTTGATTATATATGGTGTATACAACTCTTTTAATGATGTACCAAGTGGCCAGTCATTACCTCCAAAGTCCATCTGATCACCAAAAAAGTAAACATGGAGGTTTGGTTCATTGAAGTATTGAGCAATCTGCCCTTTATCTTTTCCAGGTTCCATTATGTCAATACCAGTTTCACCAGCTACCTGAGCAATTGCAATATGACTGAATCTCTTATTAAACTCTTTAGCAATACTGGCACGTTCACCGGTCTTTCGGTCATATTCAACATACTTGGCACGCTGCTCTTTATCTGCAGCTCTTCCAACAATACTAAAATTGACTAGTCCAATGCGGTTTTCAATATGTCTTCCAGTCTTACCAGTAAACAAACTCTTCTGCAGTTGTTCATTCAACCACTGGATCTGAGGCTCTTTCAAAGTCCACTTGCTTTGATACTTGAGATCACCCTTCGAGTATATAGCATTTCCGGCACATGAGAACACAGCATTAGCCAGGTCCAGAACGTCGTTACCAAGTTGTTCCTGGGTCTTGGGGTAGTCACTACCAGTCGCAAAGTAAACTTCCTTGCCACCTCGTTTAACCCATGATTTGAACCACTTGCGAAACTGAGAGTCCATAGGTTCTCGGCTAGGCGTCAGAGTTCCATCAACATCAAATATAAAAACTGTTTTCATTTGCGCGCTATAATAGATAAATACTTGAAAAAAAAGGACAAAATGTTCCACTTGTTACCGCAGTACACACCCATCACTATAACGGAAGTTATAGAAAAAAATCAACAATTTGTTTGTGAATTTATCAATTTAAAGCGTAACGGCTTTCTTCATTATACCAAAGCACTGAATGATTTAACTTATGGATTTTGGACTCCCGTGTTAAATGATGCTGATGAGTATGTCAAAAACCTAGCAGAAAATATGAAATTGGTCACTCGTTTCAAGTAATTTAGTTTTAATGTTGTTATTCTCAGAATTAAATGGATCCACTAACGCTTTTTGCATTAGCAAACGGAGCAGTAGCTGCCGTTAAAAAAGGGTGTGCTCTCTATAAAGAAATACAATCCGCAGCAGGTGATGTTAAAGGTATACTTAATGATCTAGAAGAGCAATTCACAGAAAGACATAAAGACAAGCCTCCATCAGTAGCTGAAAAGAATCAGTATATTGAGGAGAAGAACCGTATTATCGAGTTGAGTAAAAAACAACCCGATGACATATTTACTCAAATTGGTGAAGAATTAGGTACGTATTTTGAAAACTATGCAACATGTATGGCTATCTTCGAAGAGGAAGAGAAACATGCTTTCGATGTATACACAGGTAATGTTAGCATAGGCAAACGAGCTCTACAAAGAGTTCTAATGATAAGTCGCCTCCAAGCAATGAAGGATGAACTACGTGAAATAATGGTATACCAGTGTCCTCCAGAATTAGGTGATCTGTACACAAGAACAGAAACAATGATGGAGCGTATTAAAAAAGAGCAAGCAATTGCCATTTCAAGAAAAAGAGCTGAAGATAAAATAAAAGCTGAGAAAAGAGCTGCAAGAAACAAAAGAATAAAAAGTAAAATAACTAGATGGAGTATTGTATTCGTCGCTGTTTTATATTTTATTATTTTAGTATGGTCAGTTGTTGAGATAAGAAAGACAGAAAAACCAGAACTGGGTACTTGCTTGATACCAAAAGGTACTTGGCCTTATAGTCACTACAGTAACTTAAAATGGGTCAATTGTGAAGATTAAAATGCTCCAACATGGGTCAGAAATTGAAGAAGGTTTCTTTGATCTTGCAACAACGGTAGACCTGAAGGTTGGGGACTATCACGATGAACACAAAGTAGATTGCCTTCATACTTCTTATGATATGTGTTCTTGTCTATAATTAAGCTCTCTTCACACCATACATCTTGAGTTTTGTTATTAAAGTTCTTAGGGTTGTGTTTGGTATAAACATGCCAGTAGCAATTGTAACCACTTTTCTCAAGTACCTGAAGTAATTCCTCATTACCTAAGTCACTATTGTATTCAATATACATTGCTGGTTTGTGCTTTTTGATTATCTTCTTAGCACCATCAAGTGCTTCCACTTCATGACCTTCAACATCCATCTTAATTAAATCAAACCTGTATGTGTCAATATAACTGTCAAGAGTTTGAACAGCTGTTACAATCCCTTTGTCATCATGGTTGTTAATTTTAAACTCACCATAGTTTATTTTATTTTCAACAAAAGGATTGAAGTTGACCATGCGCTGTCGAGATGCTTTATTTGATAAGGCAGCATTGACAGGAATAACATTGTAGCAACCATTGAAAAGTAGATTCGCACAAAGCAGCTCAAAGATATAAATTTGAGGTTCAAAGCAGATGAGCTTACCCTTATTAGCTTTTTTAGAAAAGAACACGGAGTGAGTACCGATGTTTGCTCCTATGTCGGCTACAGAGGAGTGCTCTGTTAGAATCATGTCAAATAGATCTAACTCTTGCTGAGCCCATTCACCATAGTGGTGAAGGCATGCTCCAATTGGATCATCGTTACGAAAGAAGAGAAAGTTGCCATGACGTGCGCTGGCTTGAGCAATTGGATTTTCCATAGTGTTTGGTTGCAGGGGAAGGAATCGAACCTCCGACCTCGGGATTATGAGTCCCGCGCTCTACCGCTGCGCTACCCTGCGTCTGACAATTTTAAATGTTTACGATGTATTTTACACTGTACCCAAGAATTATAATACAGTTCTGGATGTAAGAGAACATCGTTTTCAAATTGATATTTAGCTTCAAAATAGGAGCACTCACCCTTCGTCCTACAGAGCTTCAATATGACTTTTGTGAATGCTTCTACACCGTTCTGACTGACATCATTAGCTAGTTCTTCATTGGAACCATAATACAATTTCCAATCAGATTCAACCTTGTACTTTTTCTTCTTTCCCTTGACTTGTCTTTGTTTCTGAGAATAGAAGAGCTTCTTACCAAAGTATTTTTTACCAGAGGAGTTGTTTGTTATTAAGTACACAAAACCATAATAGTTTTCAGGAAGTTCACTAAACTCTTCATTATTATATAGCCAGGTCATCTGTCTATATTTTCATCATCAAAGAATTCTTCTTCCATGGGATCTTCACCCATCATAGAGCCACAGTATGGACAAAAGGATAAAGACTCGTCTATATTGTATCCATCAACCACAAACTCTGCATCGCATGTTCTACACATCTGAATTTCTTTATCGTCACCGATCATATAGTATCTCCACAAACCATGTATTTTATTTGTTTTCTTAGTTCTGTTTCATTCATATCGACTATGTAAGAGCCGTTCTGATATGCACTTGAAAATCTTATTGTATTGTCAAGATCAGTATACATATCAACAAAGATCATTAACATTGATCTTTTACAGCTCATTACACCGTATGTATATATACGTTTTATTTTGTACGGGAGACCTTTGTATTCCTCAAATGTATTGAATTCTGTTACCGAATGAAAATCAACTTCATCGCCTTTGTGGCCTATCATACTTTTTTCAATGTAAACTTTGTAGGAACTACCTGACTCAGCATACACCCATTCATCCGGGTTATGTGTGATACCTCGTGATCCATCGGAATTATTGATCACTCCAAGCTCATAACTAAAAGCGCTTGTTGCTAATAGAGCTAAGCTGAGGATTATTGATTTTGTAAGGTTGTACATAATACCTACTCCTTGAACGGGAGTAAGTATATATGTTTTGAAAGTTACTGGTTACGGATCCAGTGTCACCTTATTATTGTGACCGAGTTGAATTAAAAGCTACCGTGATGTCGGCTGCTAGCGCAGTTGTTGAAATTAATAATGCAAAAAGCGGGGTTAGAAAAGTCTTCATTGTGTCCTTTCGTATCGTTGTTGAACAACGACCGTATATATTACACGACTTTTCAAAACCCCACTTTTTTAATCAAAATTTCATCAAATGGACTTCAAGCGTACTTCATTTAGACTTCAAACGGTCATAATTGAGTTAATTACGCAGCCCTAGCCCAAACATCACCCCAATCACCGCTAAGAGCACCCTTAGCATAGTCTGTTGCACGATTCTCAAAGAAGTTAGTATGCGTAGGAGCATTGATCATTTCTTCTACCCAAGGTAAAGGATTCTTCTTTACTTTGAAAATCCCTTTAAGACCAAGAGAAATAAGCCTGCGGTCAGCAATATAGCGAATATAGCGCTTAACATCTTCTGCATCTAACCCCTCCATAGTACCCTGTGAGAATGATAGATCAATAAACTTATCTTCAAGTTCAACCATTCGTTCTGCTATAGTATAGATTCTACCTTTCAGATCATCATTCCATATCTCTTTGTTCTCTTCAACATAGGTTCTAAACAACCTAATCATTGACTCAGCATGTTGTGTTTCATCTACAATCGACCAGGTAACAATCTGGCCCATACCTTTCATCTTACCGTGGCGTGGGAAGTTAAGTAGCATGATAAAGGAACTGAATAGTTGCATTCCTTCGGTGAAAGCAGAGAATACTGCAATGTGAGTAGCAGTAGAAGCAGCATCACCATTCTGTGAGCTAATATCAAGAAGGTAATCATGTTTGGCTCTCATCTCCTCATATTCGAGAAACTCGTTATAAGTTGACTCAGGCATTCCCAGAGTCTCAATCAGGTGGCTATAGGCTGCAATGTGTAGTGCTTCTCTTGCTGCAAACCCAAGCAACATCATTCTTACTTCAGGTTGTGGGAAGTATGGTAGATAATTTTTAACATACCCACCAGCAACATCTACATCACCCTGTGTAAAGAATCTGAAGATGTTTGTTAGGAAATGCTTCTCTTGATCGTTTAACTTATTCTTCCAATCTTTAACATCCTCAATCATTGGAACCTCTGTATGCATCCAATGACTTTGTTCATGCTTCAACCAAGCGTCATACGCCCAAGGATAGAAAAACGGCTTGAAAGAGTTTCTTTCGTCTACTAGTTTTGATTTCTGTTTAGCCATTAATTGCACCAACTTTGTTTAGTTTCACCATAGTACTCTCTTGCAAAACCATTCTGAATTAACATCTGTCTCAGGCTAACACCATCAAGAATGACATCACCAAGTACACGTCCACCAAATTTATCCCAATCCATTAAAAGCACTTGACGTTTGATAGATTTGGCTACTGCGTTCTTTGTGAAGTTGGTAGCAGCCTGTCCTCTTGCTTCTTCTTGTGGACACTTAGCACGAAATCCTTTTTCAGGAGTATCAACACCGTAAACTCTTACTGCAAGTTCTTTGGGTAGTGGATCAGGAAGCCATGTTGCTTGAAATGCAACGGTATCTCCATCCTTGACTCTGGTGATTACAACATCATACAATACACCATTTTTATCTTTAGCAAAGCTGATTAGCGGTAAAAAAGCTAAAAGCAATAAGATCTTTTTCATGTTTCTCCTAGTTTATATTTATTATTGTGATTATCATAATGTAGATCCATTTCTTCACATGGTACAAGCATTATAGTAAAACCAATCAGGCAAAGAACAATACCTACTGGATCTCCCATACGAATAGAGATAAATGTTAAAATGACAAAAGAGATAAAGTTTATTAGTGTATACATATCAGTTTATAGGCCAGTTCTTGTTAAACTTCTCAAAGTAAAAAGTCAAATCCTTTTCGTTGTCATCGTAGTACTCACCAACATAGTCGGACTTAACTACGCTGTGGATGTTTTCACACAATGTCACAAGGGTTACATCCTTTCGGTAGTACCCAAGAATTTCAAACTCCTCCAATATCCACTTCCAATTACCACCTCTGATGATACCAGCTTCCACCACCACAAAGTTCTTATACCCTTTGTGTTTGAGGTGCCAATCCATATCATATCTGAACTTTGAGATTACATACTCGTAGCTCTCACCCGGATAAGTTACCTCAATTGGAATGATTGGAAGTACCTCACCTTTAACAGACCATGCGTGAGAAAGATGCATGGCTGCAGTCCCTGCAAAATCTACTGACGCCTGTATAACTGCAGTATGATCAGGATTGAAGTTCCTATTATCTACCAAGGTAATTAATTTGTCAATCAGTTCTTCTTCTTTGTTTCTAGAAATATAATATAGTGGTCTTCTATTCATAGTTTGTTTTTACTGTCAACTCCATCCTTCAACATCTTCTTCATTAGTAGAACAACTCTCTTCATTTCTTTTTCTGTAACTGCTTTGACAACAACAAGTTTGTCATCATAATTGTTTGCCCCGTCTAAAAGATCCATAGACACTGTCATCTTCTTCTTGGGTTTAAACTTGTTTAGCTTGCTTGATAGGTCTTCTTGTTCGTCTTGTTCTTTTTTTTCTGGTTCCATTTATACCGTGAAAGAGGATCCGCAACCGCATGTAGCAGTTACGTTAGGGTTTTTGATTTTGAATTCCGAACCCATTAATGTTTCCTCGTAGTCAATCACAGCTTCATTCAGGTACTGCATGCTCATCGCATCTACTACAACTTCTATATCGTCTTTAGTGAACACCATATCGTCTTCTGTTAGTGGGTTCTCCTCTAACGAAAATCCATACTGAAAGCCAGAACATCCTCCACCCTGAACAAATATTCTAAGTTTAAGTAAAGGGTCTTCTTGATCAATAATAGATTTAATCTTCTTTGCCGCTTGGCTGGTTATCGTTACTATTTTGAATCTCCTTAGCGTCTAGATTAACGCAATATCCACCTTTGAACTTATACACATTTGAGTCTATAGACATTCTTTCGTATATCTCATTGTTGTAACATTTAAACGGGTCTTTGTATGTCGTAGCAAAATAGTATCCAACATACCCAACAACACCTAACACCATTAGTATTGGAATATACTTTATATACTTTATGATCTCGGGCATGTAGCTCAAGATCTGTGGTAGAAATTTTAATAAGTCTTTCATCTCACTGTGCAGCTAGCTGTTAGTCTATATCCCTCGACAGAGAAAGAACTTGTTATTTGTTGTTTTGCTTCTTTGCATTTTTGCTCGGTGGTAAAAGGAACATTGAGACTCCCTTTTGGTTGAGTGTATGGGTCTACAGATGTAATAATTATAGCTAACCACCACATTACTTATTACCCTTTTCTAGTAATTTTATAACTTCCTTATGATAGTTAATCTCTTTTAGAACGTGCTCCATCTGAGCATAAAGAGTCATTAGTTTCACTCTGTGCTCTTCAATTAAAACATCATCATGAAGCTTAGCAATTTCTCTCTCACTTTTCTTGTCTGGGAAGCTTAGAATCTCTGCCATCCTTTTTCTCCTCTACTTTTTGCTCAACAGCTGGTGGCTTGTCAGGGAATACTTTATCCACTGTCCAATTTGCCATCATCCAGCCCATAGCACTGAAAAAACCCCACACTATCATTTCACCTATCATATCACTTCTCCATCAACTCTCTAACAAAATTAAGTAGCAGCTTGTGGTGCTCGCCATCATGATATAAACCTCTCATCCAGGAGTAATATTTATACCAGTGCTCTTCACTCTCAGGATGGCATCCTATAAGTCCTAGACGTCCTTGATATATTGCCATTGGGTTACCATTTGGATATGTAGCAACAGTATTAAACCCTGTACCAACAAACGTAGGACCGTCATAAAAGAACATCCTTTGATTCTCACCCTTCCAGTTGATCTTCATTGCTTTAGCATGAGGTCGTCTAGTACAGGTGTTGGGCTGTCTTATGTATTGCTGAGCTTCTGTATTTTCCAAGAACCCAAAATAGTTATGATCAGCCCAATAAGCCCCCATACAGATTCCAAGATACCTGCCACCACGTTGTACGAATGACTTGATATAGGATCCATTGGCTTTAAATAAACTATCAAAGGAATCTGAATCACCGATACCACCAGGTAGGCACACCATATCAACGTTATCAAAGAAGTCGGATTCGATCTCATGTTTAGTAAATATCTTGAATCTATAATATGGAGAGAGAGCCCTGATTATTCCATTCCCTGATTGCACTGAGCATTTAGGTTGATGAACAAACAACGCTATAGTTTTCATATCATCCTTCGCAAGCCAGACAGACTTCCTCCGATGCTAATGCCTTGATATCAATCTCTTCAATCACCTGACGTTCAATACGCTTAGATACCTTGTCAGCCTTACCAATCTTTTCGCTTCTGCAATAGTAAAGACTCTTAAGCCCTTGTTTCCATGCTTGGAAATGAACTGCGTGTAAGTACTTAATGTTTACATCTGGTCTGAAGAAGAGGTTTAAGGATTGTGCTTGATCAATATACTCTTGACGATCTGCTGCATGCTGTACGAGCCATCGCTGGTCAATTTCCATACTTGTTTTGTAAACGTCTTTTGTCCACTCATCCATCCATTCAAGGTGCTGGACGGATCCATCAGTTGCAATAATACTTGACCACGTTTCATCGTACCATCCGTCTGGGTGGTTCTCTGCTTCCTTTTTAATGATTGTGTCAAGGAATCTGTTTCTGTTAAGAGAAGATCCTGAGAGGGTGTCTTGTCTATAGGCATTAGCGCGATATGGTTCAATACTAGGAGAAGTATTCCCCATGATAATAGAGGAGCTGGCATTAGGGGCAATAGCCATAAGGTGGCTAAAACGCATACCAGTACCAACAGCATCAGGAGCTTCTCCTCTTTCCCTACCTAGTTCCAAATTAGCTGCATCTAGTTTACTCCTGATGTGCTTGAAGATCTGTTTGTTTCTGCCAACAGCCATCGACGATTCCCATGGTATGTTATTCTTCTGCAGATAAGCATGATAACCAAGAGCCCCCACACCAATGCTGCGCTCCTGGCTGGCAGAGTATATCGCTCGAGAAATAGCGCTAGGAGCATTGTCAATAAAGTACTGAAGTACGTTATCCAACATCTCAGCGATGTCCCGAAGAAAAAGATCATTACCTTTCCAATCATCATAATACTCCAAATTAACAGACGATAAACAGCACACAGCTGTTCTGTCTTTATCAGTAGGAAGAACAATCTCAGAACACAGGTTAGACTGTCTTACTTTAAGACCTTTATCCTTCAAGTGCTTTGGTAGATGTTTGTTACTTGTATCTACAAAGTGAAGGTAAGGTTCACCAGTTTGCATTCTTAGTTCAAGGATTTGTTGCCATAGTGCTTTTGCTGATACTACTTCACGAACTTCTCCATCATGTGGATCTTTTAATTCCCAACTATCATCACAGTCCGGGTCAAGCATACAAGCTTCAACCAACTGCATAAACTTATCTGTAATGTTGAGTCCATGATGCAGGTTCAAAGCCCGCATGTTAGGATCCCCTGTCGGCTTTCGCATGTCCAGGAATAAAGCAATATCAGGGTGATCGATATCCAAATAGGCAGCGTAAGAGCCTCTGCGAGTCCGTCCCTGTCTGTATGCAAGAGACGAAGCGTCGTATATACGCAAATGAGGCATAACCCCAGTAGACTTATCATCAGCGGAACGGATGCCAAAGCCGACACCTACACCACCTCCAAGCATTGATAACCAGTTTGTTTCTGAGAGGTTATCAACGAGACCAGCGGAGCTATCATGCATGTAATTAAGAAAGCAAGATATAGGTAATCCTTTTTGTGTTCTTCCAAACGAAAGGATTGGAGTGGAGTAAGACAACCAGTGTTTGGATGAATAGTCATATAACCTCTGTGCGTGTTCTTGATTTGAAGCAAATGCTGACGAGACAAATGCAAAACGTTCTTGTGGAGATTCCTCACTATCTAGCATGTACGATTCTTTGAGTCTTTTCATGCCATGATCATCGAATAAAGCGTCTCTGGTTTTATCGATTGTTATTGTGTATTTCAATTGTTACCTCTTTGTTATTATTGTTGAACGTATTCTCTTATCATTGGAAATATCTTGGCCAGCTCTACTGCACACTGCTTTGCTATCTCCATATGTTCCTTTTGTGTGCCGTTAGCACTACGTAGCTCAATGTAATGAATCCACGATCTAATTGTTCCATTCATGTACAAACGTGATACTGTCAGTCCTTCCGGTAGCACTGCTCTTGCTTGTTCCTTAGCAATCCCGTTAACAATTGCCCAATCATAAGCACTCTTTGCAGAAGCAATAATAAAACGCTGTTGCTCTTCCCACATGGTCTGTAGAGCAGTGTTATCTGTTTCTATGCTGTTTTGTCTATTACTGGTGTCCTGCATTCTTGCGTCTCGTAATACGAAATCCAGTTCTTTGGTCGGATCTGCGTACCGCTGGCTGAACTCTTGGAAGCTAAAGCTTCGGTGTCTAAGGATTTGTCTTGCAATGTCTCTGGTTGTTTCGATCTCAATACATGCTGATACCATTTCAAATGGGCTCCAGTGTTGGTGTTTTGCGAGGTACTGGATGAGCTTTTCTGAAGTCTCCGTATTCGTCTGGTTGGACGGGTTAGAGACTCTGGCACAGTATGCAATAAGGTCTTGTATATCATCTATGTCTGCAGGCATTAAGCCACTAGGTTCCGAGTAGCTTATCAGCTTCACGTTCATCATCATTCCATTTCTCAGTCTGTTCAAATTTAAGTTCTTGGATTGTCTTCTCTTCCCACACTCTTCTACGATTACCACATAGAGGGCAGTTAGGAACACCACAATCCATGGCGTTGTGTTTAGCAAGCCTATGTGGTTGTTTCAGATACCTCTGATTACCACCGTTACGCTTTGCTATTGTGTACTGCTTTTTTATGTGATTTTGTTTCTGGCCAATACGCTCTTGGTGTTTGCGCTTGTCTGGATCAAGTTCTTCATACTCATTTAGTATCTGCTCCATGTCGTTTCTCCATAGTCTGTTCAAGCATTTTCTTCGTACCTCTAACGCCAATTTGCTGCTCGAGTATTATTATTGCTGACGTCATCATTGCACATGCAAGCATTCTTATCTCTTCTTCTGTATCACAACCCATAATCATTCTATCCATGGACCTGAGATATTGTTTTGCTTTCTTTTCTATTTCTAACATTTCTTCCAATGTGCTAATTTAAGTTTTGCTTCTAGACCAGATACCGTGTTACATTCAATAGTCAATTTAACGTCTTCAGGTTTGGTTCCATTAAGTACCATCTCATTTACATCCTTCTCTACTATATGCTGCGGCCAAATACATACATTGTACCCAAGTTCTATTGCTTTTTCAACTATCTTGCAGATATCTTTGTTCTTTGGTTCGTTATCCATTACAAGAACAAATTTAGAAGGATCATCAATAAACTGCTTCAATCCATTCAAATTGTTGGATGACCCCATTGCAAGCGCATTGGGTAAGAATAACGAGTCTAAAGGACCTTCTGTTACGTAAATCTTCTCAGTTTTCTTAATAGCATCCAATCCAAATATTAGAGGTTTGTTAGCATCAACATGTATTGTTATGTATCTCACCTTTGAATTACCAAATGCACGACCTGTAAATCCTATCAAAGAACCATCCATATCAATGAAAGGTATGATCAACCTTGGACCATCGTTTTGCAAGGACTCTTCGTTAAATTTATCAGGAACAATTGTATTAACCCATTCCTTAAACTTTAAAGACAGAAAGAGCTTGTGATGATGCTTTGTTGGAATCTTTCGCTCGTCTACATACTTTTTCGCAGGATGATCATAGCGGAGAGAGGATATTTTGGAGAGCTTCTTGAAAGCAGCCTCGCGCAGGTATTTAGGAAAAACCACCTTGGTGATGTCACGGTCTTTTGCGGTTATTCCAACTTGAGTAGCTGAATATTTTTCAGCTAATCTTTCTTTTTGGTATTCATCAAATAACTGAGTATCAATATGCTTTATGAAATTAGCAAGACTCAGAGATGCATGACAGTTATGACAATAATACGTGGTTTGATTATCCTTTGTTAGGATGAAACCACGAGCTTTTCTCTTGTTTGTTTGGGAGTCGCCACAGAGTACGCATCTGAAGTTATACGTACCATCTGCTCTTTTCTTGAACAGTGGCAGGCGTGATGATATAAGACCAATATATTTGTAATCAATAGGTTGCATAAGTTCCTCGTAGTAACAAGAGGATTATATATGCAACCTGTTTGTAAATCAACTCATAACTTTTGCAAGCTGAACTAACTGAGCAATGAGGTATCCAACAACAATTGCACCACCAATCACCATATAACGCCATCTTTCGAGAATGTCAATCCTCTTATCAATAGAATCAATACGACTCATCATAGCTTCATGTTGTTCTTTCTGTTCCTTACGAAGCTCTTTCATAAGTTCAGAAATGTTCTTAACTTCGTGCTCCAAGATGGCTATCCTTGATTGGGTGTCAAAAAGTTCCATTGACATCTTATTTCTTAGGTGCTTTTTCTGGGATCGCTGTGCCTTCTAACTTCTTGTGCACTTTGATCTTTTTACAGACGTCGACTTCTTTGCCTTTTTTAACTTCTTTATGGCAAACTTCTTTCATCTCACCACCAGCAAATGCTGCTTTAGATAGTGGAGCAAAAAGAAGGAATAGGATCATTGATCCAAGTAGAATCTCTTTTTTCATTTCTTTTCCTTGTTAGTAAATTTTTCAGCTGTGGTAAATCCCAGACCTCCAAGTACAATATACATTACTGCGTTGAAGGTTTCAGGATTTACTCTTTTTTCGAAGAACACCTCTGCTACATATCCAGCTGCAATTAGCAGAAAAGCAAGGAAGGTAATAGTTCTCTTGCTACTTGGATTATCCTCTCCTTCTCCGGAAAGCATCTTGACTAAGAAGTTCATAATTCTGGTTCAAACGCAGGAGGAGGAGCTGGCTTACCACCAAATCCCATTGTTACACCACCAGCTGGTGCCATACTAGGTGGAGCATCCATTCCCATGCTTGATGATGCCATTGGAGATGGTCTTGGTGCTGGAGGTGGAGCTGAAGGTGGAGGTGGCTTGTTAGCAGCCTCTAATGCCTTTGCTCTCAGATCCTTATCGTCACCTGCCAACATAATACCAGATAGTGTACCAGTTAAGAATGTCGCGATTGGAATGATAAGCTCAAAGAACTTGTTATCCACAGGACTCATACCGTTCATTGGTTGAGTAACAAAAATAAGACTATACAATACAACAAACACAATACCAAATAGTGTTAAACCTAAAACGATACCAATGAAGAATTTTAAACGTGCGTTAAGTTCTTCTGTAGAGTATCTTTCTCCTGACCATAATTCGTTAATCATTTACAATCTCCTTTGCTGGGTGCAGGCTGTAGATTTGGATTTCCAGTTGTGCCTCCAACCTTTTCTTTTTCATATGGGGTAAGATCTTCTGGGCAAGTGCCGTTTGCACTGCAAATAGGCTTCTTACAGAAGTCCTCTTGCCAGTTTCCTGGATCTTGACATGGATATCTGTAGCGCTCTTCACATCCCATCAACGCTACAAGCATTAGTAGGGGTAGATATTTCATTAGTGAGCTCCTAGTACATGAAGCGCATGCTCATAGTGCTTGATGCGATCTTCCAATCCTATGTAACCACCATTGATTGCTTTTGTTAATCCTTTAATGTCACCAGCATCTGCAAATCTATTAAGGTTGTTTGCTTCCCAGAACCAGCAAGCACTCTGTGCAGCGCCCTCAAATGTAGCAAGATATTCAGGCACATCTTCAACTCTCATTTCCAGACTATCAGCAAAGTTTTGATAGTTGCTCTTACCAGTCAGCTGGATTAATCCACGACCGCAGTAGCGATACCCATCTCCACTAGCTTCATCTCCGTTACCCATACGACTTGCGTAGATTCTATTTGCAATAGCTTCCTGCTTATTAGGTTTGGATGCGTAGACTGCTGCAAGTTCATCGTTAGGAAAGTATTTAGAAAATAGCTTTCTTAGAGTAGGAGCCTTGTAGTTTAGGTTCTCTTTAATAGCTGTGAACCCACCAGACTCATGTGCGCACTGTGCAACAAATGCAGCAATGCGCTTTGGCGTGTTAATATCATAATCAGGTAGCAGCTGCTCAAGAGCATGATGCCAATGTTCAACGTACGGATTTTTAGGAAGCAACTGCTTTAGTTGTTGTAGTGTTAAGTTCATATGTCACCTTCTTTATTATAATGGTTGGTGTTGCCCCACTTATGTCCTCTGCAATTGTAATGCAGATGTAGTAGGCAGGGGCCTCCTTATACACTCTTAAAGATTAACGGTCCTAAGGTGTGTATCCAAAATATTTATTATGGTCCTATTGGCTTTTTTACTAATACACCCTCAGAAAAAATACCTACCTCATTAGTTTGACTACTACTTTTTGCTTGAAACTGAATATCTACTTTTTCACTATATTTGAACGGAAATCGTCTCATTATATTCATATTGTTTATAAAAGTAGTTTCGGCAACTCTTAGGACTGTGTTGGCTAATGAACTTCTCACCACATTCCGGAAAATACAGTATTTATTCGATAAAGCTGTAGCGCTGAAAGCATCTATTCGATATAAGAAAAATTCATACCCTCTTGGTACTGTGAAAATTGAAGCTTGATTTTTCCCAGTACCAGCTAGGACCTTTGCGTAAGTAGTTCCAGAGTTAGCTATTGTGATATTCCCTACCTCACTACCACTTATTGATACAACGTTGTTAATTCTAAAAAAAGGGTTGTCAATTACAACAGGAGAAGTCCCGTTCACTGTAAATGTTGTCTGTAGTTTATCAAAATTAGAATCCAAACCCTGAATTAAATATACTACCCCAATATCAGTTGTGTTCGAGCTCACCGCTGACATTACTAGGTTAGATGTTGGGTAGGTATATTCTACGTTGTTTTCCCATAGAGGAATAAAATCTGTTGCAACGTTCGAATTATATCCAAAGACGTTTACAACCTCAGCATCTTTTACTAAACCTCTTGAAACATTTAGATGTATATCATCTGTTAGAAAATAATTAGGCATTACTTGACATCCTCAAATATCTTCTTCTGAGAAGAATACCACTCTTGCCACGCCTCAACTTTAACTGAGCACTCATAAAAGAATGTATAATTTTCCACTACCGTGGTATGCAGATCTACTATAGAGACTTGATCACCTTGAAGCTTTTTCAGTTGGGGACATTTCTCCATTAAAACTGCTGGAGCAGCAGGAAACTTTGCAGTAACAGGAACAGTGGTTGAACATCCAGTAAGTAGTAAAGTACCAATAATTATGAATGCTCTCATTTTTGATCCACCACTCTATTATGTTCTTCTACAAGAATCTTGGGAACAGGACAATTCTTTAAAGCATCTTGAAGCTCTTTTTGTTTCGCAAGAAACTTTTGCTTCTCTTCTTCACTCATGTCTTTTACTATCTCTACAGTGTCACCTTTCACCAGCTTATTAACATACTCTATTCTAAGCTGACCTTTTTCTTTGATCACTTTAGTTTTTTCGACTACCTTGATTTGTATTTCTTCATTTACTTGCTGAGCTTTTTGTTCTGCAATTCTGACCTTTTCTTCCATTTCTTTTACTCTGGCTTCCCACGCAGCTCTTTCAGCAATAGCACCTAACATATAAACGCTAAGAGCAATAACACCAGTGGAAATAAGTTGGATGGGTAGCTTGTATACGTATACAAATCCAGGTAAGAATCTAATGAGGAATGTTGCAATGTATCCTAAAATACCTACAACAAGCAGAGCGTGAAATATCCAGTCAGGTAGGAAGTTAAGAACCCACATTTGGAACCTTTCTCTTCAACATAGATTTTGCTTTGGATACTTTTTTTAGCAGTATAGGGTCATACGTCGCAATATCTGAGCTAGCATGGTTTGCAGGCATATTGGTATCACCAGTATTCATATTAGAAAATTCTTCATATACTTCTTTGAATCTTACTTCAAAATATACTTCATTTAACAAAGCTTCACTGTTACTCTCTTTAATCAGAAGGTATGATGCAACTGATGATCCAACGACGTTGTTAGCTGCAGGAACTTTAGCCAACATCTTCTTTAGATTGGCTGTTAAAATATCAAAATATCCCCACGCAGCCTTTTCTTGTTTTGTTTTAAGTGTGTTCTTTTTCTTGAGAACCTTACCGTTTTTATCTATGATACCAAGTTTGTAGGCATCCCATTGCTCGAATGGAACTACAATACGTTTAATGAATTGGTATGTGAGAAAAACATCGACAAGAGGATTCTTCGTCAAAGAAGGAACATCTTTGATTTGTGATGGAAGCTTAGGCTTTTTATCTTGTTTGATCATTTATTTGTCTTAACATTTCTACTATTTTAGGATCCATTACAATGTCTGATGTTCGTATGTTTCTACCATTGACATTATATATGACATCTGGACAAAAGTTCAAAAACAGTAAGAATGGTTTCAAATAAGAACTATAATTTTCCATCTTGAGGAACAACAATCTAGTAGCTGCTTCAACACCAAAAACATTATAAATTACTGTGAGATGATTTAAGACCAGCCTATCATTAATTTCACCTGTATCATTATATCGTCCAAACAATTTCTTTAAATATTTAAACCTACTTAGATCTTCATAGAATTCTATAGTATCAAAAAAATGAGGATTGTCATAATGTTTTGCAGCATATATTAAAGCATTTGCTTCATTCAAATCATCAATTGGCATATTAGAAAGAAGTCAATGAAACCCTTTTAAGTGTATTGTTTGCTGTTGCAACATAGATATAGTTATTATCAATCAATATTGTCCCCTTCTTAACAGTAATTGTACTGTTGGCAGGAGTAGCATGATACACCACAACGTTAGCTGATGAATTACCTAGTAGGTTTGAAACTGTGACATACTTGGTAATAGGAGTACCTGATGGATCATCTACAATCACCATCAGGTCTTCACCAGCCGGAGCTGCCAGCGCGGTCAGCTCCGATATCTTTTTAGCACGATCAGTCATTATGCGTCAGGTAGAGGATTGTCATCCGAACCGTCACCAGTAATAGAACTCATAGCGACCAATGTCTCATACTGTACACGACCAGCACGACCACCAGTACCTTCAGTTCTAACTACCCATCCAGCGTGAGAAATACCTCTATTTTTTGCACCACCAACAGTAACTGCACCAGTTGCTGTTTCACCAGTAAGCGAATGGCCAGCCTGAGCTGTAGTAGTTTCAGCAGAAGAGAGGTTAACAGAAGCACCACCAACACTGACCAGCAACTGAATAGCTGTTGAGTTAATTGTTTGCACCGCATATGTGGTGTTGTTTGTAAGACCACCAATAGCAGTGTTACTTGCAGCAACAAGGTAAGTTACAATGTCGTTGTTAACAAAGAATACTCTATTGGATCCAAGTGTGATCCAGCCAGTATTTGTTGTGTTACCAACAGTAACAGATGTTGTGTTACCAGCAAATGTCTGAGCAGCTGGTGCAGCAATTGTAATGATTGGTGATGTAGAATATCCAGAACCATTGTTTGTTAGATTAACAGCAGTGATTCTACCAGAAGCATTTGATTGAGCATTGGCAGCAGCATCAGCTCCGGTGTTATTAGCACTAAATGCTACAGTTGTGTTTGCTCTGTATCCAGAACCAGCAAAAGTGATAACAGCATCAACAACTGGACCAGAACCAACACTCATCTCTGTAGTATCAGCAGCATACATACCAACTGTCTGGCCAGCAACTACTCCATCTTGTGTAGTATTACCGTACAAAGCATCTCTGTTTGCAGTGTTTGGTGCTTGTTTAAATTGAGCAGGAGCAGAAATAACTGAGTTACTTGCTGCGTCTTGATTTCCCCATAATGGCATTTTTTACTCCTTAAAAAATCGAACTACTTGTATTTATTCTTTGTTAATTGACAGCATATCACTCATAAAAGAAGATTCTTTGTACTCTATCAACTTTTCTGACTTCTTTCTGCTCTTCTTAGGTTTTGGTACGTCTGGTGGTTCAACCGCAACAGCAATTACTTCTAATGGCTCATTTTGTTCAATCTGCTTATTAAGCTGATCTCTCCAGTTGCCACCACCAACAATAATTTGACGTTGAGTAGTTACTACTGCTTCTTTAGGTGGTAATTCCACAACTCTTTGCTCAATTTGTTTACTGAGTTGATCTCTCCAATCACTACCACCAACAACAATTGACTGTTCTTTTGGTTCAGGCTTGATTGGAGGAGGTACAATTACCACATTAGAAGCTATGAGAGGCATTATTTACGAGCTACCAATCTATGAACCGACATTAGATTATCATAAGAATGATGAATCTCATCATGAACGTTCTTTCTGTGTTCTGGTTTTAGTCTTTCTGTAGCACTGAGAATATCCTTAGCAACCTTCTGAGATACAGTATGTTTCTTACCATTCTTGAAGGATACTTCAAATGGTTTCTGATCAGAGTCAGCAGCTTTCTTTAACTGAACATGGATATGCTGATCTGCTTCTACTCCACTATCTGCTTCGTAATGTTCACCTTCCTCATCATCCTCACGTGGCTTAGAAGCTGCAGCTGCACGTTTAGCAAGAGTAGCAGCACCAGCAGGACGTCCTCGTGCTTCAGAAACTTCTCCACTCGTATCAACATTATATACAACTTGTCCATTTTTTGGAGTAGCACTTTTGATAAATCTTGCTAGAACTTTTGATCTTTCTGCGTTCATTATTGAAGTATCCTCTTCAACAGAATCACCCACCGTGCCTTTGTTTGTGAGAGCTTTGTTGAATTTTTGTTTTGTTTTATCGATGCTGGAATCAAGCTCACTAGCTTTGGGAGCTGACTTCATGAAATCATCAACTTTTGCTTTTGCTTCTGGATTATTTTCTATGTTTTTCTTGTAGTAATCAGATCCAGGGGACATATCAGACATAGCTTTTTCATAAGGACTAATTAAACCTTTGGCTGTATCCAAGGCTTTGTTGCCCATACGAGGAAGGGTTTTAGTAAAGGTATCCTCTTCGTATACTTTCGTATAAGGATTTGAATCTTCCTTCATATCATCACCCATCGACATACGATGAGCTTTATACTTGCGACCTTTTCTGTCCAATTTAAAATCAGACGTAACAACAACACCCTCAATAATCTGCTTTAGAGTCTTCATTTACATTCCCTTTTTTTTACGCTTTGAATGCATATGCGACTCAGAAACAAGAATCTCAAGCTCAGAAGTTGGAACACCTTTTTCAATACCATGCTCAAACATAACATCATACCATGCAATGTTACCGTATGCATCTGGATCAGCATGTTGAGTAGTTACTGTACGGCCTTCTCCAAACGACTCACTCTTAACATGGATTGCGCACTGATGCTCGTAGCCGTTGCCTGGAGTGTCCATGTTCTTTGATACCCCTTCATTGTACATTGACTTGTATATTTGTTTGACTTTGCGTTTGCTATCAGCCACCATTGAACGACTTGATGCTTTACCAAACTTCTTGGCTACATGGGATTCAATGGCCTTAGAAGCTTTATTATGTTTTTCCATACGATCAGGATCATCATCTACATCATTTTCTGCTCCAGGATAATTCTGACTATCACTTGTGTAGTGATGCTCGTGCTTAGCTTTCAACTGACTCAATGACATTTTATCCATCGATCCCTCGCTGACTTGCTTAACATGGATTGCGCACTGATGCTCGTAGCCGTTGCCTGGAGTGTCCTTAGAAACACTTATTTCTTCCTTCATAGGTGGTTTGTTACTCTTTACAACACCACGTGCAACAAGAATGTCACCGTGAGTGATTCTATCTGGGTCACCATGCTTAGCAGCAAGATCTCTCTCGGCCTGATTACCAGGAACTGATCCAGGTTTTTTAGCTTTTGTCATCACTTCCATTACGGACTGATATAGATTATCTGATACATTAAATTTCTTGTTGATGTTCATTTGGGTGTCTTCCATTGAAAATTTAGGTTTGGATTCTTTGTAGCCTCTTGAGGTAGATGATGCTAGTTTAGCATACATCGCTTTGACGTCCAGGTTTGGATCACAATCACCAGTTGGACAATCCTGAACACTCTTCCTTGGAGCTGGTGTTGGTGGCACTACAACATTAGGCTGAGGCACTGGATCCACTAACGAAGGTCCTTTTTTAGGAGGCGGTGGTGGAGGTGGAGGCGGAGGTGCTGGAGGCTCCGGAGGCACTACGTTATTAGGTTGAGGTTTTGGATCTTCCCTAGGAGGTTCATTTTTAAAGATTAAAGGCTCAGGACCATGCTTAAATGTATTTTTCTTAGGTGGTTCCGGTTCGGTTGTTTGTTGATCTACTGGAGGTGGAGGTGGTGGTGGCCCAACTCTTTTTAATTTTGACTGAGTTTCTGGTTTAGTTTCTACTTGATTTTTAGTTGTAGTTGTAGTTACTACAGCAGTTCCTGTTTGTGTTTTTACGGCAGGAACATTGTCTGTTTTTACAGCAGGTACATTATCTGTTTTTACAGAAGGTTTTACATCTGTTTTTACGGCAGGAACATTGTCTGTTTTTACAGCAGGTACATTATCTGTTTTTACTGGTTCTGCTTGTCTAACAACAATATCCTGAGTAGCATTTTTCTGACCTACTTTTCCTTTTCCAGTTTTATCTGATCTAACTTCCTTGGAAACAGTAGCCTGTCTTTCTGTTTTAGCGTCCTTGGAAACATTAACTTGTCTTTCAGTTTTAGCGTCTTTGGAAACATTTACACTGGATTGCTTTGGCTCGGTCTTTACTACATCTTTTGACGTAGGTACTTGTCTTTCTACCTTAGCTGCAGAAGCTGGAGGAGGAAGTTGTGGTTGAGGTTTGGATTCAGGTTTAGGAGCTGGAGGAGGTTTTGTAACAGTAACCTCTGATTTATTATCTTTAAAAACATCTCTGAAAAATTTGTAGCCAAATCTAATAGCAGACGGACCGTATTTGACAGCTTTGGTACCAACACCAACAACCTCATCCACCTGATGCTTCTCACTTAAAGCATTTCTGATTCTACTAAGCATGGAGCTTTCAGAAGTAGTACTAGGTTTAATAATCTTTACTCTTTTAGATTTTTCTTCTGGTTTTTCTTCAGTAGAAGCAGGCTCTGGCTTGCTAGATGCATTCGCCTTGATATATTCTTTAGCTACACTTGATACATCTGCTTTAGGTTCTGCTTTAGGTGGCTCAGGTTTAGCTGAGTTTGCTTTAGGTTCTGGATAAGCTGGCTCTGTCCATGCTGGCTTAGCTGGTTCTGGCTTAGCTGGTTCTGGCTTAGCTGGTTCTGGCTTAGCTGGTTCTGGCTTAGCTGGTTCTGGCTTAGCTGGTTCAGATTTAGCAGGTTGATTTGGGTTAGTCCAGTAAGTGTTAGCAGTTGTTTGATTACTACTAGCTGTATTGTCGGAAGCAACTCTCTTTGACGTTGCTCGTCTAGTTGTGCTTATAGATGATGCCTGCGGAACAACGTCTTTCTTAGTTATTGCTGAGTGGGTAGCCATTGCTTCCTTGTTAGGATCTCTGAATGGGTTACCCTGAGTATCATACTGAATTCCTTTATCATCTCTAAAATTTACAGGTCTAGGTTTATTCAGCTGACGCTCAGCTTCCTGATATTTTGGATCAGACGCGCGTCTCTTCTTAAGCTCGTCATCTTCACCTGTATTCAATTCACCGTGAGTGCTTAATAAATCAGCTAGAGCTAGAATATTAGCTCCTCTACCAAGACTTCCAGCTAACCTTTTTGGAAGACCGTCTGGAGGACCACCTCTACGATTGATAGGTGTCTTCAAATCTGGTACAAAATCCCTTACCTCCTTAAATTTAACATCTATAATTGGTTGTGACCGAGAAGATGAAGTAAACTTCTTCTCACTAAGGATCCTGTTGATGTCTTCGTAGATTTTTTTCATTTTAGTCTGCGTCTATGATTTTTAGTTTTCTTTGAGCTTTAATATTTCTTGATAAAACAAACTTTGAGTTATCAATATCATTATCCTTAGGTTCAGGAGTGCTGGTAATAGGAGGAGTAAACAATCTCTTCATATGCTCTGGGGTAAGTTTATCAACAATATTACTATCTGGCTGTAAATATTTATTAAAGAGGTCTAAATGATCTTTGATATACCCAACTCTGTCTGCAATACCCATTTCGTCAGCTAATGTTCTAATTCTATCTGCTAATTTACCAGCCTCATCAACATCAGACTGAGTAGTTCTTTCCTGAGCTTTAGCGTGCTTTTCAAGAGCAAATAGCTGATCATGTAGAATAGCTAATCTCTCTGCTTTCATTGGGTCAACACCTTTGGGTAAAGATGTGAATAGTTTCTGTGACCCAGGACACATCTCAAAGTGTTTTGTTACGTATGTACCAGCAGCAATCTGATCTGCCTGATCTTTTTCAATAGGTGGCTTTTTAGCTTCGTAAAGTCTTTTTCTAGACTCACGAATAACCGATCTAATTCTATTTTCTAATGTAACGTATTTCATCTGTCTCTCTTTAGAATGGATGAAAGCATCCACGCATGCTTTTTATGTGCATCATATCTATCCTGCAAGAAGTTAGATAGACCAATTTCATCATACTCTTCAGCTAATCTATAAGCTTCATCTAGAGTATTTAAAACAATCTGGTTATCAGCTAACAATTCATTCATCATCTCACCTGCTGATGGAAGACCTCTATTATCTTTAATTGAGGATAACTCAGAATATCTACTAAATGAACCTGGAGCGTATACACCAAGTGATCTTATCTCTTCTGCGATTGTATCAATAGCAGCATGCACTTCTTCGTACAAGTTACCAAGAAACTCATGATACTGTGGAAAATTAGGTCCTTCAACATTCCAGTGAAACTGGTGTGCTTTGAGGTAGAAAGCAAAACTATCTGCTAATACCACCTTCATTTTTTCGTTTAGTTGTTCTTTCATATTACCATGCCTTACATGACCAATATCTTGCTTTTGTTTTAGGACCAGGATTGTCGCAGTTGTGTCTTGCTCTAAAGCTTCTACGGCGAGCAGGAATATTCTTTTTAATAGTCATATTCTTGTCACCAAAGTTTACTTTTACAACGTTACCTGACTCATTCTTGACAAACACTTTTGACTTCTTTACGTCTCCAGCCATAGGCTTGTTAAGAGGTACATCACGACCTTGATATTCTGCTTCAGCTATGTATTCTAAGAAACTTAGCATGGTGTGCTAGCCTTTCTTTTTGATCTCATCATTCTAATCATAGCTTCAAGCTGCTCACCTGGAGTATCTTTTTTATATTTATTAACTAGCTTGTTAGTACCCTCATCACCTGCCCCACCTTCTTCCGTTACTGAAGGATGTAGTTCAAAACCACCTTGCATTTTAATACCTAAATCCGCCGCTGTGTACGTCGTACTGTAACCAGCTGCACGGTCCACGACAAAGCTCTCATCAATATTAGTAAATCTCTCCCAAGCACGTTTAGCAGTATCGCTATTCTTTTTAGCATACTTAGGATCTGTATCTGCTTTTTTAGATACTACTCTATCTACTGCTCGTTTCTGAACCTTGGTCAGCATTTTCTGACCCTTAGCAGTATCTCCATACTCATTGAGCTGATCTTCTTCAGACATCTCTTTATACTTTGCTTCACGCTCTTCACGCTCTTTCTTTTGCTTTGCAATAAGATCTAATAACCTTTTTGCACCTGCGTCAGGATCGTATCCAGCTTTCTTTAAACCAGCTTTAAACTTTTCATGTGGTGTCTTCTTTACAGTTTCCTCTGCAGCATCAACAAAGTTTTGTTTTGTTGGAGCACCTTTGGATCCTGGCTTTCTCATTCTTTCACCAGACCCAGATTCGATACGTTTACGCTTAGCGTGAATATTAGCCCATAGACCTTGTCTCTCAGCAATATCCTTATCCTCTTCATAATAAGACTTACCCTGAGAGATAAACGAGTTAACACGCTGCATTGCAACCTGTTGCTTCTCTTTCATACCTTGACAGCTACACTCTTGTATTCCCCTGTTGAATACTTCTTTAAGAGACTCAAAAGGTATATCACTATCTAGAGACTTTTGAAATATGCTGTGCAGAGCTTTTTCAGTAAGATATCCTTCATAGTCCCATTCTTTATGAGCTACAAGGTTAAGTTTCTTTTTCTTCTCTAATTCATCCTTCTGTGATGCTAAATCAAGTTTCTTTTGCTGAGTAGTTATCTTTGACTGTGTTGTGGCTTCTTTAGATTGCTTGAGTCTTTCCAACTCCATTTTCTCTTGAGGAGTTTTGAACAGAGACCATGACTTACCAGTATCTTTTTCTTTGTCTTTGTCTATTTTTCCAAACTCAGACATCTTCTTACTTGCAGCAGCAGTTCCTGCAGCCAGTGTACCTACAGCCCCTCTAGGTGTAGACATTGCACTGCTGATTGCCGCTGCTCCTAAACCAATCTTACCTACAATACCAGCTGCTCTAATAGGAGAAGTTATTACAGAACCAAGATTTCTCATAAAACCAGCTTCGTAAAGACTGAACAATTGATTCAAATCTTCTTTGGAGATCTTCTCACCAATCAAATTGGATTTAATACTTGGTTCGTAGTGAGATACAATACTGGTTGATGTGTTATAAACACCTTTAGTAGATTTGCCAGCGTGAACTGCACTAAGTCTTCTTCTTTCACCAGATTGAACTCTTGGAAGCAGTCTCATTGCAATCTTTTTAATTGCCTGGGCTCTTGGCTCAATCATTTTATCAATATTAAGTCTTTCTGTAGGACCAAGGTATTGATACTGAGAGCCACGTTTACCAGCCATCTTTCTACGCAAAAGCTGCTTAGCCATTCTCATGGCACGCTGCATTAACTTTTCTTTAGATGCTAGTCTAGTTTTTAAGATTTGACGTCTACGCTCCATCTTAGGTTCACGACGTCTCATAGAGATTGCTCTCTTACGACGTTGAACAAGGCTAACTACTTTTTCAAGTAAATGATCTTCTGATTGGAGCTTTTTAGGCTTTTCTTCGGGGCTGACAACAACAATATCTGCTGGATTACCAGTTAGAATTGCTTGTCCTTTTTTGGCACGGCTGATAGCCGTATTTTGATTATCTTTATCTTTTTTCATAGTTTTCCGCAGGTTTACCTAGGCCTTACTGCCGGGATTATACTTTATTTATAATTCATGAAGCTACGAGACATTGATCAACATGACCAAATCGTCCTTCCATTCTTTTATAACCAAGAGGAGTTAGTAATTGTTCAATCTCTATTGTGCAGGTTTCCAATGTTATAACTGGTTTAAACTGTAGAATTGTTTCCATTGCACCAACAATCACGTTTGGTTCATAACCCTCACAATCGAGCTGAATCATATCACAGCGACTAAGTGCTAGTTGATCAATGGAGAATGTTGGAATAAAAGTATTGTTGTTTGTGACAGTCAATCCACCGCAGTTGTTACTTGTATATCCGGATCTAGATGTACCTACTAATTTGTTCATTTCACCAAGAGCAGCATTAATTTTAATAATGTTTTCTTTTTGGCAGTTACGAGCTAGAAAGTGGAAGTTATAGAGATCTGGTTCGAATGTGTAAACATAGTCAAAATGTTCGGATAGTAGCCTTGGATAAAGACCACAATTACCTCCTGCCTGAACTACAACCCCTTTTTGTTTCACATATTGAAATGCATTCTTCAACCCTTGCCAATCTTTACTTGGACCATCCCACGCTCCATCATCAGCAACGGGCCACCACCACCCTCCAATACCATCAACCTCTTCATCTCTAAATTTTGCAATATCGTCAAATAATGTATTCACGTTAGTCCTTTAGTTATTTTTTCTTACGTTTTTACGCATATGTTATTCCGTTAATGACAGTGGCTACTGCGCCATCTGTTGTTCTTACAACGTATACGAGATATGAACCAGCTGTTTTGGCTGGTACAACAGCTCTCACTTCTGTGTTACTAATAAACGAAACAGATGTTGCAAGAGTTGGGTTATCTACGTCAATATATATCTGTGTAACATTAGCAAATCCTGAACCTAAGACTTTAATGTATCCACCTGCAGTAGCATTAACTGTGTTAGATTCTAAAGCACCGTAAAGTGAGTTAGTGGATGAGATGGATGTTACTTTAGGACCACCACTAATAGTGGTTAGTGCTGCTTCGGAAATATTAGCTGCTGTTATTTTAGTTGTCATCTGGTCAGTAAAGCTGATGTAGGTGCTGTGAAGTTTGCGGTGTATCTTGCAACACCTTTGGTGATACGAAGATCGTCAACATAAGCATTTAATGGTTGTAATGGTGTAGTTCCATCAGCCAATTCGCCGATCAAAGGCCTATTTGCCTTTCCTACATAAGAATTGGTATCGGTATAATTAGATCCAGATTGAGTTCCATTGATATAAATTTTTGTAACACCAGAACTGCGAACACACGCGATATGATACCAAGTTGTAGCAGACAAAGTTGATGTTGTTATTCTTGTAGACCCGGTTACATATAATATTATAGCACTACTCGCTAAGGCGATTGTTAAAGCAACATCATTTGTTGCTGTTCTAAAATCAATTAAATTTTGTGTTCCTGAAACAGTGTTAAAGTACACCCACATCTCAATTGTAAAATTTCCTGTGCCAAAATTACCCATGTCGGATGTTGATGCTTTTAAATAATCTCCAGTACCATCAAAATACATTGATGTGTTACCATACTTAACAATATTGTTTCTGATCTTAATATCACCAACTGTTTCTAAATTATTTTTTCTAGTGTAATCAAAAACACCACCATTAGTACCATTCAACAATAAAGTACTTCCTACAATGGGTGTTAGTGGTGCAGCTGGTGGTACAAATCCAGAAGTGTAATGATCAACACCTTTTAAGAATCTCAATGCGGAAATATAACCATTAAAGTTTTCACCAGCAGCTCTGTTTGTTCCAACTCTAGCTTCTTCTGTTTGTGTGAAATCAGTACTTACTGTTCCTTGTGCTGCAAATACACCATTAATATAGAGTTTAGTTTGATTTGTTGAAGTGCCACTACGTACCACTGCTACATGAGTCCAAGATTTTGCTGGTATAGTTATAGTAGAATCTATATTAGTTGTTGTATGAGTAAACCTCAATACATTTGTAGATGTGACTTGTAATAAAATACCTGTTGACGCTCCACCTTTTGCATATATGGTGTGTGCTGCACCAGCAACATCACGATAAATCCAACCTTCTAAAGTAAAGTTGGAAGTTCCTGGTCTTAAATCAACTTTATCCGCAGTTGCCAAATAATCACCAGTGCCATCAAAGTACATACTACCACCTTCGTCAATGATGGAATAATCCGCCGATGATCCTGATAAATTAGTTACGGTAAATCCTAATGGATTCACAGTAGTAACTCTAGCATTACCATTTCTTGTAATTGCAAAATTATTTGTGCTATTGTCAATTATACTGCTCGACTGACAGGTTAATAAACTGGTGTTTGCAATTGCGGTTAATGGTGAGGTTGGTGGTGTAAAGTTTGAAGTGTAGACTGCGGTTCCTTTAACGATACGAACATTCGAAATATACCCTGTCATATATCCTGGATCAAATGGTTCTCCGGCTATGTAAGTTAGTACACTTGCACCAATAGTAATTCCCGAAACACTACCGCTTGCAATAGAAATTCCGTTTCTATAAATCGTTAACGTATTTCCGTTTCTAACTGCTGCTACATGGTACCACAAATTTGTAGACCATCCTGTAGTATTTCCTTGTGTTATTGTTGTTGTTCCACCGTTTATATAAAACCTCATTCCTAAAGTTGTATTATAAACTAATACATACTCTCCTGTTCCAGCAACGCCGCTGTCATCAGTATGATAAATCAAAGGTTGGAATGTTGCTAAACTTGTCGGATACCACCAGCATTCAATTGTAAAATCTCCAGTTCCAAATTGAAAAGCAGTATTTACAGGAACACTTAAAAAGTCTCCAGTACCATTAAAAAAAACACTAAGAGTATTAGCTGTTATCGTATGCGTTTTGAATGGACTAAATGGTTGTACTGATGCAGCTGCGGCTGGTGTTATAGATAAATTATAGTTGCTTGTATCATTGAATTGATTCGTTTGCAATGTTAATAACGAGGATCCTGTTGGTGAGGAAATTGTTGGTGTGGTGGAATAATCCAATTGACCACCGGTTAATGCTGATTGGGTTATCTTAAAATTACTAATATATCCAATGAATCCATCGGTACCTTGACCTGTATCACCATGCCCTATTATTATCGCTGATCCATCTGCGCCTGCAGCAGTATAACTCGCTGTTCCTACTTCTACACCATTTTTAAATAACTTAATATAGTTGCCGGGATTAACAACGAGTGCAACATGCTGCCAAGAATTAGTTGTGATTGTTCCTGCCGCTGAAGTAGCTATCATTCCACCAGGAGTAGGCCAACCATACCAACCTAATGTTCCGTCACTATGTATTGATAAACCTGCGTAAATAACACCCTTAACAAACAGATACATTCTACGAACAGCGCTAGTTGATGTTGTAAATGATGTTGGATATATCCAACACTGTACAGTGTATGTTTGTCCTTGATTTAATAATGTTGTCGATGGTGTCGATATGTAACTTGTTGATGATCCCGTAAAATAACCACTCCAACCACCTCTTTGATATGGACTAAATGTACCTTGTGTTGTATTACCGTTTCTAGTGATAATATTATTCAATCCAGAAGTATCAACAAAACGATTATTGTTTTCGCCAATACGAGATTGTAGTGTGAGTAAACTTGTGTTTGCAATTGCAGTTAATGGTGTGGTTGGTGGTGTAAAGTTTGAAGTGTAGACTGCTGTGTTTGAAACCAATCTAAAATCACTCATATACCCTAGCATATTTAAAGCAGTTGATCCATTTGTAAACGCACCGATTAAATTTGATGGAGATACGGGACACGCAATAGTTGCTGAAGTGAAGGATAATACTGAAGATCCATTTAAATAAAGAGTGCAACTACTTCCGTTTTTGACAAAAGCAAAATGATACCATTGATTAACTGTTACTAAACCAGAAGAAACAGAAGTTGCAGATAATTCGTCTGATCCAGATGATGAATAAAATACAGTTACCGATCCATTTGTGTTTACGTAAATCGATATGCCTCTAGAGGAACCTGAGGTACCAGCATCTTTAGCAAAAAGCCCTCTAGTGTTACCACCAAAAGAAGTAATATAAAACCAGCTTTCTACAGTAAAACTATTAGCAGGAGTCCAAAGTTGAGTAGTACCTGCATTTAAATAATCCCCTGTGCCATCAAAAAATGCACTACCAGTAATTAAATCAGTTTCGACAAAAGGACCAAAATTACTTACTGATACATCACCGTTTCTTGTAATTGTAAAATTATTTGTGCTAGCATCTCTTAATCTATTACTTTGACAGGTTAATAAACTGGTGTTTGTGATTGCGGTTAATGGTGAGGTTGGTGGAGTGAAGTTTGCTGTGTAGAGTGCAGTGCCTTTAACGACACGAGCATTTGAGATGTATCCAGTGAAATAACGATTATCTACAATTTCTACCCAACGACCGATGGTTGAACCATATGTAGACCCGGTTGTTATATTACTACTATTTGTTGCAGATCCATCTTCAACACCATTCAAAAACAATTTTAAAGATGTTCCCGATCTACTTAACGCAACGTGATACCACCTGTTCAGTGAATATGATGTTGATCCAACAATAATGTTGGATCCGTTCCAAACATTGAATTTCCCACTTTGAATATATAAACACATAGACGCAGTTGTGTTAGGCCCTTGGGCATAAAAATAAGCGTAATCGCCTGGATTGGCTGTTATATACACCCACATTTCTATGGTAAAATCTCCAGTACCGTAAGTGAAAGCCGAGTTCGTAGGGATCGTTAAGTCATCCCCGGCACCATCAAAATAATTACTCCAAATAGTTTCATATGGACTAAATCCTACGGGCTTAGTATCACCAGCAACGGTGATTGGAAACTTATTAGTACTAGCATCTATGATCCATGTATTAGATGCTGTTTCACCATTCAAATGTAATGTTGTGTTTTTGTAGTATTGATCACCAGCTATAATAGTTATGCTAAATGATCTAGACGTATCCTGTAGTTCAACGTCGATCGCATCCACGGTAAAGTTATAAGTGGTTTCTTCTGATATACCAGTGATAGTGCCGCTCAACAATCCATTTGAAGCTAATGACACACCAGATGGAAGCGAGCTACCTGCAGCAACAGAATAAACAACGTTGGAATCTGAAGGGGCAGATAAATTAATACTAATAGCCTCATCAACAGCACCCGGGGTCAATGTACTATTTGTAGCCCAAACAGGAGTGTTACTATATGTAAGACCGTTTACTGCAATAGCAGTACCACCATCCGGATTAGTCACATACACCACATATGAAGCTCCAACCTTTGCAGGTACCTGAGCTCTAACCTGAGTAGCTGATACAAACGTAACAGTTGTAGCTACAGTGTTACCTATAAGGACAGAACATCCATTCGAAAACTTAGTTCCATTAATTACCACATAGCCACCAGCTGTATTCACAGCAGTATCATCTAATAGACCGTATGATGAATTTGCAATCTGAATATTAGCAATTGCTGGACCACCTGAAAGTGTGGCAAGTGTAGTTTGCTCAATGTTATCAGCAGTGATCTTTGTAGTCATTTAATATTCATTCCCGATCTTACATCATTGTACATATCTCTTGAGTACTTCTCATTCTTCTTGATTTTACTTGGAAGTCCAGCTTTGAACTTACCGTAGTTACCACCTGAAGCATGATTTCTCATATCAGTACCACTAACACCAGCCTTACGTTCACCGGTATTCTTTACTGTAATTGAATCAAAGTGATACTCACCATGAGCTTTTCCTTTGACTCCATTATACTTATTGAGCAACGTTTTATACTCCTCTGCCCTGTCACTACCACCAGCAATCACTAGATGCTTAACACCTGTCTTAGCAATATCAGATGCATGATGCATGATTGTTGGTTTTGATTTAGATGCTGTAGTAATTGTTGTACTGTCTAAGTGTCCGAATGCACGCTGCAAATGTTTTTGCTTTTGTTCTGGTGAAAGAGGATTCTTTTTCTCATCATGTGAACCACTAGCAACAACATGAAGGTGGCCATCATGAGAGTTTGCCAGATCATGGGCAGCTTCTACGTTCTCCTCATGACCACTAGTAATGGGATTCATTCTACCAAATAGTAGAACCGCAGTCTTATCTTTTCCTTCTAGGAGGAAATTGGTAAATCTTTTCATTATACTACCTTCGTTGTTACATTCTCACCCTCAACGTGATGAGCATGGAATGTTGTGTTTGGATGAGCCTGTTTTAATCCAACAAAAGACTTTAGATTAGTCTTGCTATCGTCGTACATATGGACATCATTGTACTTGTGCTTCTTTATGTAGCCGTGAATGACTACAGCTTTCTTCTCAGCAGGGGCACCCTCTTTATTGAGGTTACCTGCTCTGATAACATGAATCTTGTTCATATTAATACCATGCTTCTTGAAGGTATGCAAGAAAGTATTCTTATCATCAAAGTTAGCACGTGCTGTATTAAATATAACATGATTGCTTGGATCAGATGTCAGCTTCTTCACATGGTTGATCATGTGCGGCATTGGCTTAGACTCTTTATTAAACTTCTCAGCGTTTCTGAATTCACCAAAGTCGTAGCTGTGTCCTGCAGGTAGCTTATGATCGTTAAACTCTTGATTTGTAAGAGTCTTTACTACCTTACCTTGAGGGTCCTTAACGTGGATCTTTGCCGTTGTATGCATAAGAGTATCATCAATATCAAAAACATGCAATGCTTTCTTCTGCACTGCCTCAGCTATGAATTGAGAGAATCTTTTCATTATTGTCTCGCTAAGAAATTCTGTTTACTAAACTCGTTTCTATCAACCAGCTTAGTTGGTCTATTATTTACAACAGCAACAAATCCTTCTGGTTTTGTTTTTGTATCACCAATATGATGTTCGAAGTCTTGGCCATGAGACATAGCATTGACTAATACATCCTTTGCTTTCTGTAGGTGATGATGCATTGCAAACACATTGCTGATAGCCTCAGTGTTAGCTCTTATATGACCTAGCTGCGTATTCATTGCTTGAGTCTTTTGATCTTTTGCTTTTTGAGTTTTGACCTTTTCAATACCCTTTTCATGCTGGTCTCTGACATGATCATACAAACCTTCTGCAGTAGGGGTTGAATCATCTCTTACTGTCTTGTTGATGTAAGTTTTTATATGTTCGGTGTGAGGTTCAATAGCTGCATAATCTTTAGGTTTTAGTTTCTTACCAACATCCGTTGCATCTTCTAAATGTCTTTTAAATTGCTTCTGAGCATCTTCATTATAGTCTGAATTCTTTGTGTCATATCCCCATTTCATCATATGGACACTGTCGTGGTTAGCAAAACCAGAAAGATTTGGAGTATAGTTTGCTTTCATGGACTCAACATCACCACCCTCATATCCTGTATGGACATAAACACCAATCTTGGAGTTCTTAATCTTCTTACCTTCTGCTGAGTCGGCTGGTGTAGAGTACTTAATTAGATTTGGTTTAAAGTGAACCTTACCACCCTTCTCTTCCACATCCTCAGATGTATGCATCACATCTCCTTGAAAGACGCCTTTCTGAGGGCTAACTTTTGGAAGATGGGCTAGTGCGGTCTTTAGTTTAGATACTAGACCAGGAGCATGACCATGATTAGTTTCAATGTCTTCGTCAGTATAGTTAATCTTTGGATCTTTGTTGAACGCAGATTTGGATGCAACAAAGAACTTACCAGTCTGTGGATGATGTCCAAATACAATACTCGGACTGCCATCATATTTGGTCATTAGATCAGCACCACCCTTTTGACCTGTGAGTGTTTTATGTACAGCGGTAAGAGTGTTGACAGCATGTTTGTATCCATCAACACCAGCGTTGATAGGATGGTCTTCTGCATGCTCAAGATGCTTTAACTTCTCTTCGTTGGCTGCTGATTCTTTCAGTAGATAGAATATATGACGCATTATTTTGCAGCTTTCATTGTTCCAAATTTAAAATTAACTTGTGGACTCACAAAAGGTCCATGAGTTGTTCTATGCTCAGCAGAAGCAATGTGTTCACCTTTTTCATTGTGGAAATGAACTACATTGTTCTTTGTAGTGGCAGTTAATGATTTGGAATTGTGGATAGCTTGAACAGCTGGATGTGTTTTGATAGGTGTTGATGTACCCTTATTACCAACAACATAATGGTATGGAAGGATTGGATTTGCTTTTAAGAAGTGTAGCATGTGTTTCTGCTTAGCCTCGTGACTAGCGTTGTTAAAATCCTCTGCATGTGTACCAGCTGATGCATTTTGAGTTTTTCTATTAGCTTCTTTGACTTCTGGATCATGGCGTAGTTCTTTTATCGCTTTAGCAGTCTTACCAACCAACCCAGCATTCTTCTTACCTTCTTCCCAATGCTTAGAAATATTAGTCTTTACTCCAAGTTTTGAATCACCTGCATTACTTGCTCTTTCAAAAGCAGCTACTGAATTGTTTGATGCAGTACCTGATTTAGCTTTGAGAGATGCACCGTGCATGAAAGATTTACCATCTTTAGAACCCTTTATTAACAGATCGTGAGGATTACTTGCTCTATCGACTGTTTTACCTAAATGTGAACTGATACCTTGGCTTGTATGATGAACCTCATGTATATGATCTTGAGTAATGCCCTGATGCGATAGTGTTCCAAGATATGCATGCACTGATCGTCTTGCAAACGTGAGCGCATCACCTGCTTTATTAGAAGGCAGACTGGCCATAGCTTTTTCATGTTTTTGTTTCACATGCTCAATGGAAGCTAGGTAGTTTTTATCTTTATTATGCTGGGCAGCTGTATTATTATGAAGAAGAAGGACAGTTGCTGTCTCATAAGCATCTCCGAATGCTGTGTTTGTTTTATTAGCTGCTTCGAGAGCACCTGTTGATGGTGTAGGTGCTTTCTCAACTAAAACTGATTCTAAAATGAATTGAAAAAATGATTTCATTGCATACTCCGTAACATTATCTTCTATTTATATCATAAAAAAACCCACCGAAGTGGGTCAATTTTACTAGAAGATTGCATCTGCTACACCTAACTCCACGCATTCATCTGCAGATAGCCAGACATCGGATGGTGGAAGTAGCTTTCGCTTTATCATTCTCTCGTCCATTGTACAGCTTTGTTTAATAACATCTAACATACGCTGCTTAATATATCTAGTTTCTTTTTCTGAAGCTTTAACGTCGTGTTCTTTACCCTCATAATAGGTTGAGAACTGGTGAGACATGACGCTAGTATTTTTAGTCATAATTCGATTGCCTTTTGAACCAGAAATAAAGATAAGAAATGCAGCACTCATCAAACTACCTACGCCTATTGTGTGTACAGGAATTCTACTAGCTTTTATCAGGTCAATAAGACCAAAAGCCTGGTATAGGTCACCACCAAGACTGTTTATGTACAAGTTCAGATGCGTATGACGGTTGGCCATATTTTCAGCCAGTATCCACTTTATGCAATCTGAAACAGAATGTTCATCGATGTCACCGGAAAGATAAAACGATCCAGATTTATATAATAGCAAATCAACATCATCTTGCGCTGTAGCTGCAGTGGTTTCACTCACTTTATTTGTCATGCTTATCCTTTAATAGGGCATCTCAATGTCTTTACAACATCGCGAATGATTTGGTCATTATATCCATGTTTCCTAAGAAACTGAGCTTGTATTTTGTATGCTTCTAACTCTTTTGCTTTCCACATATCACAATCGTATGTATCACCGTGTCTTTCATTCTGTACGTGGTGTACGAACTCATGGAGGAGGATAGAACGTGATAACAAGTCCTGCATATCTAGACGGTCACTGTAGAATATCTGACCTTGGAAGTAAAGAGCAGATACTGGACAGCGAGGACGGTTATTGCAGTACATCTCCTCTAGCTTTTTCTGAGAAACCTCGCTGACGTGCGGTAGACTAAGAGTTCCCTGATAGTTAGTATACTTCTTAGCTGTTGATAGTAGATTCATCATATCAGGAGATAACGTCTGCGCGGGCTGGATTACTGCACGTTTCTCTGCTGGGTCATTGCTAATCACAAAAATAAAATACATTGCTAAAATAGCAACAAAAGTCTTAGACATAGAAGCTCCGAGTTAGTAATGTATTATTACTATAATGGAAAGTGGGAATTAGGTCAACGGGTGAAACCGCGCAGTTTCACTAGCTTATTTATCAATTTTCCAGACGCATAACACTCGGATATGAAATCTTCGAACAAATCTTGTTCTTTTTGTAACGCTTCTATCTCCCACGGTTGGTCATCGTATTTGAGATTCCTGTACCGCTTGCCTTTCCATATATCAACAAGCTGGCCAGCAACCACCCGGCTTCTCAATTCATTGGTTGCATATTGTTTAAGGTGAACCAATTCATGAGCAAGCGTTAGTAGCATTATTTGTATATCTAAATCAGTCCTCAGCTCTATAGTATATCTGTTCGTTGATATTTTCTCGAATGTACCATCCGCTTCTAAATTTTTTACACCAATTATGTCAATTTTGAAAAGACTGTGTTTATAGTTTGGAAGTAGGTGTTGAATATAAAATTTAGTTGCTGTTCGAAGTATACTGGATAGCTTTCGATTATTAAACTTTCTCGTCCTCAGCCTCATTTTGTCTTTCTATCATCGTATAGATTACAACCATAGGTAAATCAAACAACCTGCTAACATAACTAATGACATGGTTAACTGTTAGAAAGAAAGTTGATATGGAGAATACTATTGTGAACATAATCAGAAACCAGAATATGCTAACTAAACGATTTAAAAGCATCTTTAAACTTACCTTTTTCTGATTTGATTCTCATTCCGGAATCTGATTTATCGAATACTGGTGTATCATCATCAAGCACATCTTCTTGTGCTGTCTGTTCTACATCATACAGTCTCATCTTAGACCTGTCAACGCCTATAACAAATCTTCTATGAGTCCCTGGATCATTAAAGCGGTTCTTAAGCTGCTTAACCATGAATTGGTTGAGGTCCTGCAACTCTTCTGAACTTATCAATGCAATCATAAAGTCAGCTGTGGCTGGAAGGCCAAATGATTCACTGGTATCTTCAAGGCCCAGATCACTACTAGTAAATCCGCTTCTAGTAGTCTGTGTAGCTGTAACGATCGGGACATCAAACTCAACAGCAAGACCTCTCAGCTCTTCTGCAATAGCCTTGATGTATGTATAAGAGTTGACATTTGCACCATATTTCAATCTCGAAGAAATACAAATATTAAGATAATCAATGTATATGATATCTGGTTTGAAGTTTCGTTTAAGTTTCAACTCATTCAACAAATGTCTCATGTGACCGGCACCAGCAGATGCTGTAGGATATTCTTTAATTATTAACTTACCGTTAGTCTTCTCACGAACACGATCAATCTTCTTCTGATAAGAATCTTTAGGAAGCAGTGCCAGTTCATCGACAGTAACATTAAGCATATTTGCATCAATACGTTCAGCAATACGCTCCTCAGCCATTTCCATTGTTATATAAAGAACATTATGTCCTTTAAAGAGGTTAGCTGCAGCACAATGACACATGAAGAGAGACTTACCAACACCAGTACCAGCAAGTACCACATTAAGGGTCTTAGTTGGGAGTCCTCCCTTAGTAATCTTGTTAAAGTAATCCAGATCGAATGGAACACGTTTTTCTTTCTTGTGATAAAAGTCATATCGAGACTCAAAGTCTTCTAAAAAATCATGACCCACGTTGGAGTCAAAAGATACAGCAAGAGCGTCAGATAGAATTTGAGGTATAGCACCCTTGCTATGATTATCTTTGTCCGTATCGATGATCTGAATGGACTTCATGATAGCATTATAAATTGCTTTATCCTGACAGAACTTCTCTGTCTGGTCTAAGAGCCACTCGAGATTGGTTGAAGGAGTATCTTCAAGATCAGTTACTAGCGATTCAACATCACTGAAGATACTCGCTATTGATTTGTCATTATCTAATTCAATAACAAGTGCTTCTTTACTAGGAAACTTGTTATACTGCTTTACAAACGTATCGATACTATCGTATAGCGCTCGTATAGTTCTTTCTTGAAAGTACTCCGACTTTAAAAAAGGAATGGCCTTTCGGCCATACTCCTCATTACTTAATAAGTTGGAAAGTATCAGTTTCTCTATCATATTGCTCCAATTTGAGTATTAGTGCACCATTAGGTCTCGTCTTAAGAAAGTCCAGTATGTCTCTGTCATTAAAAAAGAACTTGAAGCCTATCTGGTCACTCTGATTCTTGAAGGTTATCTTGTAATGTTCCGACTTGGGATCCATAACTATACTTTCCTTTTGCGTAGTTCTCTAGCTGTTGCAAAATCTCTTCTGTAAAGTATTGTTCTGGATTATTGTTAATCTCTTTACCAAATACTTTACGCCCATCTGGCAACTCATACCGTGTTGATACTTTTTTAATTACACCAGCTTCTTCAGCAAGGTCTAGTAAACCAAAGTATCTATCTAGGCCCTTGTCGTAAGTAAGTAGCACAGTTGCGTCTTGGTTCTCTTTTGAGAGTCTCGACTTGTATGTTTTGATTTTGATTTGGTTACCAATGATGTCTCCATCGCCATCCTTCTCTTTCTTTTTAGAGAGCATTGCAATAGTGCTGGCAGCATACTTGAGACCTGTTCCGCCTCCGAGTTCTTTTGTTGGTACATACGATCCAATCACCTCATACACGTGGTTAGTAACAAGCATAGGTACTTTGACCTTTGCCAACTTCAATGTCAGTACTCTAAAAGCAGCTTTGATAACTTGCGACTTTGTCATGTCCCTTACATCTTTACCATCAAGAGAATCTTCCATCTCTTTTGATGTTGACAACAATCCTAGACTATCTAACACGAACATCATCTTAGGACGTGTATCTTCTGGCTGCTTCTCATAGGCCTCAATCAACTTTAAAGCATGAGTTTTAAATTTTTGAATTGTATCTGGCTCAGCAATGATAACACGTGTTGTATCAATGCCACGAGATTCCATCATTGCTTTGGTGACGGCTGCTTCTGTATCGTAGTAGACGACTGCTGCGTTTGGGTTCTTGTCAAGGAAGGCTCTAACGATACCAAGTACGAAGAAAGTTTTACCAGTAGCGGACTCTCCTGCAAATGCAGTAATTTTATTATCAGGTACGCCGCCATAGATGCTGCCAGAGAGAAGAGCGTTGAGAATATAGCTGCCAGTATCAATACAACCAGAATACTCAGCACTACCACCGCCGTCACTGGCCAAATAAGTGTCCTCATCACCAATCTCCTTAATCAAACTCTTTAAAAAACTCATGTCATCTTCCTTATCTTGTTTTTGTCAATAGTAACTTTACTGCGGCTTGCCTTGCCAGTTAGCTCTTGTAGCTTTTTGAACCTTCTCTCAGCAGCAAGATCTCTATTCACTTCTATATTTGCAGCCCGTGTGTTGTTCATCTTACTAATCCTACCTTGTCGTATTATACCCATATTGGCTGCAATAAGCAACAGCACAGCCAGAGGATCAAATACAGTCACAATCATTATAATAACCCAGCGGACCGTCTTCTCCAAAAACGAATCATCAGCCCTATCAATAAAAAGTTCTGCGATGTACTTGATTGGACCGACCTCTTTCTCGACTTTTTTGACTTGCGAAACCAGTGGGGATCTCTCAGCACTAAGCCTCCCAACCTCTTTTTGTAGAGTAGAAATTTCTTCCATGAGGCGGCTACGCTCTTTCTGTTGTGATTTTCTAATTTGGAGCGAGCGTTCCGCCCCCTTAGAATCCGTCGAGCGTGACATGACCTGGTCAACTGCCTCGTCAAACTGTTTAAGAAGTTTACGGTTAGCCTCGATGTTTTCATTTAGATTCTTGATCCTTTCATCATACACTGCAACCTGAGCCGCAATATCACCAACAGATGAGGTTTGTTCAATATGAGCTTTGGAAAGATACCCAAACGTACCCATTGATGTGATCATCATTAGAATAGCAACAGCCGCTACGAGATAGTATCTGATGAACGCAGGAGCTACATTCCAATTACGAAATGCCCATGAAGCAGCAACAACCTTAGCAGCCTCGAGCATTGATCCCATAATAATAACAGGCCAATATGAAGCTGCAAAGATTGCAGTGAGTCCAAGTATAGAAAAGTAAGCTGCTACAGAAGAGAGACCTACAGCAACAACTAAAGCAAGATAGTTAATCATTGTTTACTAGTTTATCCACCTTATCAATGAATGCTTTCATTTTCTTGGTTCTTTCTGGCCAGTAGATGTATTCTTTATCATCATCTTTAGCAAGATTGAGTAGCAGTGGCATAATTAGTTTATAAAGAGTTTCCAGTTTATCTTTATATTCTTTGGAAGTCAACGATAACTCTTGTTCTTTTTGTTGGACTTGCTGTTGAAGCTGACGCTCCATTGATTTGAGTTCATCTTCACTTACAGCTGAAAATCCAAAGTCAGTGTACGCGTCGTCTAAGTCTATAGTAATCTTAGCCATTGTTTTCCTATTCGAAGAATTGTTCTAGGGTTGCTCTACGTTCTGTTATATGCCATCCAATAGCATCTAATATACCTTTGATTGGATCGAGGAATGATTTCTCAAACTGAAGATCATAATCAATGTAAGGTTCTATACTAAACTCTTTTGGTAAAGTGCTTGGGCAAGATATAACAGTGTCTCTTGCTGGGTTCGGTGCTTTTAGATATATGAACTTGATCTTATCACCATCTTTAATGGTTTGATATTTAGTTTCAAGTTTCTTTTCTTTAAGAAGGCTATTGTATATCAACGATCCCTTGACGTGAATAGGAGTTGATTTCCTATAGATCGATGCGCTGTCTTTGTACTTGTTAAGGTCCTTAACTGAACGTGGGAAAGCAATATCTTCAAAAGGTAAAAGCATATACTCATGTTTAAAGTCACTAACAAACTTATGAATGGCTTTCTCATCATGATTCATAATCACATCAAGAGCATTCTTAAAGTTCCTTCTGCAAACAGAAGGAGTAGAAGATCGAACCGCTTCAATACCTTGCATCTTTAACTTTGGTTGAGTATATGAAACACCCTCATTGTTAAACACATTGAGGATGTAGTGTTTCTTTCCAGTCCATATACCCTTGTTAGCAATAGCCTCTCGCTTCATCACCATCTTCTGTTTCATGACCATCATGTACTCACCAAGGTCATTGAAGGTGTTGTCAATGAACGGTTGTAGTTTCTTTTCACAAACATCATCAAGGAACTTTACAACCTTATTCACATCAGCATCTTTATCAAATACTTGATCCACTAGTCGCTGAAGACGGATGTACATAGAGTCAGTATCACAAGCAATCACATAGTCTTCGTTATCTGTTTTAAACAGCTTGTTAAGATATTGATTGATATTCTTTTCCATCCAACGAATAGACAACTGACCAGATGTTGTGATTGCTTCTGCTAGATCACGTTGATACCATCTGAAGAAAACATTACCAAGAGCACCATAGGCAGAGTTCAGCTGAATCTTCTTTGCCATCTGCATGTTGTTACATCTTGCGATCTCATTTTCAAGCTCACGAGTAGGTGTCTGCTCATACTTCTTCTTTGCTTCAATCATTCGCTTCTTCCAAGCAGAACGATCATTATACATGGTCTCCATCAGCTCAGCTAAGAAGCCAACTCTATCTTTTGTAAATAGAGCACCCTTGGGTGTAATTGTATAGTTCTTTTCTCTGAGCTTAGATTCAAGATTAGATCCAATAGCCTTATCAAGCATACGCTCAATGGAGATACCATCCTCCATGTCTATGAATGTATCCGGACTAATGTTGTACTGCATAATCAAGTGAGGGTATAGACTGTTAAGGTCAAATGAACAAACCCATTCATGCATACCAACCTGTGGGTCTTTTACATACGCACCAACAATCGGACCAAGTCTTTTATCATCAGAAGCACGTTGATCAAGCTCTTCGCGTTCAATGTGAGGAACAACAATACCCCTGTCCATTAGATAGTTTGTAATAATAACATCCCATATACGGACAGTGGTAAATGTATCGTTGTAATTGACCTTGGCGTCATATGAGATAGCAAATACCTGCTCAATAAACTTTAACTTCTCTTCAAGTTTATCAACAAGGACAACGTCATGTATGTTATAGTCTACAAACTTCTCAAAGTTGTTTACATAGAACTCATGCATCGTCTCATATTCTGAGTAGTCAAGTTTCTTTTCACCAAGCTCGTACTCAGCAATATGATCCAGTTTATATGATTCTTGAGGAGTGTAAGAAAACTTCTTATACAGAGCAAGATAGTCGAGAACTGAAATACCTATCAGATCATATACCTTCGACGATCCTTCTCCACCAACCTGACGTTCACGAACAATCTTCCATGGAGATAATTTATCTGCTTCTTTCTTACCAAGCATGTTAGATATGCGTCTGTAGAGATATGGAATATCGAAGTACTCTACATTCCATCCAGTAACAACATCTGGCTTCCATTTATCAGAGTTCCATATCTGAAGAAACTTCTGAAGCAAATCAATCTCATTACGGCATTGCCAATATACAATGTCATTTGATTTAGGAGTATAGGGTCTTGTACCTAGTACAATTACCTTTCCTTTTTTCCTAAGAGATAGTGTAATTACCTCTTTATCGGCAAGCTCGTGGTTAGGGAAACCGTTGAGGGTTGATGTCTCAATATCAAGTGAAACAACATTGATACGATCTACATCATAAACTACCTCACCCTTGTAAAGATCGTAGATTGCTTGGTAGGTGAAGAGATTTGAGCCGTGTATCTCGAACCCACTCACGTTTGAGTAATTATCAATGAAGTCACGTGAGTTCTTGATACTTTCAAATTCAATCCGCTCAACAGATTTACCATTGAGTGTTTTGTAATTGGTTTTCTTGTTTGAGTTAACAAAGATGTATGGGTGATAAGGTGCCTTGAGCTCAAAGCGCTTATCCCCATCATATCCTCTCACAAAGACAGAATCACCAACAACATTTACGTTTGTATAGAAGCGCATGTACCCTCACTAAAACCATTATTATACAGATGGGTAATTATTTTATCAACGATCCTGTAGAAGCAATCTGGATACCAGATCCAAACATTTTATTATAATTGTTTAGAAGATCTACTGAAGGACCAAATGATGTTACAACATGCTCATGTCGAAAAATAAAGTCATCATCATCTGAGTATGGTGCAAAGGGATATAAAGAAATACCCACTCCTGTTTGTGTTGGTACTAATGATACAACACCTACTTTAGAGAGTTTGTAATCGTTGTGATGATTATTTTTTTTAACCAGTTCAAGCTCACCAATTAGTTCTTCACCATTGACAAGTCTTATTACTCGTACGCTCATATATTTCCTTAAAGAAAGGGGACATTGCGTCCCCTTATGTTAATAACGAAGGTGGGTGTGCTTTCTTTCAAGCTGTTTCATTCTGTGCTCAAGGTCACAGTGGTCAACAGATTGATTCAAGTACTGAAGTTCTGTTTTGGAAAATTGTGCTGAGCTTGGTTCATTAAACAGAAACTTCCTCGTCACTTCGAGAATGTTCTGAATAAATTCGCTCATTTTTCCTCCGTCAAGAACTCTTTGTTCCCATTTGAAGGTTTCTCATTGATTTCAATTTTCTTGGGCTTTTTATGCTCTGGAATAATACGCTCAAGGAAAATCTTTAACATTCCATTCAACATCTCAGCGTTTTGAATCTCGACTTGGTCGTCAAGAACAAATGTACGAGTGAATGCTCTATTAGCAATTCCTTTGAACAGGAAGTGCTCATTTTCACTATCATCTGATGCTTTGCCAGTAATAATTAATTTGTTATCGACAAACTCAAGTTCAATATCTTGCTTGGCAAAACCAGCAACTGCAAGCTCAATAGTATACTTACTATCGCTTACTTTCTTGATATTGTATGGAGGGTAGTTGGGAATGTTTTTTGTTACTTCATCATGTAGCTTTGCCATTTTGTTGAATTGCTCATCAAAACCAACAAAGAATTTGTCCATGTCTTTTGTTCCGTATTTGAAGCCAGGGCCGAAAGCAAAAGTGTTAGCGAGTGCGTCTACTAGATTAGTCATTGAAGACCTCCTATTAAGCAAGGTTAAATTAAGAATGCGTCCCCGAAGGCAACGCATCCCTATTTATACCTTATCTCCTATAGAAAGTCAACTTTTTATAGATTGAATATGTAAATTTGCTACAATAAACTCCTTTACAAGAGAACTGCGAACAATATCTTCAATACCAAATTCAACATTTCTGAATGATGGCATTTTGTTAACTACCTCTACGAAATCCTTGAGGCCTGATTGATCATGCTTCTTGCATAGATCGGTTTGTTTGAAATCACCACAGAATATAATCTTTGTGTTTTCTCCTACTCTAGTAATAATAGAACTGAGCTCTTGGAAATTCATGTTCTGACATTCGTCAACTATGATGACAGCGTTATCAATAGTGATGCCTCTAACAAACGAAGTAATCATAAACTCAATATTCTTCTGCTCCACCAACCTTTCATATGCTTGCTCAGTATCAAAAAGATCCTGGCAAATGGCTCTATAAGGTGCTACATAAACATCTGTCTTTTCTTTTTCATCTCCTGGTAGGTGACCAATTTCTCGGGAAGGAACTACAGATCTGACCAACACTACTTTCTGGTATGGGTTACTTCTATCCATAACCTCTTCCAGTGCTTTGTAAAGCGCAATAAACGTTTTACCAGTACCAGCTGCACCATGCAGCATAATTGCTTGTGCTCCTTGTTTGTATAGTTCAAAGAATTTAGATTGGTTTTTGGTGAGAGCATCAAAGACGTTTAAGTCATCGATTTTTAGTTTGAGTTTCCTTTTCGTTTGATCTGGAAATTGGTGGATGGAGGCTTCAGCAGTTCTTGCTTTGTGTTTCATGCGCTGTCCTTCTTGTTAGAGTTTAGAAAACAAAAAAGGCACACAGCCTAAGCTAGTGTGCCTTTCCTTACTACTGCAATACTTGTTTATAGTGCATGCAATAATCCTGTGATGTTTTTAGTATTTATAATCCAAGCACCCCTGACTTGAAGGTTAAACCCTTAGAAGGGCTAAAATCTTTTCTCAGATACTCAGCAATACACTCGAAACGGAACGCCTCATCTTCTTGACCCTTAGCTTTGAGGGTCTTCTCACAGTCTTCAATAAACGCAATGAGAGAGCGCAGAGATACGTTACAACCATCCTGCAAAGCTGCAGGTTTCATATTAGCTTTACGTTGGTACATGATATCCTCACAAAGGTTGGAATGATATTATACTATCGATCTTGAAAGAACGCCAAGCGTTTTTTTCAGCATCCCAAACCGCCATTACGTTGTTATTTTCAGTCTTCACTCGATCTGTCTTCTTTTCGTGTGGAACGATAATCGAGTCCTTCAGTGTACAAACCATATCCCGTACTGTGCCGTCCTGTTTCGTGAACGACACTTTGCACACGTTTGATTCCAGGAGTTTCTGTAGCTTTGTTCGATCCATTACTTCCATTTTTCCACCCCTCATAAAGTCCATAATCATACTGGTAAACCTTCACACCAGACTCACTTAACATTGTATATGAGTTATCATATTTGTACAACAGATATTTTGCCCTGCTAGGTACAAATGTTACTACTTTAGTAATACCTTTCTGGATAATACTTTTACAACATTCGTTGCAGGGGAACATAGTAGCGTATAGTGTTGCTCCCTCAACACTGCCCGGGGCATTGTCTAGCGCATTTCGCTCTGCATGACAGACAAAAAGTAGCTTAGTTTCCCGGTCATTGTACCGTTCTTCACTATCATCAACACCACGTGGGAATCCATTATAACCCATACCAATGACTCTACGCTTTGAGTCAACTATAACACTACCTACCTTTGTTGAGGGATCCTTAGACCACTTGGATACAGATTCCGCTAACTCCAGGAATCTATAATCCCATTTTTTAGATGATTCCAATTACTTTTTCTTACCTATATTGTATTTGGCAACAAGTTCCCACTCACCCTTTTCCTTGTGAGTGATGACCTTTACCTGTGAGAATGGAGCCACTGGACTGCTTGATTTCTGAGGATTGACTAACTTAACTAGACCCCACTCTGCAATGAGGTTAATAATTGTGTTACGTCTGGCCTTATCATCATCTGAGAAATTGGAGGGTTTACCATCTAGTGCAAATAGCTCTTTGAAATGCACAATGTAATATCTTCCTTGCTTATGCAGAATATGACAAGACTGAAATAGCTTCTTGTCTTTTCTTGATGCAACACCAATACGTGTCAGGGTTTCTTTAATTTTTAAGAAGTCTTCCTCAGAAGATAACGCAACCTCGACAAGATTGTCAATAATGTTCATAATTGTCCACCTTTTTCTAATTTTTGTTTTATAGTGATCATTTGATCTGAAGAAAGGATGGATAATGCACTTTTGGCTTTTTCAGGACTATAACCATAATATTCCATGACAGCAGTAAGGTCATTATCATTTTGTTTCTTCACCCACTTTGCAAATCGCTTTGCAGGTCTTATACTATTTAGAAAAAAATGAAACTGAAGCTTAGAGTCTATGTGGGAATTACGGTTCATTTCATTGGCATACAACATCGTATCCGGGAAGTATGAAAGAGCCTTATTCACCATGTATGGGGAGTAATGTCTCTCCAAAGCTGGATCGCTTAGAAGGTCTTGCTTGGTGGAATTGATTGCATTTACAAATTCAAAAACATTCATGTTAACATTCTTATAAGACCAATTGTATCAATAGTGACTAAGAGTATGTAGTTAGCCAGCATACCAAAACTCCTGCGAGTCCAAGAAGCCCAAGCATAGATAGTGCAGCCAAGAATCCACACAGGGTAAAGAACCAAGAGGGGAGGAGTTGGTACGGTAAGTGCCATAGTAATGCTACACCCAATACTAATCCCCCAAGCAACAAGCTCGGCAATAAAGCGGAAATGATAAGAAGTATAGTCATTACGTATCCACTGAATAATTCCAACTATAATTTTACTCATTAAGTAGCATTCTGGATTCCGCAAAGTTTGTAGCCTGTTCATAGTTCTTAAAGAATTCGGCTACTTCTTTACCACTTAATGCATTGAACACGAGTACCTGATAGTTACCATCGTTTAATCTGAATACTCTAGAGTTGATTGGACCTTGTTCGTATTCGCTTAGTAATGTCATTTAAATTCTCCCTCTGCCATTAGTTCTGTTAGACAAGCAAGGATATTTATCTCATGATCAGCAACAAACGCAGCCTTATACTGGTAGTCGGCAATAGTCATGACGAGCATCGGAATAGATCCAGGCTTCATATACTGTGAAGCGGAGTCGTACAAGCGTCTAAAGAACGTTGTAGTGTCTATGTCGTTATTCTCACCAACCCATTTACGGACCTCTGTAAAGTTCTTCTGTTTGAGAAGGTCCATGAGAGTCTTTAGATTCTCCTCAGAGAAGTTAACAAGGATACCGCTATCAATCTTACCGGTAGCAGAGTATCTCTGAAGCTCGTTGAGGATACGACGCATATCAGGAAAGAACTTCTTAACAACCTCAACCACTGCTTTTGAATCGTAGGAAACACCTTCTGTATCTAGGATAGTGCAAGCACGCTTGAACATATCCTTTGCCATTAGCGGCTTGTGATCTCTTTCGATCTTAAAGTCAATTACCGAGCATCTGCTATGGAGAGGTTCAATGATACGGTTACTAAAGTTGGCTGTGAGAATAAATCCACAGTTTCTTGAAAACTCTTCCATGAAGTTGCGAAGAGCTGGTTGTGTACTATTAGGATTGAGATAATCAGCTTCGTCAAGAATAACATACTTACGACCACCAGAAAAAGAGATCGCTGAAGCAAACTCTTTAATCTCATTTCGTAGGGTATCAATGTTACCATTCATCGATCCGTTGATGATCAGGTAATCACACTCAAGCTGCTCAATCATAGCTCGAGCTACTGTTGTCTTACCAACACCAGCTCGACCTGCCAACAATAGGTTTGGAATTTCTCCCTGATCAACAAATTGTTGAAATGTCTTTTTTAGAGAGTCAGGGAGAATAGCATTATCAATAGTTTTAGGTCTGTATTTCTCAACCCAAAGAAAGTCATCACGAATCATTAATTATCCCAGGTAAGTTGAATGTTCCTCACAAGCAATCCAATACTCTACATCAGAACCTTTGAAATGGCAAAGGCCTTGAGGAGATATTTTCAGCGTATACTCTTCATTCATGATCTTTAGGTTTTCAGCTTTGATGATCATCTTAAAAGTTTTAACAGTTTCTCCTATGTCTATAGAGAAATTGTTACTGATATTATCTTGATTAGGATTGTTTGGTTTGGTATCCAAAGCTTCCATGGTGAGTTTACCATCTTTGCCTACAAAGGCAACATCTGGTAGTTGAAGTACACCAACTGCTTTCATTACCGACTGAAGAGTTGCTGGTGTTATTGTTTTCTCAACACAATCGTTTGGTAGCTCGATCATCTTTTTAGGAGGCTGAACTACCATATCTGGTGAGCAGTAAACAAAATTTAGATTGGAGCTTCCACCTTTGATAGTAATGAATTTGTTATTGATCTCAAGATCTGGATCGTTGAACAACGACAGTACACCAAGAAACTTAACCAGGTCGTAGATAGCAAACTGCTGAGGAATTGTTTCAGCAATAGTAGCTTTAGCTAGGATAGTTTTCTGTGGTGATACTGTCTTGATTTCATTACCAGGTGTAAAGATCAAAGAAGGATTAATCTGAGCAAAGCTCTTCAAAACCTGAATTGTTCTTGCACTTAGTTTCATAATGTAATATCCTTAGTTACTTCTTGGATTTGTGTTTGAGTTTACTTGTATCAGCAGTTGCAGATGCACCAATCGATGCGAGGTCAGCTAACGAACCACCAAACACATAGCTACCAACGTGTTGCAATTGCATCCATGGACAGAAGAATACTTTGCCACCCATACGCTGTACATTGTAACAGAACATATAGTCTTCTGACAGATAACGTTTAGATGAATGCTGTTCTCCATCTACCATACGTTTAGCGATATCCTGGAGGCCTTCTTTACCTTCAGCAACATCACGCAACAACTGGTGAAGATTCTCGTAACCGTATCCACGGTCAATAACGCAATCAAAGTAAGCCATGATTTCACGAGTACCATCAAAATGCTCTGTACGCACATGATCTGGTTTGTAGTAGAGGTGTGGATATGCTTTCTGATAGTCTTCAAATGTCTTACGACGAACCATCATGAAACCAGTACCAATCTCGAGAACTTCAACTGGTTGGTTGAGAGGAATCTCGCGCTGTGTTGTTTTAGGATTAAACACATAGTCACCAACATACTTCTCAAGTTGATTTGGATTCTCGTCTGCCATACCCTTATCAACCGCTTGCTTAATCTTCTCCCATGAAATACATTTCTTAGGATAAGGACCACCAATAACATCATATGGACTTTCATCCGACTGCATAGCCAGCATAGCGATAACATCCTGTGGATTAAATCCAATATCACTATCGATAAACATCAGGTGGGTTGCACCAGAACGCATAAACTCATCTACACAGTAGTTACGTGCACGTGTAACAAGAGACTCGTTAAAAAGGAAGAAGAGCTGTAGAGGAATACCGTGTTTAGTACACACAGCCGACAGGTCTGCTACTGATCGTGTGAACATACCAGCGCACTGACCACCGTACATTGGAACAGCAAGAAACAACTTACGTTTCTGTAGCTCCTCAATGCTTATTTGTAATTTGAAACCTTCACTCATTGTAAAACTCCTTGTGTATATTTTTTATCATGCTCACTTTTCAAACCATATGAGCCGTTGTACTCGGATAATGCTTCTGCTTTAAAAAGTAGGAACTGTGCTACACGTGTTCCTTTCTTAATCTTTACTGGACCACCACGCACGTGCAATGCACCAGCCATCACACCATGGTATCCAGAATCATAGAGTCCAGATGTAATGAATACACCATTACGATTTAAAGTTGATCGGGTAATAACCCAACCAGCCTCATCAGGACCAATATGGATGATGTTCTCCATTACTATCTCATACGTACCCTCGTTCAAGTGATACCAACCATCAGCATCTGGTAACCATTCGTATGTACCACGATGCTTCTTTGATTCGTTATCAATAACAAACTCAGCATTATTCATAGCAAACACTCTATCCAAACGAAGGTCAATTGCATTTGGTTGAGAGTCTCCTTCTTGCACCTCAGTGAGGGTTGAATTGCTATTACTTCCCAGAATATGAATCATGATAATCTACCCTTTCATAAGCATCACGAATGTCTTGTTGTGGATCAAGTGGCCCAAGTGGCCTTTGCTGAAAAACTTTCTGAAGCTTTTCAGCTTGTTGTTCTTCTTCACCAGCATACATCATTAAAATAATATAGTGAATGGCTTTTAATAGATCTTTCCTATTCTTACCATCCTTCTTACCATACCGACACAGGTATTTGATAGCAGTATCACGTGCTGTTGATTCAAGCGAACCAAGAGACTCCCACACATCCACCACTTGTATATCTTTAGCCACATAATGCTGACCATACGTAGAATCAAGATATTTCTTAATGTCCGCAAGGTAAACATCTTCATTATATTGATAATTAGGCATCTTCACTCTCCATTAGGTATATCTGAACATAGTTGTCAATTATACTCTTATTGATGATTGCAGTCAACACGCTTTTGTCGTTGCGGTAGTTGAAGTCAACCTCTTCCTCGTACTTACCATGTAGTAGACCGGTAGGAGAGTCGTCAAATGTTCTACCAGCATGAAGACCAAGCCAAATAGCAGCACTGCTATCCCATGTATTGATATACTCACTGAACTGACTCATCAATCTAATCTCACCAGGACCATCAAGCATACCAAGCATGTGGATCTTTTTACCATTAGCTTTGATCTTAGATAAGATACCACAATCGTATAGCTCTTGCATAAACATGAAACGACTTACAAACCGTTGTAGTTTATTACCTTTCTCGACTGCATATGCGTTTGGAATTGCAAGTATGGATACGCCAATGTAATCAACGTGATCAGAATCAGCTGCCCACTCAAAAGCATTGAACAAGTCATCTCTATCTCCTATCTTTGATTGGGGACAGAAGAAGGTACCAAAGCCTTCCGCTCGTAGTTGTGGGGCTAGTTGTTCTGCAGCCTTAATTGTTTTTGATCCATAGTCATTGGGATAGTCCGACATCACGACATAGTTAGCATTGACCTTTCTGGCCATGTTAATTAGGTTGTTAATATCATACATTGGTCTATTCTGCTTGTACATTTCAAAAGCAGAGTTGTCAAGAATCAACGTACTACCGTTCTTTTGTTCTTGAAGGTAGAAGTCAACGTATTCAGGACTCTGCTCAACTAGATGAGCAAGTAGTAAGTGTGTTGATGCTCCCTTAACAATTTCAAGATGGGGGATCGGTGCAATATGACAAAATGTAGCCATAATTATTTCCAGTCAGCAAGTTGAGCTTTAGTGAAATCTATAGACTTACCAGGTTCTAGTGTCGCGTCTTTTTTATAAACAAGTGTACAACCATTCTCGTTATCTTCACTGACACTAATTGTACAGTTGCGACCACGGTAGTTCTCATGCATATAGGTAAGAAGTTCTCTAGCAATCATCTCACAGGACATATTATTAAGTTGAAGCGTGCCTGTATTATATAGGCCTTCTAACTCACGCTTCAACAAAATAAATTCAACATCACGGTCATCGTGAAACACCTCTAGCTCCACTTTGAAATGGAACATATGTCGGTGTGGATATCCTAGAAACGATACTTCAGCAAGTTTAGGGTCTGATGTTGCAGCTGGGTACTTGTGGATACCCTCTTTCTGAAATGTTACCCATATACTAGTGCTTATCATTACCCCACTCCTCTCTCAAATTATACATATATTTTCTTGCTTCTACAACCTGATTGTATGTTAAACTAACACACTCTGTTACACCTGAAAATTTATAAGTTTTATCTGTTACACCAACATACTCTTCTACCCAAATATTCTTTGGATATTTTTTCAAAAGAATCTTTTCTTGTTCTGCTACCTGCTCATACTCGTTCCAGGCACTTGCTATGACTCTGATATTAAAATCATCATATTGTTTTGGATCGTTCTTGAATCTGATACTCTCTTCTTCTGAAAACCTCTTCATAACATCACCGTACTTGGTAATGCCAAACTTATAAAATTTCTTACCTGACTGTTTATGTGTAAACTCTACAAAGTAAATTTTCATAATAAAAACCCGCTGTTTGTTAGACAGCGGGTTATCTCACGTTTTAGTGATTAGGCGTGACGTGTGAAAGCTTGGTTACCGACCAAACGGTAAGCCAAAGCCACCATACGACGTGATGGTGTACCAAGACGGTAAGCAGTCTTACCATTCTTAGTTTTGTTGGTGTAGATGGAGTAACCTTCTGCACGCAACTCAGATACACGTGCTGCCAAGTTAGTTACTTGAAACAAGCCAGCTGCCTGTGCTGCAGTGATTTCTTTACCGGACTTGAAAAAGCCAATTAGTTTCTCATGCTGTGTCATTCTTTACTTCTCCTATTTCATGTTAAAAAGATTATTTAATTACAGGGTCACCGTCTCTCAAAACAAGATTTGCTGCTAAGAAGTCGAGACGTTTAGAAGATGTAGTCGACTCTACTTCCTCAATGAACTGCTGGATCTTGTCCCTGTGTTGAAACTGCCCCAGTAAGAGTAGCATTGCACTTCTCTTAGCATCAACACTTTCTGCAGCCCATACTTCTTTTGCAAATACTGACAAATCTTTCATAGCTGACAATTGTATGTTAGTTAATTAATGAAGTCAACTCTTCATTGACTGCAATTTAATGTTATCAAAGAACTCTTGCTTAACACTATTGTTATGGAACAGACCATGTACAGCTGATGTCTGTGTCATTGATGAGTGAGCCATGACACCACGGTTATCCATACATCCATGAGTAGCTTCGATGTATACGGCAACGTTCTCTGTGTCAGTTGCCTTCATAATCTCCTTAGCAATCTGATTAACCAATTCCTCTTGTAGTTGACCACGACGTGCACACCACTGAGCAAGACGAACATACTTTGAAAGACCAATAACACGACCTGTAGGAATGATACCAATATAACAAACACCCTTAACAGGCTGATGGTGATGTGAACACATAGAACGGATCTCAGCGCGCACTACAAGCATACCTTCAAATCGGTTCTCACCTTCGTTAGGGAAAGAAGTTACATCAGGCATAGGTTCATAACGACCTGACATTAGTTCATACACATACATCTTAGCTAAACGCTTAGCGGTATCCTTGGAGTTAGGATCATTCTCTGTATCAATGATGAGTGAGTCTAGTACCTTCTGAAACTTCCACTTGACTTCTTCTACCAAAACTGGTAGCTCGTTATCGTAGACGTACTTAGAGATGTTATCACTAGCTTTAAACTGTGCCTTATCAGCTTTGATACGTTGCTTAATTATTTCTGATACTTGCGTAATAGCAATTTTTGCGCCTTCATTACTCAACTTCGTCTCCTGCTGTGATTGCTCCGATGGGGTAGATGACATTTTGTGTATTATACCTTTCTTTCAGTTCTTTAGGGATAGCTCGGTCTCTGTTAAAGTAGAAGTTGAGTAGCTTTTGATTGATCATCGAAGGTACATTATTGTACAACGGATCAAGATTGAATCGAAGATTGCTAGGCCACTTTCCTGTGAATTTAAACTCCAGGAAAGCGATCCTATGCTTCTTGTTAAATGGATCAAAGTCTACATAATCATATTGCTTTGAAATAATACTTATTTTATTCTCAACAGATTGCTGCATCATAATATAAAAACTCCAATCAATTAACAGTGTTCCACACTCTACTATGTTTAGGAATAAAATTCAACAGAAAGTTCATCTGGTCAGCTAGAATGTTTCTGTTCTGAAGAATGAGTGACTCAGCCTTATCCGGTATATATGGAACATACAGCAAGAGCATATTAGCCTCTTCTGGTGTTCTGTCATCTTTTTTATTGTTACATTTCTTACACGCTGTAACACAGTTCATCCACGATGTAGGACCTTTTCTTGATTGTGGAATAATATGATCTTTAGTTAGTTCATGGTCACCAGAACTTTTACCACAATAAGCACAGGTATGTAAATCACGTCTAAACAAATTACGATTGGAGAATGCAGGTGATCTACCTTTGTACTTGAACTTTGATTTGAGAGCAATGATTGACGATACCTCCACAGTAGATTGCTCTCCTGTCATACGAGATATTCCACCTCTGAACATAAACTCCTCATCACCAAACTCCCATGCGATGAGTCCTTTACATTTCAATACTACGGCATCTTGCCATGTAGTCCAATTGTTTGGAAGTCCACTATTATCTAAAGTTAGAATTAAGTTTTGCATTTTCTTCTTTCAGTACTTCAATTTCAGACTCGAGTTGTTGAATACGATTCAATGCTTCTAATAAAAGTTTAGACAACCCTTGTGGTGAATACATCACCTGGTTGTCTAGCTCTTCTGCTTTATTCTCTAACTTAGAATTAAGATCCATTTTTTTGTTTGGAGCGGGATATCAGAATCGAACTGATAACCGAAGATTGGAAATCTGCTGTTTTACCATTAAACTAATCCCGCATTGATTGGTCCGGCGTGAGGGAATCGAACCCCCATTAAGAGTTTAGAAGACTCCTGTCCTATCCGTTGAACGAACGCCAGGTGTTTATTTAACGCTATAATACTCTAAAAGAGTTTCAAGAGCGTTGATATATCTTAGGTAGTCTTTGTAATCTCTACGATCTGCTTCATTGAGTATAGACATACTATCCAGTCGATTCAAGTCTACTCTAAAAATTTTGAGGTCTTCATATAGAACATCCCATATGAGACGATTGACTGTATCATCACTGAGTTCTATTTTCATTTAAACACCATAGGCTTGAAGGGTTTATCAAACTTTTCACTTGGTTTGTAATCTGCTTTAACATCGTTAATATCGAAGTTGATTGATATCATATCAGAATTATCATCCAGAGAGATAGTAAACGATTGTATCTCATGAAAGTGATTATAAATGTCAATTAGTTTTTCTATCTGATCTCTTCGAAGCACTATACTCATATCATCTCCTATTGGTACCCAGAACCGGACTCGAACCGGTACGCCCTTTCAAGCGGCAGATTTTAAGTCTGCTGTGTCTACCATTCCACCACCCGGGCTTTAATTTGGTGCCTCGTGATGGAATCGAACCACCGTAACCACCGTGTAAGGATGGAGTTCTACCATTAAACTAACGAGGCTAGATGTTGACAACTTATCCTATTATACGCGGTCAACAAACGCGAGTGTGTGGTGCGCATGGAGGGACTCGAACCCCCACCCCGAAAGACTAGTTCCTAAGACTAGCGTGTCTACCATTTCACCACATGCGCATTTGTTTATTATTTCTGGCTATCGCCAGGAATAATCCTGTAGTTGTCCTCAACACTATCAGCAGTGCTCACTTCGACTACTGTTCCAGGTTCAATACAAACTAACCTATGAGGTGTACCAGCATAATTATGCCATGTATCTCCTACCTCAAGATTACAAAACTTTGTCGAACCATCTTCTAGATTAATCCAGTCGACCTGAAACCTACCACTCTGAACATACCACTGTTCATCTTTATGTTCATGATAATGCATTGATGTCTTTGCTGCTGGTCTATCAAAGTTTAAAAACTTGCAGCAATACTGATCGGTCGATGCCCATATAAGTTCATGGCCCCAACCCTTATCAACTTTACCAAATAATTTAGTCATAACCATTCCTATAATTGGTCTGAGTGGAGAGGATCGAACTCCCGACCTCCTGCTCCCAAAGCAGGCATTCTACCAGGCTGAACTACACTCAGATGGTGCCCCTTGACAGAATCGAACTGCCAATCCATGATTACAAATCAAGTGTTATACCATTTAACTAAAAGGGCTACAGATTATCTAAAATCTTTCTTGATACTTTTTCTACATCTCTCATATTACGCTCACCAAGAATAACAACTGCAAAATGCTCACCATTCTTAGTAACAAACATTGTTAAGCACTTACCAGCTGGATTGGTGTATCCAGTCTTGGAGATCTCAATCTCTTCGTATTCATTCAGTAGATGAAAGTTAGTATTGTTTACTGTAATCACTCTATAACTACTGAATGTTCTTGCTTTCTTTTTCTTCTTCTTTGCTGTTGCCTTCTTTACAGAAGGTTCTACCAACATGAAGCTAGTCATAGAAGCAATCTGTTTGATTTTAGGGTAGGTCGAAGCATAATGCAACAGCTTTGTAAGATCTTTTGCAGTACTTTGATTTCTAGGACTAAGACCAGAAGGATCATCATACGTAGTATACTCCATGCCCAGGAACTTGGATGTTACATTCATCATATCAATAAAATGATCTCTACCACCTGGAAAACTTCTTGCAAGAGCTTCTGCAGCGTTGTTGTCACTCTTAATCAGCAGGAGAGCTAACAACTCGTCTCTTGTTCTTTGCTTGGATGGAATGTTCTTGAATCCTTTATAAGGAACTTTTTCATCTAGGCTAACTTCACTTTCAAGGATTACAATAGCAGTCATCAACTTTGTAACACTTGCAATGGGTCTTACCTTATCTGAACCTTCATCTATCACAATTTCATTTTTTGAATAGTTATATACGTACTGGGTTGCTGACAGGACGTTGGTACTGAACAGCAACGCAAAGGAAAGTATTAGTGCTTTCATTATTACCTTTGGAAGTTAACAATAATGTATATATGATGGCGGTCCCAAGGGGTAACGATCCCCTTCTTCGACAGTGACAGTGTCGTGTGCGTCCATGAACACTTTGGAACCTTATTTCTTTCTCCTCAGAATCATACCTACGTAAGTGCCACAGAAAGCACCTAGGCATGCAGGAATGAGAAGCCAGTGATTAGTAGTATAGTTGATTACTGCTACACTGGCAACAGCAAATACAATCACAGCCCATATACTAGATGCAAGTGGCTGCTCATTCTGTATTGATCTTAGATAGTATGTGTAAAATATATCTGTAAAGAATAACGCTAAGAACGTAAATATTACTTCCCACATACTACCCTTTCTAATTTGGCTGACCAGGGTGGGCTCGAACCACCGACATTCTGATTAACAGTCAGATGCAACTACCAACTGTGCTACTGGTCAATAATCTTGGAAGGCTACTCATTCCCATAAGCCCCCTCCTGAGCAGTTACTCTGTCCATCACATTTACTTTTGGTTAAACAAGGTGTGATACCCACCTACGATGTTTCTATCACTCATGTCAGTGAGTTTTGAGGTCCGTGATCGTATGCACCCTGGCGTTCTGGTTAGTGCCAATACACCCCCGTTAATAACGTAGACGGGACTACGGGATTCTTTTGGCCGGTGTAGACACATTGAGACATCACTCTCTCCCGCTACTCCGTTTACTATAAGGGCTGTTCGCTACTTTGATGGTTGATATACCATTGTTTCACTACTTTGTTTTTACAGGCCCCTAGTCGTCCTTCCCACTGGACTCTGCTCCTGCCAAACCTTTATGTTACCATTTGAAATGCTGGCTGCACTATTTGCTATCGACTCACTGGAGTTACTCGAGATAACCAGATATTGTGATAGTTACTCAGGCTTGCGGCCCATGGCTTACAACCAGCATATCAAATGGTACACCGTAGGAGAATCGAACTCCTCTTACTGCCGTGAAAGGGCAATGTCCTAACCGATAGACGAACGGTGCACTAAAACCTTACGCTACATCTTCGTAGCTTTCTTCCTCATCATCATAAAAATCATCTGGATCAGTATTAATAATTACATCTCCAAATATAATCAAACCATCCTCGTACCGTACCTCGAAGTCTCTAGCAAAAGTTACTTCGTTGATGTACTCACGGTCTTCTTTCAGATCACACATCTCAGCAGGGATACATGCAATGCAACCTGCATCTACACCATACTTGAATCCCTTACCATCCCTGTATGTGCCATCACCATACTTGGTACTGAATACAGCAAAGAACTTTCCCGTCTCACTGTCTGACATTACACCACCACGTTCAACAGCTTCGTACATGAAGTAGTTGGTTTCTTTCAGCAGTCTGAAGTACACTTCCTCATTGAGGATGTAGCAGGGGTCTGCAATCACATACTTACCGGCAGCTAATTTCATAATGTTATCCTTTATCAATGGTTACAAATGTATTATCTCTCAAGCACAAAAATAAGTCAACAGCCCTTTCTCCGCTGGCATTGTTTGATACCAAAATAGTAACTATTAACGTGTCTTTGCATGTCTTCGTGATCTACTCCTCTTATATGAGTGCCCGGGGACCTGTTCCTACTTCCCGAGCCGTCAAAATAGTTCTGCGTTGACACACCGTACACTCTATAGTTAACATTCGCAGTATGGTAAGCACCAATTGTTACTACGTGGTATGGTTTGCGTTTAACTTGTTTTAAAACCTGTCCTATACTTTCTGCGCCCTTACTGAATCCATACAGCTGATACTTCTTCTTAGTACTGTTAATAAATTTAACAGCTGTATGCACTTGATTCCAACTGTAAGCTAATGAACATGCTTTATACTTCATTGCATACTGTCTAAAAGCGTTATCATCAAATACATTGTTAATGCCTTTGAATCCAATAACGTAACTGTCACAAGCACTTGCAATGGATGGTAACAACATTAAAATAAAAAGTAATTTTTTCATAATATCCTTTGGTACCTTCGAGTGGGAACGATCCACTGACCCTTCGCTTATCAAGCGAATGCTCTACCACTGAGCTACGAAGGTAAATTGGTGGGAGTGGAAGGATTCGCACCTACTCACCCGAAAGAACTGATTTACAGTCAGCCGCGCCTCTCTAACTGCGCCGCACTCCCATTCAAACTTTGGTGCTGCCTCTAGGAATCGAACCTAGTTCATGTCCTCTTCAGGGACCTGCTATGACCACATCAGCTAAAGCAGCATTGGGGTGTCTTACGAGTATCGATCTCGTACCTCGAGTTTCACAGACTCGAATGCAGGCCACTACACTAAAGACACCATTGGCCGGTCTTGCAGGAATCGAACCCACACCTCAACGTCCGTAGCGTTGCGTAATCTCCATTTTACTAAAGACCGAATACTTGGCAGGGGCACTTGGAATCGAACCAAGGACGACTGGCTCAAAACCAGTTGTTATACCATTTCACTATACCCCAATAGATACCATATAGAAACACACTCTTGGATCCTCGTAACAGTAATCCATAACCCCGGGCGTCATTATGTGTTTGAATGTGTTTGTATATGGTAGGTGCGGTGAGACTCGAACTCACAACTTATCGGTTAAAAGCCGATTACTCTAACCAGTTGAGTTACGCACCCATCATCTTATCACTCTTGTCACTGTCCATAACAGGACTCCTTTCTAAGAATTTTTATCAATAAAATATAACAATACAACAACTAAAAAGATTACTGCAACAGCCCCATTTTGGTTCTCCTTGTTAGTGGAGCGGATAGTCGGGTTCGAACCGACGACATTTTGCTTGGCAAGCAAACATTCTACCACTGAATTATATCCGCGTTGGTAGTAGGTAAGAGATTCGAACTCTTCCGTTGCAGCCCATCTGACCGCTCTCCCAGGCTTATAAGACCTAGCCGCACACCAGTGCTACCTACCGTTGTTTCTGGCCTCGGTGTACGGACTCGAACCGCAACAAACGATTTTGGAGATCGCTATGCTACCATTACATCACACCGAGATTATTTTTTAATCAATGGGTTCTCAATAGGCTCATCAACATAAGCACCCATCTCTTCACTAATCCTAACCATTTCAGTTAAAGCTTCTTCTGTGGTTAGCTTATCATAATATTCATTCTTCATTATTGCTTCATCAAACTTTTCTTGATCAGTCTTTTTCTTCTTATTGAATATACTATTCCAATTAGAATCAAACGTTTTCTGATCAACACTATAAGGTCTTGGTTTACTTCCTTTACCACTCATATAGCCTCCTGGAGCAACGGGTCAGATTCGAACTGACGGTTTTAGAGTTTTGCAGACTCTTGCATTGGGCCTCTCTGCCACCGTTGCATTAACTTTTAAATGATATGTCACCACCTTCTGCCTTGATTCGTAACTTTACATCCTCAAAAGAGATTGGTGCAAAGTCAGTTTGTTCAACACATACACAGTGGTATCGAGGATCGATAACTTGCTTTTTAACATCATACGGTCTTGGATCATACGGACTAGACTCTTGCACAGTAACTGTTTTCATTACTCGGTTACTATGAGTATGACCGTGAATATTTGTTCCAAATCTATAAAGGTTACTTTCATGAACTGGAATATGACTTAATATCATTCCACTCATTACATGATAACCACGAATATCTCTGAAGTAAGGTGTATAATCCTCTAGCTTAAAGATATCGTGATTACCTTTGATTAAAACCTTATCACCATTAAGCAATCCTAGTATCTTTAATGCTTTCCGATTTATTACTACATCTCCAAGATGATACACCTTGTCTCTTGGTTTGACAACAGAGTTCCATTTTTCAATCATAGCTTCATCCATATCATTTGGATCATCCCATGGCCGAAGCTTGGTTCCATCGTCTCTAAGGAAACGACAAACACCAGCATGACCAAAATGGGTATCGCTAACTAAAAATATATTTGCCATTTCTTCCTCCTTAGTTGGTGGAGAATACTGGATTCGAACCAGTGGACCCATTACTGAATCGACGGTTTAGCAAACCGCTGCCTTAAGCCTCTCAGCCAATTCTCCATATAAAAGTACACTAGGGTGTAGCAGCCCCACCAGGATCCCTACTGTAGTGGTTAGTGTACTTTTATATGGTGGAAGCTGTGAGATTCGAACTCACGGACCGCGCAAACGATCGACGGTTTTCAAGACCGCTGCCTTAAACCACTCAGCCAAGCTTCCAATGGATCCTAATTGTTAGAGAGCTAAAAAAAAACCCGAGTCGTTTTGCTCGGGTCTTGGAATATACGGAGTATACTATGACCCTATGATATCTCGCTCCATGAGTCGGCGCGATATCCTGGCTTCGTAAAGCCATTAATGGAAATCTGGGGGGTTGTATGTATCTGTATCATTATTCCAATGGTCCTGCAAAAAAAAGTAATCGTACTACTATATATAAAAAATGTCAACGTAAATCAAACTTTTACTAAAAATATTTTAGTTTTTTCTTGATCTTTCAATTTCAGAATCAAGTTCTCTAAAAGCAGCCTCTCTATTCTTAGAACTTTTGCGAGCGTTGTTGAACAGCTTACGACCTTGATCTTCAGATAGCTTGAGCATTACATAAGCTCTATAACCGCCACCTTCTTTAACCACAACAAGTTTTTCACGTGTATACATTGATAGCACCTGTTCCGTAACTTGTTTAGATACTCGATCAACCTCACGTTCTACATCCTTAACCTTGGATGAACTATCTTCTATAACAGATTCTCGAACTATTGATTCTACCTTAGTACTGATACGGTTAGCCAGTTCTACTCGTGCATTTAACATTGCTTTATCAATTGCAAACTGCATGTCCTTAGATATATCAGTTGCAGTAACAACAACATCAGTACTGTCTTTCTGAGGCTCGGATGCAAACCAGTCTGGAACAAGACCAGTTGATTCTGGAACTTTGGTCATCTTATTACTAGAACAAGCACCAAGAGCCACTACCAACATCATAATATAAAATTTGTTCATATCAATCCCAAAGATTTTCATAATATTTGCCAAACAGTTTGAACCCATTGGTTATACGGTTCTGAACTTTCTGACGCGCTTCCCAATCACAGGTACGGTTACCTGAATTAACCATAGTATACAACTTTTCCATTTTATTTGTCAACGAATTAAGATGCTCTTCATCAGTTTCTACAAATTCAGACTTGCCCCATTCACCAGTCCAGAACTCATCGTCCCAGCTATCATTAAGTTTGCACTCGAAGGCAAATATCATTTCATCAAGTACCCAATCCCACCGCTTGAAATGGTTACCATCGATATCCCACTCATCTTCCCTAGGTGGAGCCGAAGAGCTTTTCAGTTCTTCAGGGACATCATCATCATCAACGTTAGGAGCTCCATGCTTAGTTTCCTTGAGCTGTTTTAACATCGGTAAGATGATATGAGCAAGTGTATGGTCCATTGACCATGTATCATAATTGTCAATTCTGACGCTTATCTTTTGCTTTCTAAACTTCTCAACCCAAAGACAAGCCCTCATCAACAAAGAATAATCGTCCTTACCAGCAAGCCACTCACCAAACTTGTACACACGATCGTCTTCCCTGTCCATCCAGAACAAAATAGTTCTTGCAATCTGGAAAGGACCGACCCAATTCTTGTATGGTCCAATGTATACACGCATTATAGATCTCCGTAAATCATCCAATCAAGGAAAAAGTATATGGCAAAGAAGCCCACAACAAACACAATTATCCACTCTGTAAACGTAAATTGTTTACGGAGTCTGTAGTGCCAGTCATATCCTAGCAGCTTCTCGTACCAACGTTCAATCACTTTCATAATCAATCTCGTTAATCAGATCTAACTTCTGTTCATCTGTCCAGCTACGAAGATAGTCATTATCCTCGTCGAACATTCTAAGGTACTCATCCTGAGAGATTTTTCGAGCTCCAAGAATGTTAAAGTCTATATGTTTCTGGCTAAGCTCTTTCAATGAACCATTATCCATAACAACTTCATCACATGCATGTTCCGCTTGCTTTGCACGAACTACAAATTTGATATGGAACATGCTGATACCTTCAACAACATATAGGTCACCCTCAGCTTTAGTTAAGCTGTACGATCCATCTTTAAGATCTTTCCATTGTAATGTGTCACCAATCTTGAATCCACTACCTTCAAGTATTTCATCGTTAAGTTCAATGTAAAGTTCACCGTTCTCAGTTTCTTTAACAGGTAATGTCCAAGATTTCATATTATCTCCAATAGTGGTGGGCCGTTTGGGATTCGAACCCAATGCCGATCGATTATGAGTCGATTGCTCATACCAAATGAGCTTCCGGCCCTGAATTAGTGGGAGGCTACTGTTTTCCACGCTAGCCCCTCCCTCGAGTTGTTACCCTGTCCATCCCTTTTATTCTGTTGTCTGTGTGCAGAGGGATACTGCCTATCAGAGTCTGAGGGGTTGCCTCGCTAACGGTTTTCTGCCACCGGATCTCTATCGCTAATCAAACGCTACTTTCAGGGAAGTAGTAACCGGATTCTTGCTTCTTTGATTCTGCGAGCTGTCCTACTTAAAGCAGGCTCACACTGGTCGCCCTGAGGTGAAGCGCCTCAGTTACTCTAAATTAATATTAATGCTAACAAGGAACTGACTGTTACATGATGTCGAAGTCATTACCGCATCAAACCCTTGCTGAACTCTCTGCAGAGACAGAACGCACATTTCTGTTTTATTTCAAAATCTTGCCAAACAGAAACATGCTGAGTCTCCCTCACGCTATCTCAACTTTCGTGACTCCTCAATGCTAATTCTATCACACAGGGTAAGTACCTGTGTTTCCTAGCAAGGCACACATCACAGAGAATGTTTCTGTTTTACTATTCTGGTTATGATAACCGCTACCCAGCATGTCGTACTGGTATCACAGTTAGTTGGGTTACCATATTGAAACACACTGCTGGATTCGAACCTTCACCCGGCATTAGGGTTACACCACCTCTCGTGCCCTTGAGGATCAGTGTGCTTCAATATGGTGCGTTGAAGTGTCGCACCCCACTTTAATACTTATACTCGAGCCAGTGCTTGATCCAGACGAGCCTTAGCTACATCTGCACCAACAAAGCGCTTGTAGTAGTAAGCGTTAGCATACGTGATGCTAAGAGTCTTTGCTACGTCCTTTGCGCTCAGACCTTGACCGTACAGGTTTACTGCCTGAGTCTTCAGATCCACGGACTTTGTCTGTGGCTTCTCTGTCGCTACTGGATCCGGATTGCGAGCCAGTTTGCGCTTGGGCTTTTTTGAGAATACATTGTTGAAAGCCTCCAGTTGCTGCTCCGGGGTATAACCTGTGTCCGGATCCACTTTAGATTTTGTTACCATAATATAAACTCCTATCAATTAATCATTTAATTTAACAGCTTGATCATTATCGTCAATTAACGAAATTAGGTCAACACCTTTAAAACACGCATGAACTGTGGTTCATAGCAAGTCTTTTTAAAATAGTAACATCAGTTTCTGACAAAATTCCTTGTTGTTTATATAACTCTGCATCTTTCAACGTCTGCTTCAGCATTGCTGGCTTGTGCTTGAAGCAGTTCACAGCCTTGATAAAGTTATCGCGAAGAGACTCGTTATTCACAATCTATCTCCTTCAACTGCTTAGCAATAGTATTTGTCATTACATAGACTGCTGTTAAGACAGCCATAGGATTGTCAGATGCTTTGGCAACCATCATTGCATACTCAAAGGCCTCCTCAATGGTTTCACGATCAGCCATCATAGGACTGTGAATAGCCTGCATGATCTCGTTCAATGTCATAGTGTCCTCCATTTCAAAAGAGATACCACTATAACGTTTGATAAAAATTAAGTCAACATCAACTATTTCTGCGGCTTTTTAGGCATATCGTTATAGGTTCCCCATGGAAGTCTTAATGCGATGTCGACGTCATCTGGACCTCCGTTATCAATCCACATTTTTGATATGTTCAACATAATGAAGCCTTGCTCAACAACATATCTAACTTCGTATCCAGAATGGTCATATACACCATCTGGTGCCCAAGGAAATTGCCTCCTAATGTGTCTACCGGCTGGATCAAAAGGAATCTTTTTGATCTTTCCACCAGATAGCCAGACGTGTGTTCTTTTTATCACGCAAAAAGATCCTCATTCCACTCACGATGACCCTCACGGAAAGCCATGTTGCTTTGTGTCTCTCGTACTTCTACACGATAGCACCACAAACGCTTAGCTTCACCCACACCCCAGTAGTCTGGAATATATACACCGTTCATATACTTGTACAGCTGATCAGCAAGACCTTCACAGCCAAGTTTAGGAAGAATGGTTAGCTTGGCCATCTTCTTCTCCTGCAGAATCTTGTATGTTTCCAGCTCAGGATCATCTTCTGCAACAAGCAGGGTGTGATCAAATTGATCTTGTAGTACTTCTTTAAGCTCTTTCAATCCACCATAATCAGCTGCCCAATTACGAACATCAAGATCATTAGTACCGAAATAAAACTTCATCGAAAAACTGTAACCATGAATAAGGTTACAGTGCGAGTCAGCACGCCACTGACGGTATGCTACTGGAAACGCATCTACATATTCTTTCGTAGACACGTACTTATATTTAATTGGTTGATTCATTTTTCTCCCACCAGAAGTTAACCCACTCTTTATCTACGTTTCTATCTATTTGTCTGAACCAAAAGTCCGGAGTAACCAGATCCTGTGCTTTATTATAAACCACACAAGCTATTTTAACATTTTTGAAAGACTCTCCAAACTTATTACGTATAGTTATGAAAGTTTCACCACTATCAACAATATCATCTATGAAAAGTATTTTACTACCTTCCCATGCATCAACAACAATGTCTGGTGGAATGTATTTTTTATGTGAATCTCTCAATGACCACTCAACAGCCCGAAAAGGAATCTGAAGACGGTGAGAAATAACAACACCAGGAACAAGCCCCCCACGAGAGATTCCAACAACATAGTCAAACTCAATCTTACTGTTTCTGACCTGTGAAACAAGGCAAGCAATTGCTTTTTGGAAATCATTGTAGTTTATATCCATTTAAGTGCCCCAGGCATTTCTCCAGATGTCAACCTGAAGTCTGGGACTATATCTCCAACCACGCTTCATAGCCATCTCTGCAACGGCTTTGTAGTTGCTGAAATAAGTTTGATCAGTACCACCAACAGGCATCAGATATACTTCACCAGCAATACCCTGTTCACGATACGCCGCTACTGCTCTATCAATTTCCTCAAGATCCGTCTCTTTGTCAACGACGAATTTAAAATAAACCTCACCATACCAAGCATACTCTGCGACTACCTTAGGAAGAATAGCTTCCTCCCACTTCTCACCTGATGGACTCAGCTTTGCACTCACAGAAAATACCACTTCTGTTTTTCCATTGAGCTTGCTTGAATACTTAGCCAGGAACTTTTTGAAATCATCTGTGAGCTGTTGTGTACCATTAGTCTCAAAAGTCAAAGACTTCAAAGGTCTCATCGTATCATTCCAAAGCAGATCTTCATACGATCTTTGCCATCCAAGAAGAGGCTCGCCACCGGTAATAATTAAGTGTTCATTCTTCCACTCTTTGTTAGGTAATAGATCTAAAATAGAATCTACGATACTGTCAGTTCTAAGTACAGGAGAAAGATGTTTGAATCTAGGATCCCAGCTGGCATACGAATCACAACCTGTATGTACAAGAGGAAGAGAATCATAGGTCTTATATGCGTCAACATTCATAGCGATGACATCTCGCTCTTTAGAGGCACTTCCTTTTGGCATACCAAAACCACTACACATGAAGTTGCATCCAAACGTCCGTAGAAACACACTAGGAACACCTACATACTTACCTTCACCCTGCAAGCTGTAGAACAGCTCGGCTACTTTAATTTTACTCATATTCAGGCACCTTATAAGATTTTTGACGCTTATTCCTTTGTCTCATTGCTTGATCATAATGAAACTTATTTGCTTTGAATGTAAAGTTAACACCATTCAAATGATCTACTTCGTGTAATACGCACCGTGCTGACATACCAGTAAACTTATCAGTATGCGACTCACCAAAAGAATCCATGTAGCGAATACGTACTAGCTTAGGACGTTTAATTTTGATAAACAGATTTGGATATGTGACACAACCTTCTTCCAGCATAATCTGCTCTGTGGATACATCAGCTACGACTGGATTAAAGATTACTTTTGTTGGATTGGACCATAGTACAAAAGCTCTGTACGGTAAACCACATTGGTTAGCAGAAAGACCAATACCCTTATAGTGGATCATTGTCTCGATAAGGTTATTAGTTAGCTCGTGTGGGTTGATTGGAGGGTTGTTGAAATCAAACCTCTCCAGCTTTGTTCTTAGCAGTGGGTGGTCTGGAGCTACTAAATCATATATCATTATTTCACCATTTGACTAAAGTTTTTTACTTTTTGGAATTTGATTACTGAATGGAATTTATCGAACAGTTGATCACCCTTGTGCGATATTATAAACAAGTTAGTATCAGCGGTCAACGTATTGATTATCTTTAGGAACTCTTCTGTACCATTATTATCTAGTGAACTATCAAACACTTCGTCCATGATTAGGAGATTAGTAGATGCAGAGTTACGAAGCTTGCTGATAGATCTCCATGTAAACAGGAGAGCAAGATCAATACGCATTTTCTCTCCCTCAGAGAACGACTCATAGCTAAAGTCATCACGATGTCTTGATTTAATTGTCTCTTCGAAGTTTTCATTCAATTCAAAGTTAACAAAGAAGTCCATTGCAGCTAAGTATTTGTTAACAAGTTTATTTATTACAGGAATATATTGCTTTATAATCTTAGTCTTAACACCAGAGTCCTTCAGTAGTACAGCTGCAACATCAAGAGCGGATTTATCTTTTAGTAGTTCTTCTTTCGTGTTGATCGCTGCTTTCAAAGTTCTTTTGATCGCATCTAGCTCTTCAGCATCATCCGTTGATTGTACCTCTATGTCTGACTGAAGTGTTGCTATCTCATCCTGTAACAGCTTGATTGTGTTCTGATATATTTTTACTTGAGTGTTGCATTCTTGTATGTAAGACTCTTGTTGTTGAATAAAAGAATGCACATCTGATATGACCATCAACCTCTCATTTAAAGAGTCTAAATGATCTTGTAGTGAGACAAGGGTCTCTTCTACTTTTGTTTTTTGTTTGTTCTTTTCTTCGATACTACCATCTTTAAAGTGAGCATCTATATCTTGATTGCAAGTAGGACAGCTTTCATGGTCTTGTAAAAAGTCAATGCTTTCTGTTATTGATCTTAGTTTGTCTTCACCAGTACGTTTCAAATCAAGGTAGTTAGAATACTTACCTGATACAACGTCCTCATCAACAATACTGCCTTCAAGAAGGGTGATAGTCGTTTTATGCTCCTTGATAACATCAAGAGCTATCTGCATGTTGCCAGCTACTTCTTTAAGCTGATTATTCTTTGCATCAATTGTTGTTTGTTTATTGTCCTTGATTGTAGTAGTCAATCTTTTATGCAGCTCAATTTTATCAACAGCATTTTTAATCTCAAACGATACGCTAGTCAACTCTTCTTTGTTGAGAGATATCTTTTCCTTAAGAATACTATTCATAGTGGAGAAGATTTGGATATCTAATAGATCTTCTATTATCTCTCTACGATGAGCTGCTGGCAGTTGCATGAAAGGAGTGAATGATGCACTACCTAAAATAACAATCTGAGAAAAGGATTTGAAGTTCAGCTTAAGAATATTCTTCTCAAGCATCTCTTGATACTCTCTAACATCTGATGTCTGGTTCATCATATCACCATTACAGATGATATCAAAGACGTTTGGCTTTTGACCTCTACATATTAAATACTGCTTAGAGCCAATTGAGAACTCTAGCTCAACAAGCATTCCCTTCTTATTGATCGAGTTGATCAATTGAGGTTTGTTTATCTTGCGGAAAGGCTTTGCAAAAAGAGCAAAACAGATAGCATCAAGAATAGTACTTTTACCAGCACCATTCTCACCTACTATCAATGTTGATTTTGATTTCTGAAAATTAACTTCTGTCCATACATCACCCGTAGATAGAATGTTCTTCCATCTAATACATTTGAAACTTATCATATATTAAGCTGACTCTATATTGATCGCCTCATTATATAAACTACGTAGAAGTCTGTCTAGTCGTTGTTTGTCAGCAGTTGTTTCTATCTGCTCACAAAATTTAGATAGGATTGTCATTGTATCTTCAGCACTTTCAACAATATCATTATCATCCTGAAGATCCATATGCATGTGATCATCTACCACCTGTAGATCTGCAATACCTGACTTTTCTAGTTTATCAATAAGCATGTCTAATTGAATTGGATTATCTCTGCTTTGTACCACTACCTTAACAAACGTATCTGCTAAATGGCTATAATCACCTAGCTCAAACTTATCATTAAAGAATATTTTGTAGAACATCCTGTTAGGGTTCTGTATAAACTCTAACTCTCTTGTCTCTGTGTCGAAGATGTGGAATCCTCTTGGGTCTTCATAATCAGCCCACGTAAGCTCATAAGGATTTCCGAGATAGTGAATATTGCCAGAGCTTGAACGATGATGAAAGTGACCAGTACAAACAAGATCAAATCGTTCGAATATTTTAGAATCAAATCCATGGTCGTTTACCTGTCCTTTATACATTTGGAAACCAGCTAGTTCAAGATGACCAAAGCATACTTGCGCTCTAGTATTCTTGATCATACCCATGACATCGTTGTAGTTGTCTGCACATATCCATGGCAGCATCAAGATGTCTAAACCTGCATATGTTAACTCAACAGGGTCACTATAAGGTGATATGTTGTCATAATCAGCTAGTAATAGCTCTGGAGAGTTTATTGAGTTTGTGTTCTTGTAGAAAACGTCGTGATTACCGACGATAACATCGAGCCTAATTTTCCGATCACGTAAAGGATCAAAAAAGTACTCGCGGCAATTGTTGAGAGTAAGATAGTTAATGTACTTGCGACGATCAAACATATCGCCAAGATGAATAACATTCCGTATTCCTCGTTCATCAAGTGTTGGAAAAAACGATTGGTCGTAGAATTTCTTAAAATGTTTGTCGAATGCTCCATGGTCTCCCCTTGCACCAAAGTGCGTGTCCGTTATTAAAGCTATCTTCATTATTCCTCAACAAATTTATCAATACCAGTCTTCTCTGCGGGCTTTCGCTTCTTCTCTAGATTATCCTCGAAAGACTTAATAAAGTCACTCATTTTCTCATTCTCAAACATATTGTTAGTTGGACCACCATCAAACATATCTCCATCCTGTAGATCAAACAACTCCTCTGATATAGCCGAGTTCTTATATACCTGATGTTTAATATACAGGTGTTTCTTTTCTTTCTGTATCCGTCTTAGAAAAGCAAAGTAGATTATCTGAGTAAAATATGCAAAAGGGTTTGTGGATTTATCTGGATCAAAGTTATCAATATACATGATGCAGTTTTCAATTCCATCTGCAATCATCTCATCACGATAAGAATAGTTGATAAAGTTTGGTTTGGTAGCTAGTCTATTTGCAATTAACAATATACACTCACCAAGATAGTTTGGTAAAATAGGCTTCGTTTTGTTTTGTTGCTCAGCATCTCTTACTGTCTGCTTGTATTGTTTGATGGCTTCGTAGAATGTTTTATTGTCAATGTAGTTAGTTGTCATATCAGTGCATACTATTATTAGGATTAAGTCTTTCCATCATTGCTGTGAGCACATCTGTATTTGTATCATTTTGATTGTCTTCTAGCTCTGCAATACTTTCTAGCTCAATATCTATGCTTTCATCAACCTCTTTAATGTAGGATTGAAGAACAGCCTCATAATAATTAGCCATAGACTTTCTAGCAGCAAGTGATACAATTACATTTTCCTTTTGGAAGGATATAGTTCTACTCTCAGCAAAAGGCATATATCTTAAAAGTCCTATCACAGGACGTTCACTTCTTGGTGAAAAGATATAGTTGATTGTGAAGGGATCTTCGATGAGAACATCTTTCTCATCCTCGTGAATTACATGACCAATGATTTCACTGTTATTTTGAAGCTTAACTATTTTAATCATTGCTATCCTTTAAAGGTATGGAATATGTTTTATACTCAAACTTCTCTTCATTATATATTTTTATTCTTTCCACAAAATGATTCAAGGTGTAGTTACGTCGTTGCTTCCACTGTAAATTATCCGCTATGTCGAAAAGAGTGGCTTTATCTTTTCTACTTCCCTTTCGTAGTCCACGTCCGATGGATTGTAGGTTTCGGATCCTTGATTTTGAAGGTGAAGCGAAAATGATATTGTGCAGGTTTGTAATATTGACGCCAGTAGAAAAAGTACCATAAGAAGCGACAATAATCGAACCAGTTTCCATTTCCACAGCTCTTCTAATATCATTTCGGTTCTCACCACTAATCTCACCAGAAACGAAATACAGCTGGATGTGATTGTTTTTATTTTGCTTGATAAGATCATATAGTGCTTTTCCGTGTTTGTCAACATACTGATATAAAATAAGGGTGTTGCCTTTGAGTTGTAATGATAGGTCTGCTATAAATTTGTTTCTAGCTTGATGATTAATTAGGAACTCAATTTCATCTCTGTACGGAGCTACTTTCATTAACTTCTTATAGTAGTCATCATATTCCAATACAATAGCTTTGATTCTGAATTCGGATAGATATTTTTGCTCAATCAAATCAGCTGTAGTTGTTACTTTCTTGACTGTACCAAACAAACCCTCGAGTACTAATTTATGAGTCTGCGACCCATCTAGTGTTCCTGTGAATCCAAACCTATACTTGCAGTTGAAAAGATTCTGCATTATAGATGTAAGAGACTTTGCTTTGAATAGGTGAGCTTCATCTCCTATCACCACATCAAACTGCTGAAACCATTTACGTGGTTGATTATATATTGACTGCCATGTTGATATGTATATTGATTTATCTTCGTCCTTTTCCTGACCAGAGAATATCATGTGGCAATTGGACTTTGAATCATAGCCATACTCTTCAAAATCAGAATACATCTGATACACTAAAGATGTGGTGGGTACAATCAATAGCGTTTTAAGATTGAAGAACCTGCAGAGAAGATATATTATTAATGACTTACCAGAAGCTGTAGGAGATAATAGTAAAGATCTTTTTTTCTTTATTGCATGCTTGAAAGCTGCTATCTGATAATCTCTAGGGTGCTTTGTAAGGTTGATTGATTTAAAGAACTGCTCAACATCAACCTCATCAGTGTCATCTGAAAAATCAGAAAGCAGATCTACAGGATAATCATTTTGTTTTGCAAAGTCTTTAACATAATCTATCAATCCTGTGTAGATGTGATGCGTACCAGAGTTGAACAACCGTATCTTACCATCCCATCCTTTCTTTCTCACTGAAGGAATGAAACGAGCACCAGGTACCTCAAACGTAAAATAGTCTGAAAGCTCTTGAGCAACACCATCATTACAATGAACCTTAATATAGGTTTCGTTATATCTCTCTAACTGTATCATACACCCATTTTAAACTTTTCCCACTCAATAGCATTTTTCAAAAGATATCCTCTGTTATTGAGTGTACGTATAATGTTTTCGATAATTTCTAACTTGTCTTCTGTTAGCTGTATTCTTTGTTGTATAGTCTGAAGATCATCATCTGATTCAAGATAAATTGGAATGTCAACCTTAAGTATCTTCAGTGGTTGCGGACTCCAACCATGCTCTTCTAACTCTTCCTGGGATAAGATACCCTGATAGTATTGATGTTTGAGTTTGTATAGTTTTTTGAAGTCACCGTTAAGTTTGGTAAGCATTGATTTAGCTAGGAACAGCTCCTTCAAATACTTTGAGTGTAATTGAGGAATACGCAGTGACTCTTTTCCCAGCTCAGTTTTATCAACATCACTATCTCGCTCCCACTCAATTATAAGTTCATCAGTCTTCATACAATCCTCCCATTTAGATCATATGATACATTATTAATCAAACAAGGTCAACTGTATTTTTCAATTTTATATTTGATATAGTCGAAGGTAACCGAACATTGTATGTAAGAGATATCGGAAGAAACAGTTGTAAAGTTTAATTGGCCAAGACTGGAAGGAAATGCATCATAAAAAGTAACTTCAAGGTTTGGGTTCTTAGCGCTAGAAAGAATCATTAACTTAATATCTGATCTAGCTCTAGAATTATAATCCGTTACTAACTTATTGTCAAGTCTATCTGTTGATGTTGGGTCTATTGATTCTGGGCCGGCAATGGAAATAATCCAATTCCATATTTCTAGATAGTTTGTTAGATCCTCATCAACTATGAACTCAACTGTAAGAGGAGCGTAGTTAATATGGTCACCTGGGATAGGAATTTTAACAAACGGGGTGGGCACATCTATAGAACCCTCAAAAGATAACCCAGGGATTGAAATACCTTGAAGGAAGAAGTTCAGCGAAGGAGCTCTCTGCAGAGCCATTCTGAAGTTAGATGATGCTAAGAAGTTTCTATTTACTGGTGTATTTGTAATGGCACTCATAGTATATCCTTTTTTACTATTTATGCAAATAAAAAGAGAGGATCCGAAGATCCTCTCAAAATTGCTGCTATGTTATATTGTAATTTTTATAAACAATTACATTAGGTTGTCAACCATGAGTCTACGGTAGTAAACGTTAGAATCTTTGGTTAGAGCACCTAGACCAGCTGTCGAACCTTCAGCAAATGGGTTTGCAACCATTCCGTAACGAGTCTTAAAGCCAATCTTAGGCTGGAAGCTGTCAGGATCAACTGCACGAACCATTTGTAGAGGAACGTATGGGCAATAGAACAGACCTGCGTCGAATGCAGATGCGCCTTTGTAACCAACAGTCATGTAGTTACCAGTTGCATATGGATCGATGTAAACACGGATACGACCATTTAGAACACCAGCGAAAGTGTTACCTGTGTCATCAACGTTTAGGTTGTTGCTGTTTAGAGCAGGAGCGTAATCAAGAACACCAGCCATCTGAAGTGCAGAAGCAACGTCAGAAGAACAGATGATCATGTTACCTTTACCACGACGTGTAGCCTTGGCAATTTGGTTAGCTTCACGCTCAACTTGGAACATTAGACCCTTGAACTTCTCAACGCTCCAACGACCGTTTGAGTCTGTGTCAAGGTCAAAACGACCAGCTGTTGTTGTATTCTCAGTAGCACCACGTGTAGCAGTAACATTGATTGTACGAACAACTTCACGGTTGATCTCAGCAAGGATCTCTGAAGAGAGAATGTTGCTTAGTTCTGTTTCAGCATCTAGACCATGGATTGCTTTCAGATCTTGTGCAAGTTCCATTGTGTACTCAGCTTTTAGAGCACGTGACTTAGCTGTTACAGTTACTTTCTCAATCGAGAAAGCCATTTCAGCAAAAGAAACGTTACCTGAAGTACCTAGAGCTTCTGCTTGCGCTGTAGACATACCTGAACCGAAGTTGTAGATACCTGTTTCAGCAAGGTTAGCAGTACCAGTTGTTGTGTTACCAGGAACACCACCAACATGCTTCTGACCTAGTGTGTTAGCACCAGTAACAACAGAAGAGAATGATGAGTTAACTTCATTGTAGAAGTTCTCAACACCGCTATTGGAGCTGTTGCTATACTTGGAACGCATTGCGAAGATCAAACCGGTAGGACCAGTCATTGGCTGAACGCCGCAGATGTCATACGCAATTAGATTTGGCATTGCACGGCGAACTAGAGAGATAAGAACTGGATCGAAAGTATCGATATCAGCACCAGTTGCATTAGCAGCTGTCTCTGTAAGTGTTTGTGGAACGTATTGATTGGCTTCGCGAAGTGCCTTCTCTGTGTTCTCTAGAACAACAGCGGTAACGCTTCTACGATGCTGATCTTTAATAGGAGCTAAATCTGGGTGAGTCAGAATAGGATCCCATTTTGATTGTAATTCTTCAGCTAACATCATGTTACTTCTCCTTACGGGGTTGATAAAATCTTTTTTATTTATGCTTTATTAATTCTTGAGATCGCAGAAAAGTAACGCTTAACTGATGGATCTTGGAATCTAACTGAAGTATCTTCAGCTAAATCGTTGTTACCAATTGCATTATCTTCTTCTGTTGTTGAAACTGAAACTTGCTGTGTTGGGAAATAGTTTTCCTTAACAAGTAACAATTTCTTTTTGTAGTTGTCTGCTGAGTCGTAATCGATGCCTTCTGCAAGCTGACGTAGTTTTTCAACTTGTGTCATTACTAGGCCTTCTGATACTTCAGCAAAAATCTCTTGAACATTGTACTGGCTGATAGACTTGGATAGTTCAATGTTTTCAGAAATCTGAGAATTGAGTTTGTCTTCTAGCTCTTCAACCTTGGCTGTAAGCTGCTCGAGAACATCTAGCTTGTCTTCCGGAATCTCGATATAGTTTTCAGCAAATAGATTCTTTAGACCGTCCATGAAATCTTCTGTGATTTCAGACTTAAGTGAATGCTCAATTGCAACTTCATTTTCCTTCATCCACTGCTCTACACAGTAATTGAGATAGTCGTCTAATTTAGAAGTGATTTCTTCTGCAATCTCGCCAACAGCTTCTTCTACTTTGTCTGCGTACTGCTCTTCTAGACGCTGAACTTCTTCGTTAATACGAGCGTAGATAGCAGCTTCAAAAATTGTAGTTGCTTTTTCTTTAAATTCTTCGGAGAGATCTTCTCCGTTAAACATTGCGTCGATGTGTTCTTTCATTGCTACCGAAGCCTTATTCTGAGCTGACATATCTCCTGTTGGAGCTGAGTTGTTTTGAGGATCTGTTTCTTGTTGATCTCCAGCTAGAGACTGTGAACCATCACCCTGTGATTTAGAATTAGGAAGAGATGTTTTCTTAGTGCCGGCATCAGGTACCATCGAGACACCAGTAGCACCACCACCTACTTGTAATTCATCTAGTTGTTGTTTTGTTGCCATTTTCTTTACTCCTTAAAAGTATCTTTATTATTTATATTTTAAAAATTTACAGTGATTTGATGAACTGTTTAAAAACCTTAAGTTGAGCTTCCTCAAGGTTTCTACTAGATGCCTTTTGGATGGTTTTCTTCATCTCTTCAACCTCTTGAGGTTTTAAGACTCCATTATCCCAAACCCACTCAACACCCTCCATGATGCCTCTAACAAAGGCGCCTGGAGCGGAAGGATCTGCAACTACATCTGCTGCTGTTGCAAGATAAAAGTCATCCTGTACTTCATTCAATCCCTTGTCATTCATTCTTAAGGAGCCCATACCTCTAGATGAAACACCTAGAGTTGCACCTTCCATCATTAGATTTTTAACAATATTACCATAAGGAGTATCCATAACTTTAGCTCTACCAATAAAGTTATCGCCCTCGCTCTTTAAAGACTTAATAAGAATAGCTGTTCTTTCTAAGTTGATGGTAGGTCCCTGTGGATGACCCAACTCACCAAAAGCCCTATTCTCGTTGATGTGCTCTTTAGTATATCTTTGAACTTCTCTTTCAAGAATATCTTTTTTGTATATTCTATTATTCTTGTTGCCTCGATTGGCAACCATGAAAGTTCCTTCTATGAAAAAGTCTTTTTTACCTTCCTTTTCTTCTACGAGAAAATTTACTTTTTCATATACTTCGCTAATAAGTTTCATCTGGTATCCTTAGTACTGGCTTGTGTATGTTGATACTTTTTGGAAGTCAACTATGAGTGTGCAATTAGCAGAAGTACAGTTAACAACAACATTAGCTGATTGATCAAGCTGTATGGCAGCACCGCAGCCAGCAAAGTCATTATATAAAGAAGTTTCTGCAATTTGAATTGTGTTAGCACCACGACTAATCTTCCAATAGCCACCATCCAAACCATACCATACTTGATTGATATGAAGTCCTGTTACAGTTTCTGTGGCATCAACATTTGCTGAAGCAACTGTCATTTCTGTGTTAGATGTAAAAAGTACAACTAGCTTACCACCTTTTTGATTTGATAGAATTCTACTGGCCATATTCAATCTCCAATGCTTCTAAAAAATCAACTAGTTGGTTGGGATCATGATCGATTATCTCATCAAAAATTTGTTTGTTTTCATCGGAGAGGTGTTCGTAAATTGTGTTCAATAGATCGGTCAAATCATCTTCGAAATAGTCAGCCTCTTCTTTGAGAGGTTTAGGAGGTCTGCTATAATCAACCTCTTGAGCAATATTCTGATGAAGATCTTCTAGAGCTCTATTAATGTTTTTAATAGCGCTAACATGATGCCACTGTGCCTCACCTTTATTATAGTTTTTATTATTTGTCACGTTATCATAGTGGCTGGAAAGTGCTTTGGTAATACCCTTGATGTGCTTAGCAGCTATGTTATGATGATCTTGGAAAGCCTTGTGTGAGTCTTCGCTTTCGTTAATATATTCTGCTTCCTCATTGGCTTTCATCTTCTTCATTCTGTCAACTGCTCTGTGAACACCCTTATCTCTGGTACCAGGAGTCAATAATGCTACACCTCTATTACCACCTTTTCCCGGGAGGTTTTCTTTTTTAGCTTTGTCTACATAGCTGCGTAAAGTTCCGTGGCTCAACTCATCCAACTCCTCCACATCTTCTGCAACCTTCTTAGCTGTGGCAGTAGCAATAGCCATCTTCTTAGCCATCGGCATATTTGGATTCTCACGTTTGATAGCCTTTGCAACATCTTCACGCTTTTTCATTTCAGCTGGAGTAAGCTTCTTTTCATTAAGATTATCTTCTTTGAGGTGCTTGATTTTAGCACCCATATCTGTAGCATCATCTAACTCTGTATCAGATAGATGCTCTCCAACTTTAATCCCATCAGCTAGCTCTTTACCGACAGCATGAACTTTGTATTTCGTTTTTCCGTTGACGCTAACAGGTTTTACATGAAGTGCCATTGGATGAACAGCCTCATATACCTTCTCGTCATTACCAGGGTTATATCCGTGCTCTGTCTCACGATCTACTGGTTTAATATTGGAAGCGTTGAATAGGTTATCATCCTGAGTACCTTTATCATCAAGTTTAGATTTAACGACAATATGCTTGTCTTTAAACCTTTTTTCATCTTTTGATTTTGGAGCATAAACTTCCAAAATATTTTTAAGCGACTTGGCCATCTTGTGTATCCTCTATGTCTTCGATGTTATTATCTTGATCAGCATCTTGATCAAGTTCATCCTTGGTGCCAAAGAACCTTTGAGCTACCTCTACTTTTTTCTGCTGAATAGAATCGTACAATCTACCCATCATTAATTCATTAAAAACATCCTGCATCTTAGCAGGCTGACCTTCATAAGCGTATTTAACAAGGTCACTCACTTCATATTGTGTTGGTTCGACTTCCATTGATACTCCTATTTATTGTTGAGGTTCAGGTGGTGGAGGAGGATACAAAATCTGGTTCTTAAGCTCATCAATTATCTGAGCATCTTGAGATTGCTTGTCCTCATCACTCATTTTAAATATATTGGTTCTTACCCAATCGTGAGAATAATACTTGCCTATGTATGGAACCATTAAAGATGCAGTATTAGTTCTTGTAGTCATTACCTCAGTTTCTTTTAACTCTTCGTAGTAGTTATCTTTAGAGTAATCAAAAGCAACGTACTGTGACATTACTTTCCAGTCATCCACTGTTACAATACCCTTAAGCACAAGTTGCTTTTCCAAACACTTTAAGAAAAGACTTGAAAACTTATTTCTCATACGATTGATAAACTTAGAGAACTTTACTTCATCTCTAGTTATCTCTGTTGCACGACCAATCGAATAAACTTGTTCTGATTGTAGTCTAGTAACAGGTACGTTCAATGACTGATATAGCTTCTTCTGAAAATATTCAACATCTTCTATCTTACCTAGATTCTCTCCACCAGGCAAAGTAGTAATTTCAGTTCCACGATTACCTTCTCTTCTTGGAAGCCAGTAATCTTCAAGCATTGTCATGAACTTTCTATCATCTCTCACTTCACCAGTGGATGCGTCATACACAAGCCGATTCTTATGACGAACCATCATATCTCGAAGATACTGCTCGGCTTTCATCTTCGGTAGATTTCCAACGTCAATATAAAATATTCTTCTTTCAGGAGCTCTTGATAATCTGTAGATAACAGTAGCATCTTCAAGAACTCTCAACTGATTGAGTGGTTTGATTGCTTTGTGCAAATAGGAAATGACCATGGTACCGTTGGTATCCATAAGTCCTGAAGTACAGTGTACAATTGAATCTTTAGCAATCTTTAAACCTGTAGCTGGCGAAGCAGCTGCTGATCCGCTCCCAATACCTTGAGCATTATATCCCTTTTCGTTGTAGATATAATACTCTCTTGCAGTAGTGGTTATAACTGTATCAGTTTTTAGATCTTTCTTTTTCTTTTGCTCACGTATTTTTCTGATCTTTCTAGGATCTATATTACGGAGTTCTTTAATACCTTGTCTTGGGTTCTTATCGTCTATGATGACGTGATAGTACAATCTACCATCAATATACCATTTACGAAACAAGTCATAAGCAGAGTTTTCGAAGTTTAGTAAACTCTTAATGCCTTCAAATTCTTGGAGAATCGCTTGTTTGACAGCATCTGGATAAGGTAGTCTATCTAAATTGAGTTCAACTACTTTCTCATCATACTCTAGAACGATTGCCTCGTTTACTATTTCATCCACAGCTCTATCAATATCTGCTGTGATTGACATATCCCTGTAACGGGTTACAAGCTCTGCTTCAGTTCTAGCAGTGCCTTCTAAATCTACATATGTACCATAAGAGCCACCAGCAGCTACAATAGCTGCTCCATCATCATTTGTTGGAGGTACAAACGACTCTAGAGGTTCCTCTGGTATACGTTTTCTAAACTCAAAGCCAAACAAACTTGCCATATTATCCTCTTGTTAGAAAGGGGGCACTGCCCCCTTCTTTATTCACCATTTTAAACTATACCAGCTAAAGGATTAGCATCCCAATAATCATAAGACCAAGTGATTGAGTATTCTTCAATCTGGTCTGCTGCACCCCAATCAAGAGCTATTTCACTAACAGCAGTTGGGAAGCAGCCTATTAAACTAATAGACTTAAGAGGAATACCAATTCCAGCACCCTTCTTAGAGTATTGAGTTACACGTAGATCTTTTTTATACTCGTTAGGATATGCTCTGAAATTGGTTGTCTTGTTATTCATAATTTCAATCCAATTTTCTACGGCATTTCTAATAATGAATCCTTCATCGTTCATTATTGTTGTTGTCCAGTCACCGTATGTTCTTTCACCAGCAATTTTAATTGTTCTACCACCATAAGGAACTTGGATCTGACCAATAGAAGAGGCCGGTAAACTTGCTGATCTAACAAGAAAAGGACTAAAAGGAATCAGGGGTGCAACACCCGCGGGTGTTGCAATACTAACTGTGAATAACGACGGTCTTGCAAAATCGGTAGTACTTACTAGCGATTTGAAAGTATTAATATTGAAAGCCATTTATGATTCTCCTTGATTAAAACTTACCAACAACTTCGTCAAACGCAACACCTGTTCTTACAGCAACAAAGTTGAGTTGGATAAAGTTAATTGATTTAGCAGGCTTAATGTATATATCTCCCACAAATTCATTTCTATCAATCACTTCACCTGTGTTGTTGGTGGAATCACAAACGACTCTGAAGTCGTAAATACCTCTTCTACCTTGTACATCTCTCAAGAATGGCTCAACTAAGGAAACAAACTGTGCTCTAGTGAACTCATCGTTAAACTCAAATAGTGAGAATTTAGCAGCAGTAGAAATAGCTTTTTCCAAAGTAATGAACAATCTACGTACGTTAATTCTATCAAAAGCGCTTGGCTTAGCCAACGCTGTTTTATCTCCAAATAGAACTGTACCCTGTCCTGGGAACGAAACTACAGGATTAACACCATTCTTGTAAAGAACATCTCTGTTAGCTTTGTCTGGATTATAGGCCAGTTTAATAATGTTCTTGATCTGGCCACGATTGAAACCAGCTGGTGAGAACCATGGATCCCTAGTAGAATCTGTTCTAACGCATAGACCAGCTATATCACCGTTCAGAGGAATATAACGGAATGTATCGCTGTACTTGTCGTACATATACTTGTAACCTGAGTCAATGACCAAGTAAGAAGAAGAACGACATGAATTTCTGAATGTTACAACATCATTTGATTCATCTCTGCTAGCGTTATTAACAACATCGTCCTTTTCTGGAGAAGCAAGAACGATGCAGTCTTTTCTGACCTCAGCAATGTTATCTACAAGGTAATTAGCTATTTGCTCACCATTAGTACCGCCTCTTGATTTACCTGTCATCAGTAGAGATACATCCACTTCTTCTGATACAAACATATCGTAAGCAGATAACAATCTACCCATTGGAATTACAGACTCATCATCTCCATCTTGACCATTGTGGAACGATGCATATAGTGGAAGAGTGTTAGCACTAGATAAGGTTGATGCAAGACCAGAGCTCACACCGCTTCTATCATTAGCCCATCTAATATAAGTGCTAGTGTCATTAATGACTGTCTTATAGTAGTTTGTTGCACCGTCATTTGTTTTTGCATCTGTTGCTCTTGATAGACCTGCGAATACTTCTAGAACTGTTCCTGGAACACCTGTAAACTTACCATCCTCATCAGATACTACAATGTGCAATTCATCAACAGCAGATGAATTACCAAAGTTTGCTTGGTAGTCTGAAGTACCTGGAGCTGTGTCAACTACATTGAAATACTCCCAGTATGCAGAAACAGTATTGCTAGAGTAGTTAGTAGAAAGCTGATATGAGTTGTCAACACTTACAGTAAAGTATCTATGCGTTGAATTTGCAAACATTGAGTTAGTACCCATAACACTTGGTATAGAAGTGATTTTCAGATACTGTTTACCAATTGAGCTGTTACCAACTTCAACAATATCATTTAGCTTCAATCTAGATAAAACTGTACCTAATTGGGTGTTAGCTTCAGTCAAAGCACCAGATGCACTATTTGCTAGAGCAATTGTAAGTGTATTAGAACCAACTGTAACCGAGACTGTACCCGATGCTAAGTTGGCATCGCCGCCTTGAATATTAATTGATCTTGAATAAGCATTGACACTATCACAAACTGAAACTTTGAGAGAGTTGCCTAGATCGCCAGGATACTTTGCAATGTATAGAAGATCTGTATCGGAAAAAGATAATGTTTGATAATGTTCATCATTCTTAACTGTCGATGTCCCTGCAAAGTTGTTAACAGCGATAGTGTTAGAACTGTTAGATGTTGCAATAGCACTCAATACAGAATTAGAGCTATACCAGTACGCATTTGTACTTGTTTCAACACCATTAGCCGATACTGAAATAACAAATGAAGTAGAATTAGTAATCGACTGAATTAATGCTCCATCTGGAACAGTAGTCATTCCAGCAACTCTCATACCAGTAGCTAGGCTAGTAGTACTTGTAGTTGTGATATTTGGGGAAGAGCTTGTTGTTGTACAATCTACGTAAGCTGTGGCTGGAGTTGTATTACCAGCTCTAACAACGTAAAGAGCATTACCGTAAGCTAAAAAACTAGCTCCAGTAAAGAATGTTTCGGGATTATGGTTGGTTGGTTTACCAAATCTTGAGACGAGATCGATTTCTGAACTGACCAAAGTCCTTGTTTCAATAGGACCCCACTTAAAAACACCAGCCACAGCACCCACTGAAGAGGATACGGCTGGAACGACTGTCGTTAAGTCAATTTCAGATACGTTTACACCAGGACTAACTTGAAATGCCATTTTATTCTCCTAAAGACGAGAGTTTCTTTATATTTATAATATTATTATTCTCCACTAAGATAGCATGAATTTTGTGAAGGAGTCAGTGTTGACAACAGGCTGCTCCTCTTCAGGCTGGCCATCATAAATTATTCCAAACGGTGTTACATCATCTTCTAAATATCTTTTATGCTCATCCACGAGCCTTCTTCTAATATCTAAGTTACTCAATTCCCTAATAAACGTTTGTGTCATTATCCAACCAAAATGCACACCACACATAGCTAAGTCATCATTACCATCTTCTGCTTCATACGTTTGACCATTGCTTACAAACCTATACAACTCACCAATAAGATCGATATCATTTAACTCAACCTTATCATTTTCAACCAATGCTTTAAAATTATTACATCCAATCTTCTTTGTGGATTTTGTTGTTCTTATACCTTTGTACGATGTTCCACCAAAACCCTGAGAGACTTCTACAGACCCTTTTGGATTCTTAGCAGTATATACAATATTCTCATATTCTAGATCCTCATGGAGGATATCTACAACCTGCTGACCAATATCATTTATTTCAACAAGTACGTGAGCATTGAAGAAGTTTCTTGCTGTATTGTATATTACTTCCGGGAACAGTAGTGGTGATATGTTGTTGTTTCTATAAGTAGCAACTACCTTATATGGTGCTTCAGAAATATCACACACTATAAATGCAGAGTAATCCCCACCCAACCCTCTTGAAACATCAACCATCATTACGTAGAGACCAGTTTGCCTAGGCTCATGAAATAACTTAAAATGTTCTGTTTGCTTTATTGGTTCGTTGAAAACCAACCTTCTTAATGCCTCTGGTGATATTAACGTATTAGATGATCCTAGAAATTCACATTCAAACTCTTGCCTAAACTGTTCCTTAGACGTGTTACGTATGGTTTCTTCTTTCCACGCTTCATCTCTACCTGGAACATCTGACCAGTGAACATCAATCCTTTTGTAGGAGTTACGATCATTCTCACTATCAACCCACAGCTTGTAGAATAAGTTCAAACCGTTAGGTGTAGATGTTATCAATACTTTTGTAGTAGATCCTGAAGAGATAGTAGGATAAACTGAAGAGAAAAAGCTTTCCTGGATGTTGTTTGGAACAAATGCAAACTCATCTAGATACACAAGGTTCTGAGAAGTACCTCGTATTGCAGATGATCCAGTAGCTTCAGCCTGTATTATAGAACCGTTTTCTAATTCAATGCTACCTTTATTCCATTCTTTAATTCCTTGCTGCAGCCACTTTGGTAAATGCTCGTAAGCTAACTGAATTCTACCAAGAATCTCATGAGCTTGTTTTTCTTTGTTAGCAAGAATAGCTATTCTATAATTCTCATTAAACAGAGCGTGGTGCAATATAATACCAACAACGATTGTGGTTTTACCAACCTGACGAGGCATCTTACATATAACAAAACGCTCTCGCTCAAATAATTTTACGATATCCTTTTGATAATCATATGGCTTAAACTGTATAAGACCACGATCAACGTTAATAATTTTGACGTAATTTTCAATAAAGTAAATTGGATCTCTTGCACACTTCACATACTCTTGAATCTGTTCTTTAGTAAATTCAATAGTTACATCAGCACGTTTAAGATTCTTATTACCTAGGTAATTTTCATTCTTTTGCATTGTCTTTTATTAACTTCTGTAACTCAGCAGTTGACCCCACAAATAAATTATTATTTACTGTTTGGGGTTTAGAGTCTTCAGGATTAGCTATATCTTTCTGTCTTTTTTGAAGTTCAAGTAGATCTTTATTAGCATCCGCTAGCGTTTTTATTAATCCTGCAACCACTTCGTATGCCCTTGGATGTTGTGATTGTTGAGCTACTTCTAATACTCCATCCAAAGCTTCCTGTCCCTTCTCTAGAATAGAGAGCATGTTACCCCGTGCATATTCATAATCATTAGTTACTGGTAGCTGTTTTTTAGGTTCAGCAGGTAGCAATTCTTGGAGAGGAGTAATGTTTAAAGCGTCACTTATTGGATCATTAGTCATAGAAATCTTCAATAGTCTGGGAGAAGGTGTAGTCATCATCCGCTTCTATTTCACTCAATGTTTTACCAGCAACCACAGGGATCGTAGTTACAGTAGTTATCTTCTGATTAGAATCTATAGCATCAGAGAATGGGGTAGCAGTTCCAACTTCATAGAAATTAATCATTGATGTTTTAATAGATTTGATAGATTTAGTAGGACCAAACACATATCCTTTAAGAGTAAATTGTAGTGTCCATATCAACGCTCTTCTATTTAAAAAATCACCCTCGTATGTGTCTTCCGATGAAACAGAATTTAGTATGATGGGGATATCATACTTATGTTGCATGGTTGAATCTAGATTGAGTGTCGGTGTCCAGTCAGGCGTAAAGAATGGTAATATCTGCTCTAGTATTCTAGTACCATCATCAGCGTTTTTAACCATAATATACAATACAAAATTAAAATCATAGGGTACAGGCATGTACTGATAATGCATTTTATTATTATTGTTTGGATCTTGAACAGCTATTTTATTGATGGTAGGTAGCTTTCTTTCCGGAGCGTAATTAACATCAATAAGTTCAAAACCCATCCTAGGTAGCTGAATTGCAACAGGCTTGTTGAGATTAGGATCTTGAGCAAGCCTAGATACAAACTTCTGTTTTGGACCATAGGAGATAGGAATCTTTATTGTTTCACTGTGATCCGTACCATTATTTTTATTAATGTACACATCATTGAATATTGTACCAAAAAGAATCACATACTTTCTTATAGTATCGTGATAAAAAACTTGATTAAACATTAATACCTTCCTTCACTAAATGGGTCTATTTCAGTAAAATCAAGTATTAGATCTGCCTCGGTTTGGAAATCTTCATTGTTTGATATAGGATCTTGAACTTCTATATCAAATCTTTCTTGAACTAGATCAAATCCATCTTCGTCTGTGAGAGATAAACCATCCTCTAGCATTAATGCAAAGTCAGACATATTGAAGGTAATATCTCTCTGACGTTCATCAACAAGAGGTATACCTGTGTTGAGTCTTTCGTTGTTGTATTCAAACAACTCACAAACCAAATCATAGGTCTGCAAGGATCCTAGCTGATAAAAAATAGCTTCATGTTCAACAAACCTTATTTCAAATAACTTATTATTGAGAGGCATGAAAATAAGATCACCCTCTCTAGGTCTTTCGAGAAGAGAGGATGCGCCAATCTCTTCATTAAATGTCCTTCTTGCAATAGTGAAAGTAACCTGATCTCTTATTTCTAGATTGAATTTGGAAAGGAAATCACCCTGCCCACCAAAACCTTCAACGTTCTTAATATACATTTCAACATAATATTGTGAGTCAAATGATGATGTTTGCTCTTCACCAAGCACATCATCTATCCCTATTCTTGTTCTTGGTAGATAGAAAATATCATGCCCATATATTTTAATGGATTCAACAACAAGATTTTCAATAAGAAGTTGTTCTTGGCTAGCTCCAAAATTATTAAAGAAGAATGAAGTAGCCATTTTATCCTATCATGTCTGTGACAGGAAGTGAGTAGCTAACAATCATTTCTTTTTCCAGTGCTTCAACTTCGTTGTCAGCGTCATTATATATTTTATCTCCGTTAAACTGAACACCGCCGGGTAGCTGCATACCAGAGAATTTAGTTAGGTTTGATCCCCACTGACGCTTAATTAAAGCAGCTGCATACCGTGCTAACCATCTATCACCCCACGCATCAGTGTAAGTGTTTGGATTAATAGTTTCATACGCTTCAACAATTAAAAAATTACCAACATTTACTTTATTCCAATCCATATCAACGTATAGTTTGTTTGTGTGTCGGTTATATCTAATTGGCTGTTGACCAACTAAAAGCTGCTCTAGAAGTTGAATATGCTGGAACGCCATATAGTAAGGAATCATCGAGACCGATGTCAAAGTGTATAGGTCATTCAAAGCAATCTGATATCTTATATCAAAAAGGTTATTGGTAACCATAGGATCACCAATATTAAATATACGTACAGCTCCAATAATATTTTCAGGAAGGGTTATATACTTATCAACAACATTATTAGCTGTTACCTGATGTTTGTAATACAACTTCTCAGATCCATCAAAATGATAATCCCAGTAGTATCTCAAAGCCTCATCTATTCTGTCTTCAACCTGATCATCATCAACATTAATCTCAATAACAGGCTTACCTAATTTTCTAAGGCAGTATTCTTTAAATTCGCTTCTTGTTGTAGGTGTGGCCATTTTTTTGATCTTATGTTAATTGGTAATGATGCTATCCTGCAAAGCCTACATCTGATAATGGTTCGCCAGAAAATGTTCCCAGAGTAAGAACCTGTACCTGTGCTTGCGGGCTGACAAATAGAACCATGAATATTCCACTCATGATGAGCCTCCAGAAAATACTACAGTTTCAGAGTCTATGAAAGCCGCATTTATTAAACATCTTGGAAGAAAGCGCATTTCTTTGACCGAGTTATGTGTTCCGGATCTATAAGTATTTTTTATGTGAGAGTTAATCTTCAGTAAAAATTCGCTGTTGTTAAATAAAATTAATACATCACCAGCGTCAAATTCACCTGAAGCAATCTCTACTTCAGGTGAGCTTTCTATATTTATCAATTTATTAGCATGCTGTTTTTTAAGTATCATGGTTTTGGATATTTGGTTTTAATTGCAGTAATCTTAGCTTGCATGTCGGAAGCAGCACTTCCACCCTTCCACATAGCATCAAGCTGATCCCCAAGAGAAGGATATTCCACCCTACGAAGAGCGTAATAGTCCGGAATATCGGGCCTAACAATTTCACCTTTTAAAATTTCTACGGTTTCGATATTGTTAGTGAAAGGATCTGTGTATTCTCTGGTTTTAGGACTTAATGCTTCCCACTGAGCTTCTTTTGAGTCGATATCAGAATAAACCTGTGACTCTATAGAGCTCAAGTAAGTAGAAAGATCCGCATTTGCTGGAATATACACCGACCAATCATATTCCTGATCATTATGACTGACTTTAAGAATAGCTAGAGATCGTTCATCACCAGCAACCCCAGATAACCCTTCAAGCGAAATACTACTCATTTTACTGCCTCCAATCTAAAGTTCTTACCTATGTGCATACCCTGCTGAGGTAAGATTTGAATGTCTTTGTATCCAATCTCGGTTAATATATCACTCAACACTTTTGGATAGTATCCCCACAGGTGTGGTGACTTTGTACCGTACTTCTTAACTTCTTCTGACGGTACTTCTTCACCATGAGCAACGCCGTAAATACACACGGTGAGCCAGTACCTCTCATCATCAGTCTCTGCTTCAACGAAAGATCTACACAGACCTTCAAGGTCCGGCAATTCCATTACAAGTTTGCCACCAGGCTTTAACACATCAAACCACTTCTTAAGCAACTCTGGACCTCTATGGTGAGGTATATGCTCAATTAAATGAGAAGCCATGATTTCATCTGCACACGCTTCCGGAAGATCAACTTCAAAGATATCTTCGTTAATATCAGCTGAATTATCATACTTGTCAACACCAATATACCCTGGAATTTTGTCTCTACCACAACCAATGTTAAACTTGAGAGGTTGCCCTTCTTCCATCATTTGGTTAATAAGACTCTTGTAGCCTTTTGATGGCCCAGTACCTTCCGGCAATCTATCTATCCAACGACGATCAATAAAGTCTTTGTCGTCCAATGTTAATGGTCTTGTTGGCTTGATATTTGTATAGTAGTTTTTCAAGTCAACTGATGGATGTGCGGTATACATTCCAGTTGCTAAATCCATATGCAAACATTGAACATCTGTGTCTACAAGTAACTTTGTTCCACGTTTATGCAACCTATGAACGAAGAAATTATCTTCACCAATAAATGGAATTTCATCGTTGATATTTGTGCCAATGCAACAGAACGGAAGTTCCGGATCTTCTTCCTTCATCTGACGAAGAATCTCAATTGGTATCAACATAATGTCCATACCTGTTTGCCAAGCATCAATTACTTGACCAGGGTCAACATTTGGTATAGTGATCCAGTTGCCTTCACGAACCATGATCATGGCATCAGAACACTTAATGTAGTAAACACCTGTAACAACCGAATTTGGATTCTGCTCAGCTGTTCTCATAAGTTTCTTAAACGCATCATAGGGAACTACCGTATCTTCACCAATAAAGAGAAGGTATTTTGCACCACTTTCTAACGCTCGTTCAATCAAATAGTTTCTTGCAACATCAACCTTCTCACCCCCAATGTTACAGAAACCATGAGAGAAGCCCATGAGGTCTACATGGAGGCCTTCATATCCATCAAAGTTCTGAGCAGCAGTCTCACTCAAATCTCGTCTTGGTTGTGCAATCATTACATAAGGCTGAATCGTTTTAGATTCATCATATATTTCTTGCATCACACTAATTATTTTATCTCGATTATACATAATACCTCACTTCAAATAGTTTATAATTTATTAAAATGTGGGGCTAAGCAATATCCAATTGGTGTTTCAACTCCAGTGGATATTGATTGTCCTCTAATAGCATTTCTAGGTACAAAGATTATCTCGCCATCAGGTGTTAGTACTCCACCTAAGTAAGCGTTAGAAGTAGTATACACCAAAGAGTATGTAGATACAACACCAGCAGCAGATACCTTTTGGCCTCTATTGGCACTAAATGGAATGAAGTAAATATCTCCATTAGGAGCAAGAACACCTCCTTGATAAGCAGCAGTGACTGTATATACTAAAGAGTAAGTGGATACAACTCCAGCAATTGATATTTTCTGGCCAACGGAAGTTGAATATGGTATAAAATGTATATCACCATTAGGTGAAAGGACACCACCAGAATATGCACTGGAAACAGTGGTTAATATGGAATACGTAGACACAGTTCCAGCAGCAGATACCTTTTGACCTACACTGGCACTAAATGGAATGAAGTGAATATCTCCATTAGGAGCAAGAACACCACCCAAATAAGCATTTGCAGGGGCGTGGACCAACGAATACGTTGAAACTACACCGGTAGAAGAAACTTTCTGTCCTCTATCAGTATTAAAAGGTACAAAATGAACATCACCATTCGGTGCAAGTACCCCACCGTAGTAAGCTGTTGCCGCTGTATATACTAACGAATAAGTTGATACAACGCCCGATGAGCTAACTTTTTGACCTCTAACTGCCGCATAAGGTACAAAATGAACATCACCGTTAGGTTGAAGAACTCCACCTGCATAAGAGTTTGTGGTAGTGTAAACTAAAGAATACGTTGATACTACTCCACCAGTACCGTTATTGTCATAAGGATTACTATTCACCACTCCCCTGTCCATCTGCTTTTTTAAATTATACCACTCAGTAAGATCTGAAGAAATGTTTGTTTCGTCTACTCTAGGAGCACTGCCTATTGTATTATCTGCTAAAAACGATACGATTACATTTTTAGTACCACTTCCCCAGTTGACAGCACTGTCACTATTGGATGATTCGTATATTTGATCTCTAGATAGAGAAGGAGTTAATCCAGTAAACGGAATAAGTGTGTTTGGAGTTACAAGTCCAAATCGTGAAATAGGTAGATTGTTAGAACTTATATCTTCAAGTACACCAGTTCGGCAAGTTAATATGCTGGTGCCAGATATATCTGTCAAAGGCGATGTTGGTACAGTGAGAGTGGATAATGTTGCATCATATCCGGATGGAAGGGTTCCTTTAGTCATCCTATAGTTGCTTATGTAACCCACTAGAGGATTAGGACTTCGCTCAGACCCAATGAACTTATTTGAGGTAGATGTAATATTTGTTGTACAAGCAGTGGATGATGCAGCCCCGACTCCGTTTAGATATAGTCGAATTACATTGCTATTTCTTACAACTGCAACATGGGCCCATGTGTTGAGAGAGAGTGTACCGGCTGTAATTGTTGTACCTCCAGTTCCATCCCATGTAAAACTGAGCACTAATCCGTTAGTTACAAAAAATGAATATCCATTTGTACCAACAGTTCCCTTACCGTTTATACCCTGATTATTACCGGTAGTACTGGTAATATACACCCAGGCCTCCATAACAAAATCACTAGTTTCCGGGTTCAGCAATGCGTTATCAGAAGTCCTCAGAAAGTCTGTGACAGTATTAACAGTTCCACGAAATTGATTACTCCACCCTGTTGCGTATGTACCCGATCCAACCTCCCAATCAGTGCCATCAGTAATACTATACGATGTTTGATTACCTTCACCAATAACTGAAAAGCTCTGATAGCCAGATGCAGCAGATCCAAGAGCTAGGTTACCAGTTCCTGTAGATGTTGATGTGACTGCTACTCTATCTTTGACAACGTATGGCACTTTGAATCCTTAATATTTATTTAAAAACGGAGAAAGACAAGTTTCTGATTTAAAAGGTATGCCTGGGCAGGTAGATATTTTTTGCCCAACAGCTCCGGATAAAGGTACGAAATAGATAGTACCATCGGACTGAAGAATTCCACCAATGTATCCATTAGATATAGTGTATACTAAAGAATACGTTGACACTATACCAAGAGCTGATATTTTCTGACCCCTATTAGCATTTTGTGGAATAAAATGTATATCACCATTAGGTGCTAACACACCACCAGCATAAGCGTTAGTAGTAGTATATACTAGAGAGTACGTGGACACTATACCAAGAGCTGATATTTTCTGACCTCTGTTTGCACTTTGTGGAATAAAATGTATATCACCATTAGGTGCTAACACACCACCAGCATAAGCGTTAGTAGTAGTATATACTAGAGAGTACGTGGACACAACTCCACTAGATGATATCTTTTGACCTCTGTTTGCACTTGCTGGTATAAAATGTATATCACCATCAGGTGCAAGAACACCACCGTTATGAGCACCAGATGCAGTATATACTAGAGAATAAGTAGATACAACACCAGCCGCAGATACTTTTTGACCTCTGACAGCATCGGTTGGAACAAAATGAATGTCACCATTAGGCGCTAAAGCACCACCGGTGTAGGCAGTTGTTGTGGTATACACTAGTGAGTATGTTGACACTACTCCAGATGCACTCACTTTTTGACCTCTAACTGCCGCATAAGGTACAAAATGTACTTCTCCATTGGGAGCTAAAACCCCACCAGCATATGCACCAGTAGCTAAAGTATACACCAATGAATATGTAGAAACTACACCAGCAGAAGATACTTTTTGTCCTCTATTAGCAAAATACGGCACAAGATGTATATCACCGTTGGGTGCTAGAACACCACCTCGGAAAGCTGTACTGGTAGCATATACCAAAGAATACGTTGATACAATACCATCAGTATTGTTGTTCTTGAATGTGACTCCGGAGTTTATACTCTTGTATAGATTCTTTTGAAAGTTATTCCATGCAACTAGATTTGTTCCAATTGAACTATTATCTGCGGTTGGTGTTGTACCCTGAGTATTTTCAGCTGGTTGAGGTATGAATACGTTTTTAGTTCCTGCTGAGAAATTTACAAGCGATCCACCATTACTAGAATCCAAAACAATATCTCTTTCTAAAGCACTTGGATAGCTTGAAAAAGATGGAGTAATAGTTGAAGGAAATAGAATACTGGAAGTATTTTGGTATGACCGTGTTAATTGAAATGAATTGAGACTGTTATCTACAATAGTTCTTGACTGGCATGTGAGTATACTTGTACCAGAAACTACTGATAAGGGAGATGTTGGCGGTGTAAAACCAGCTGTGTATAAAGCTGTGCCTTTAACTATTCGTACGTTTGAAATATATCCCTGGAAAAACTCCGCACTAACTCTACTAATACTCCACGATGCAGTACTAGAAGTAATAGAATTAGCACCAGGAGTTACTGGAGTGCCTCTACTGACACCATCAACATATAGATTTGTAGTGGTTCCATTCCTAACAGCAGCCACATGATACCATTGATTTGCAGCAGGTAAAGTGTAGTTTATGTTCTGTGAGATACCAGGAAATTGAAAGAATTGTAAAATTCCGCTATTAATCCTCAATAAAAATCTGGTGGGTGAATTGTTCCAAGCATCAACAATAAGCTGAGTTGAAGGGGTGACAAGACTTTCTGGGTATATCCAACATTCAATAGTGAAATTACCAGCACCAAAATCAAAAGCTGAATTTCCAGGAACAAGAATACTTGAATTATTACTAAAGTAATAGCTAGATGCTGGTCGATTAATGGTACCAATACCAGTTTCCCATTCTGTTCCATTTTCAATAGTATAGTACGTCTGGTTTTGATCACCAACACCAGCAAAATCCTGATAACCAGACACAGCGGAATCCAATACAACGTTACCTGTTCCTGTTGTAGTGGTTGTAACCTTTGCTCTATCTATAGGGTTAAATGCCATGGATTTTGTTTATAATTTGTTTAAAAAAGGACTCAAGCAAACACCAATTCCTAATGGGTTGCCAGAATTTGTAGATATTTTTTGACCTACAGGTGCGCTAGCTGGAACAAAATAAATATCACCATTAGGTGCCAGTACTCCACCAAAATAAGAACCTGACGTAGATACTAAAGAGTAAGTTGAAACAGTACCAGTAGCAGACACTCTACTTCCTGCACCAGTCTGAGGTATAAGAAACACATCTCCATTAGGTGCCAGCACAGCGGATCCTGGAGTTGCTGAAAGATTGTGTGAGTACGTAGACACAACACCGTTGATACTTACCTTCTGACCTACGGCAGCATTGGATCTGATAAAAACAACATCTCCGTTAAGTGATAATACTCCGCCCACATACGCTTGGGTTGTGGTATATATAAGCGAATATGTTGAAACGACACCAGCAGAAGATACTTTTTGTCCTACTCTCGCTGCACGAGGAACAAAATAAATGTCACCATTGGGCGCTAGAACACCACCCGCATATGCTGCAGATGTAGTATACACCAGTGAGTATGTTGAAACCACACCAGTAGCCGATACTTTCTGACCTCTGGTAGCACTGTATGGGATAAAATGAATATCTCCATTTTGTGCTAGTACTCCACCATAATATGCGGTGTTGGTAGTAAATACCAGTGAGTATGTACTAACCAAACCAGAAGCTGATACTTTCTGACCTCTATTAGCGGTATATGGAACAAAGTGAATATCACCGTTAGGTGCTAACACCCCACCAAAGTAAGCTGCACCGGTGTATACCAATGAATAAGTGGATACTACACCCGTTAAATAGTTTACCTTCTGACCTCGAACTGCATTATCGGGTATAAAGTGAATATCGCCATTGGGTGCTAGTACTCCGCCAGTATACGCTACAGGAGCAGTATACACCAACGAATACGTTGATACTATACCACCTGCATTGTTATTATTGAAAGCTACATCTCCAGCAACTCCGTTATTCAAAGCAGCTTTAAACATTGTCCAACCGGAAAGATCTGTTCCAACATCATTGTCATCCGCATATGGAACACCACCAGGCATAGCTGCTGCCGGATATACACATAGGACATCTTTTGTACCAGCACTAAAGTTAACTAGCTCACCACTATTGGATGAGCTGAACACAACGTCTCGAGAGAGTGTTGTACCAGACGCTGTGTATGTTCCTTTACCAACTTCCCACTCGGTAGCACTTTTAATAGTATAGTATGTTTGATTACCGTTTTCAATAACTGAAAAGTCTTGGTAACCCGTAGCTGCACTACCAAGAGTGATTGCTCCTGTACCTGTTGTTGTGGTTGTAGACTTTACACGATTTTTTAATATCAATGCCATTATGTTATGTTACCCGCTATAACGCAAACAGTTGAACTTATGAATAGGATTGTAGCCATACCTCTTGTAGCAAGAGTGACAGAAGCAACATCAGTATCTGCTCCTGCAATATAGGCTGTCGTTATTGAACACGTTATAGTAATAGATCCAGAAGTGTTGTTAAAGATATTTATTGCATCACCCTCAGTAAATGTTGCATCAGGTATTACTATTGATCCACCCGATCCAATCTGCACATACTTACCAACATCTGATGTGGTCAGAGTATAACTTGAAGTCTTGGTTCCAACAGGAGGAATGTTTCTGAAACCTATAGTAAAAGTTTCATCGGGTATCGTTACTGTCCTACTTGCTGTTAGTGTTGTAGGGTTAAGTGTAGCAGCAAATGAACCAGAGCTACCTCTTAGCGATACGGTATTAGATGTTACTGTAGACGTGGCATTCACAAAACCAGTAATAGTTGTATTACCAGCTGCTAGTGTGGTTATACCAGATGCAGCACCAGCAATAGTTAAACTAGAACCACCTTGAATGGTACCAGTAACGTTAGCAAACCCAGCGATTGTTGTGTTACCGGCATCAAGAGTTGTGCCAATAGTGCCAGAACCTGACGTTGTAATCGAGTTTGCTGTTATAACCCAACGCTGGGATGTTGTGCCAAGCGCAGTACCAATTGTATTTGATGAAGGGTTAACACCAGATCCACCCGAAGAGGTGATACCACCTGTAGTTATAGCAACATTTACAGATGTATTACCAACAGTAATTATTGTAGAATTAGCTATTAATCCGTTTGAAGATGCACCAATAACTCCAGAACTAAGAGTAATTAGATTAGCAGTGTTTGCTGCAAAGTTTCCTTCACTATCTCTTGCTATTAATACTGATGCAGTACTTGAACTTGTAGCATTTGCATTAAACTGAGAACCACTTAGATAGAGATAGTTTCCAGCTGTGTATGTGCCAGCACCAGAAAACTGTGTATATAATATAGCATCTGTACCAACCGTAGTTACTGATTCTGTCTGAACCCAACCAGAATTATTATACAACGTACCGTTGGTAACAAAAGTGAAATCACCACCAGCTATTTCAACACCGGAGTCTGTGTCTTGTGCTCTAGTTAAAACAGTACTACTTGTTCTTTCATATATGCCATTATGAGCTGTGTTGGCTTCATTTTTTACAAGTATACGATTTCCTGGCAGTAAGCTGTACCCATCCAGAGTTGTTAATGCGACGGACAGTGTCAATGTAGCACCAACACCAGAAGTTCCATTATTGTATGTTACTGTGCCACCTGTAATTACGGCAAGCGTATCTGTGGTTGCAGCTTCAACTGAAGCGTGAATATGTAAACCCTCAATGAATGTATCAACATACTGCTTGTTAACAGCATCTCTTGGATCAATTGGATCAGCCACATTAGCAATGATGTTGTTGGACATCTGAACAGTGTTGCTAAATGTAGCTACTCCAAGAACACTGAGAGTACCGTCAGTATCAATGGATACCGGTGTGATAGCAGTATTGACTGTAGAATTACCTACTGAAAATGCAGTAGATATACTTATTGTACCTGGTAGTCTACCAGTGTTAAGGGTTCCAGATGATATATTAGTAGCGTTACTACTGTACAATGTTGCATTGGTATATGCGTCCGATGCAGCTGTGTTAGCATTTATAGCAGCATCGTATGCTGTCTTGACACTGTTTGCTGAAGCTGCGTAAATAGATATAGAGGTATTTGATACACTATCAAGAATAATAACTGCACCGTTAGATGTAGTATTTGCCTGTGGTAGTCTTGCTGGTGAGATTGTTCCAGATGATATATTAGTAGCGTTACTTGAATAAGCAGTAGCGTTTGAATATGCAGTACTAGAGTTGTCGGCAGCCCAATACGGCGATCCAGTGGTCCCGTTTGAATATAATAATTGTCCTGCAGTTCCAGTAGATCCATTTGCAGATAATGGTATACCGGTCAGGGTAAGTTGAGATGAATTGGCTATGAAATTGGATCCAACCGTATGGCTAGCTGCATTAACTGCACCAATAATGTTCATCATCCCTGTGCCACTCAAAGACCCTACTTGTGTTTCGCCACCGTACCATTTGAAGAATTGGCCAGCGTCATTACCAGGAATACTAGTCCACAATGCACCAGTATCAACACCAAGTGCATAGTCAACTGAACTGCCGCTTATAGCTGGATATAGTGCTACTTTGGTGCCTGCACTACGCGTAGTATATGTTGGTGCAGCCACACCATTTGTGTTAAAATCAATACGGTTCTGTGTGGCACCGTTAAGATAAATCTGTGCACCACCAGTTGTAGAAGTACCGGTTAATGTATAGGAAACTGTGCCAGTGAAATTACCGATGTTTGCTGAGATTGATGTACTATTAATTACTGAATTAACTGTACTATTACCAACTGTGATTGTAGATACAGCTGTTAAGTTGTTTGCCGCATAGCTGGTTGCTGAATCTAAGGTTGCAACTACTGCAAGCTCTCTTATTTGTATGTTTACACTACTAGCTGGAGCAGCAGTGAATGTAAGTGTTGTTCCAGATACGGAATAATCTGTACTAGGAGTTTGGACAATACCATTTTCCATCACAAGCAGACTATTATTTGAAACTCCGTCTGTGACCGTAAACTGAGTACAAGCACCTGTACCTGTGTAGGTTCTAGATACAAAAGCACCTGAACCTGATGACTGGGTGGTCCAATAAAGAGATGTGCCGTTAGAGGCTAGAATCTGACCACTTGAACCCGTACTACCATTAGCAGTCAAGCCTCCAGTGATTGTTAAATCTGCTACTGAGATTGAAGAACCATTGGTAAAACCACCACCAGATACAGTAGACCAGTATGTTGCTGTACCATTAGACGTGAGCACCTGCCCCGTTGTCCCTGTCGATCCATTGGCCATTAACCCTACAGTGTTGCTTATATTGAAAACACTGTTATTAACCTGTAATCTAGTCTGCTCATTAGTTACGAACCCAAGGGTATCTGCCGCTACTCTGTACATTCCAGTATTGGTATCATCTGTAAAAGCAAAAGAGGGATTCGATTCACTTCCACCACCAACATACATATAACCACCACTTAAAAGCGATAGCCCAGACGAATTAAAATAAGCTCTAGCAGTTCCCCCTGTAGAAATACCCAAAAAATCACCAGCATATCTATACAACCCAGTATCTGGATCATTTGATAGGGCAATACTAGGGGTTGCAGCTGATCCATCACCTGCTAAAAAGGTATTGGCGGTAACTGTGTTGAGAGAAGCATTCCCAGCAACAGAAAGGCTTGCTAAATTGGCACCAACCTCAAAGCGAGCAGTACCATTAGACGAAAACATCTTACCATCGGTAAGGTTGAGAGCTAGCTCACCCGTATCAATAAAGTGTGTGTTACCAGAGTTGGTAGTGTTGGGGGCACGACCAGAGATGGTCGTACGCTTGATTTGTAATTTATTAGCCATATGGCCCCTCAAAAACCCTATCTAGGGCTATGTTTTGAATTAGAACGTCGAATCAGGAGTTTCTGATTTCTTCTTTGTTCTAGTATTTAGCTTATCTATTTGAGAGTTAGATTCAGATAAAAGCTCAGCTAGCTGAGCACTCTTTGCCTCAGCTAGCTGTAACCTTGTTTCTAAAATTATGTTTTTTGCTACTAAATCTTCAATCCAGGATTTTTGTTTTGCAATATAAGCATTAACGAATTCAATTTCCACTTAGAATGTGCCTCCATCAAGTGTACCATAAACAAGAGCTGTACCGTTAGACTGCAGGACATATCCATCTGTACCAAGACCTAGTTTTCTAAATCCATTTGAGGAATTAGCAACTAGAATATCTTCTGCAGTATAGCTTGACAATCCTGTACCACCACTAGTACCTGCAAGAGCAGTTCCAAGAGTAATACTGTTAGCAGTAATACTTACAGAAACAGTTGAGTTGGAAGAAATAGCAACAGCTGAGCTGTTAGTCTGTAATCCACCCGACTCAAGGTAAGCAACAAGAGTAGCTGTTGTGTACGTGGTATTTGATGTGTCTACAGTAGTGGTTGGAGCTGCTGTTAAATCTTTGAAAAGTTTCCACTTACCATCTGTCGCATCACGGAACAAACCGGTGTGTTCATGATCACCACCACCTGTTTGATAATTTCCATACAAACCAATATCTAGAGTATCACTAGTTGTATTATTAGCAGCTAGCTGAATTAACGAGTCGGTTACTGTTAGGTTGTTAGCGTTAACAGTAGTTAATGTACCAGTGATAGATAGGTTACCACTGATCGAAACATCCTTGTCAAAATAACCATACTCTGAATGTACATTAGCAGCATGTAACTCAAACCATCTTACAGTGTTGTTACCAAAGCTATAGGTAGCATTGGCAGCAGGCATAATGTTTGAATTTACAACTGCATTGAACGAAACTACATCTGATGTATTCGAACCTAGAGTTGTGTTTCCTGTGACGCTAAAATCTGCGGCAGAAGTATTACCTGTGGAAATAGTACCACCACTCTCAGTAATAGAAGCTGCTCCCAAGTAGATAGTACTACCTGCCAAATACAAGTCTTTCCAACGTAATGCTGTTGTACCTAAATCGTAAGTTACATTAGCTGAAGGAACAATTGCAGTGTTAACATGGCCTGTAAATGATACTACATCAGATGATGCACTACCAAGAATAGTATTACCGTTAATAGTAACATCGTTAAATGTTACATTATCTGTAGTTCCAACAGCCTGCCCAATATGAACACCAGTAGCGTTAGATGTAACACCGGTACCAGCTACAACGTGTACACCGGTAGCGTTAGAAGCGATACCATTACCAGCAACAACAGCTATTGTTGGTGTTGAACCCTCTGTAGTGGCATTACCAGAAAGACCATTGCCTGCTGTGATTGTAGCAACGTAGTTACCAGAGGTATCTGTACCAAGAGTAATTGCATCTGCTGCAATAGACACTACACCATCAGCATTAATTGTTACATCCCCAGATAGACTTACGTTTCTAAAGACACCGGTAGAATTAGAAACGAGAATTTGACCAGCTGAAGGTGTCGCAACAGCAACATCTGATAGATCATCAAGATCATTGACAGTTGAAGATACATTACCCCAGTAGAGTCCGCCTGTTGAGTTCGAGTACAATAGCTGACCATCTGTACCATGAGCACCGTTAGCATAAACTTTAGTGATTGCTGCGTTTGTAAGTGCAGCAGTTGTTGCAGTGATTGTGCCAGTTGTAACAGAGCTAGAATTTACAGCAGTGTTAACAGTGCTGTTTCCGATGGAGAGAGCGCTGGTTGAAAGAGATACATTAGCACCAACCGTAACAGTGTTGGAAACGTTAAGTGTGTTCGAATCTTTATTGAAAGTGAATCCAGCAGAAGCTGCTAGAACTCCACTATCATTAAACTGAACTTGAGTGTTCGTACCACCGGGAGATGTAGCAAGTGTGCCTGTTGATACCCAGTACGCATTGCTTCCTGTGCCACCGGATGCGAGAACATAACCGGCAGTACCAAACTCACCGTTAGCATATACTTTTTGGGTTACTAGATTGGCTGCTTTTACGGAATCCATCCAGCTGGTTGAGTTTGCAACCAGTGCTTGATTGGCTGTTAAAACACCAGGATTTCTCGCACCACCAATAGCTACGATAGAGCCGTTACTACCAACATATAATACATCACCATTAGCGGTATAGGCTAATTCACCATTAGCCAGTGACCCTGGCTGAGCGGTAGTGAGCGACCTTTTGATTTGAATTAAATTGTTTGCCATTTTTTTACCTTATTGTTCAGGCAATACTAAAAAGATCCACCATCAAGAGCGCCTGTTGAGTTTTCTAAACTAAATGAAATGTTACTGGATACAACATATTTATCATCTGAAGCACGGTAAACAAGAAATGCACCGTCTTGGGGATCAATTTCTTCTACGTCAACAAGAGAGTCCAACCTACTAGCTGACACAGCACCTGTTGTGTTTTTAAGAGTAAGTGGAGATGTAGATTGTAATTGATTGCTTGCTCCAAATTTTACCTTAATATTTGCCATTATGTAGTGACCTCTGGTGTTACAGTTACTATACCTTCAACAATTCTTGAAACAACATTAGAGGGATCAACCAATTCAACATCGTAAACATATCTTCCAGGAACAATATTTGAAGTCTGGGTAGCAGAAAGAGATAGTGTAAGAACACCAGTAGTCCCACCAAGACTCACTGTAAAGGTGTGTGAGTTGGATGATGAGTAGTGCTTTTTCATCTTAGAGCGACCAAGATACCCAGTTAAGTTAATTGGAGCATCATCATCATCCGTTAGATTTATAGTGGTACTAAACGTAGTACCCTGATCTATGACGATGTTTGCTTTTGTTGCCATTTAAGTAACCTTTGTTTATATATATTTATGTTATTTTTGTTCTTGTGTTAGAGAGTATTTCAGTCGCGTAAGATCAGCGCAAGTATACTTCTGGTAGCTATCCTTAAGATTTTCTGGCATCGGAATAGTTTTTATGTTTCTAGTAAATGTTCTAGCTACATCCATAAAGCTTTTTGGCTCACCGGTACCAACATTCCACAAACCACTTTTCTTTATGTTAAAAAATCGTTTATGTATATTTATCACTTCGTCAACATGAATAAAATCTCGTTGGTATTTTTCACTATCCTCAAAAACTGTAACATGCCCTTGTCGATCAGCCTGTAGCTTAAACTTATGGTAAGGGCTAGCTTGATCGTGTTTATGATCCTCGTGTGGGCCATATACATTGAAATACCTAAATCCTTGTATCATGCAAGCGGGATTAGTTTTGATATATTTAGCTGCATATCTTTCAACCATGTATTTAGACCAAGCATAAGGTGTTTTTGGGTCAACCATACTGGTTTCTTTAAAAGAAGATCCTAGTCCATACACTGATGCTGAACTTGCATATTGAATATTGACCCTGTGATATACACACAAATCAAGTAACCAGCAAGAGAAGTCATAGTTCTGAGTCATCACTAGATCTATGTTTCTTTCTGTTGTTGAGGTGATAGCTCCAAGATGTATTACCCAGTCCAACCCTTTGATGGTTGGAAGGTCATCACCCCATTCAAAATAGCTAAGGTCGTGACCATCAGCAATAAGACTACCAGTGATATTTTTACCTATGAAACCCTGATATCCGGTTACAAGTATTTTCATTCTATATCCTCTATTGCTGGAGAGTATACACCCATATGCTGTACTGTAATAGCAGCAGATTTAATAGCGAATGAAATAGCTGCATTTAGATCATTACTATCAAGGTATTTGTATACAAGCGCTGCTAGGAAGGTATCACCAGCACCACACACATCCGATACTTCTACACTGGGCGCTGGGAAGTATTTGTCTTTCCACATTGCTCCTTGCTTTCCATATGTTACTATTAGATTAGATACGTTGTGGCCACCTTCAGATTCCAGATACTCTCTGCTGTTTATTTTAATTATGGCATCTTTAAATCTTTGGAGATCGGTCTTTTTTGTGTCTACAAAAACAGGACCCTTGAAGCGTCTAATAGTGTCTTCTATCAGCTCATACGTACAAGTACCTTTGTTGTAGTCGGAAAAAACTATGGCATCATAATAAAAACCAGGTATGTAGGGTACTGGATCTGATTCTTGATCCTGATCTATTCTGAGGAGATGTTGATTTGATTTGGAATCAATTAACCTAGTTTTGATTGACCTGTTATTGCCAGCAATGAGTTGGACATTACATCCAAGAGCTAGAAGATTATTTTGGACATTGGAAGCCATCCCCTCCTTGGTTTCCTCATATTCTTTGACAAAAATTGGAACAGGGGCTTCAGGACTAAGTTTAGTTGTACGACCATACTGATACACATCTGTGCAAGTATCACCGACTACTAGTATGTTGAATTTTTTTGGTAGTTGAGTATCCATCTATTATGTCAAAAAAAACTAAACGTTTACAAAGAGTATCACCAATGATTGGCTTGTTTATATAATCACTGCCCTTGACCATTATATCACAATCCTGAATCAACTCTTCTAGTTCTTGATCCGTATCAAATATAATAACCCCATTTACTGGTTTAAGAGCTGATAAAAGCATAAATCTCTCATATTCATTGTTGATAGGTCTACTCTCTCCTTTGAGACTCTTGACTCTTTCATCGGAGTCAATACCAACAATCAACCTATCACCAAGGCTTTTAGCGTAATAAAGTAGCTGTATGTGCCCGACGTGAAGTATGTCAAAAGTACCGTTAACAAATACTTTCATCTTTATTTTCAGAACTGACTTTTACAAACTTGTTGATAGGGCGTGACACCTGAGAAACATTTGATTGTTTGGCAGGAGCAATATCGTTAACTATCTGATTACAGAGTGAATCCAACTCTTCTTTGGTAAAATCCATTACACTGTCATTCATCATATCGGTAAGATCACAATCAATACCACCGACCCTTATTGGATTGTATACAGGTCGGATATTATTTCTATAAAACTTAAAATGACCGGGATATGATACATTTATTTCAAAAGTTGATCCCATTACAATTGTACCTGGTTTATTAAACGCTCTTGCCATATGCTGGCCTACTGAATCACATCCAACAAAATAATCAGCCATCTGAACAGCTGTCATAAACATCCTAAGGTCTGGCTTCATAGGATGTATATTCAGCATAATATTGTCATTAGGATGTATAAATTGCTCTTCACCAAAATAAACAACAATAGCATGCTTTGATAGCTGCTGTGCAATATAGAGTGCATGATCTGGATCTATACTTCTATTTGACTGATCAACTGATCTTCCACCTACCAAACTCATAGTACTTCCGTATGGTTGAAACACAACCACTTTGTTTTTAGACTTGTCAAGTTTAGCTTTAGTGAAGATAGATGTTATAAAATTACGCTCGCTCTTTTTTGTAAAGAGTCGAGGTGATAGCAAATCAGTATGGTCATCGGTGTTATTAATCTCCTCATCAAAACACTCAGCCATCGACTTTTTCTGATTATAATAAGACCAGTGTTGATAAGGCTCCGGAACAACAAGTCTGTTGTTTTTAATTAGCTGTTCAAACATTCCTTTATGACCCATTCCAAATGTTCTATTTTGTAGTATTGGATTACCCCAGAAAAGGAAATCCCATCCATGAACAATTATTTTAAAATCATCATCAGGATTATTAATAGCAAATTTTTCAAGTGCAGGAATGGCACATATAACTCTTCCTGCCCCACCGCTTAACATGAATGTTGTATTCATTTATTATTCACGATCGATCTGGTAAATGCAGGTTTTCCTTTGATAAAGACAACCATGCTGTTATAAAAATGGATTGAGCCAACATCTGCTGTAAGTTCAAACAACTCCTTTGGAGGAGTTCTATCCGGGATGTGCTCAACATTAATCATATCGCATATATGTTTTGAGAACTCCATAAAAGTAAAGGGTTGGTGTAAACCACCACCACAATCAGCCCAATAGCTGGTGTGAGTATCTTCGCAGATATACACACCTCCCTCTGATATCTTAGGCCACACCTTCGTAAAGGTTGTTATTTGTTGATCCATATGATGACCACCATCATCAAGGAAGCAATCGATTGTCTCGACCTTATCATTAAAGTAATCCCAAAACTCGGGATTAGCTTGATCACCTATTTCTATGTTAACGCCCGGAATATCAATATTGAGGGTGTTTGGATCATTATCAACACCAACTATGGTAGAGCCTTCTCCAAAGTAATGTTTCCACATTTCAAGAGAACCACCACCACATACTCCAACTTCCACCATGACTGGACTCTTATTTCGAAATTTAGAGAAGTATGTCTCATACACTTCAAAATAGGGATCCCATTTATCAGAGCGAAGTGTTATCATATTATCAAATATAAACCTTAATGAATTCATAAAATACCTTGTTCTTTCAAATATTGTTCAAGTTCTTTCTTTGGGATGTCCCACACTCTAGGTTTTGTTTGACGTATGAGCTTAACATTATCGCCGTACCACGGACTTTGGCTACTAGAATGGCACCAGACATAGTAGCTTGAAATTGGAGTGAATACAACAACTTTTTTACCCATGGCTGCAGCTGCGTGGGCTATAGATGTGCATGATGTTATAATAAGATCTAGTTTTGATATTACACTAAGAGTTGTTTCAAAGTTATTAAGTTCAGACGATAGATCCACTATATCGGGAAATTGTTCAAGTTCTTCAAGTCCAACATCTCTCTGTAGTGAATATAGATCTGCGTTAGTATTCTGAAGAACATCATAAAAGTCTTTTAACGGTACTGATCTGTGAAGATCATGATCGTACTCCGGATTACCTTGCCACCTTATACCTATTTTGAACTCTCCATTATCTCTGATCAAGTGGTCAGCTAGGTTTGGTTGTGCACTGATATATGGCCCGTCCCATAAATCTTCGTATTGAAGATTAAGAAATATTGGTACATCCATTGAGTGGGTCCATAATGTATCTTTATCAAAATCTTCCGGATTGATTGATGCTACACTCCTATATCCACATCTGTTAAATATATCTACTGTATCTTTGTTTGTAGAGAACCATACAGGTTTCATTCCAAGTTTCTCAAGATGCTTCATGAATCTAATATTGATGAATTCATCTCCGATACCTGCCTCTGCTAGTAATATAATTTCTTTACCTGGTTGTATTTCACCTTCCCAGAACTTAAATGGAAGTTGGGGTTTATTCCAAAGATTGAGTTTCCGTCCTTCGAACAAGAATCTACGGAGACCTGATTGAAAGTTATCTTTAAGCAGCTCATATGCTCCTAGATTAAAATTCAATCTTATTCTTTTTTCATCGCTGAGTGAGTGGTTATCAAGCTCCTGTCTGATAATATCTTCAGCTTCATCTTTGTGGTTTAGTAGAAAATAACTGAATGACTTTACCACGTTGTAACTTGTATCCCGGGGATTTGCAATTTCAAGCTGTTTAATTAGCTGAAGTGCTTTTTCTGGGTAGTTAGCACTGTTATATAAATCAACAAGATTGGATTTTATTGATATAGTCTGATCAAGAGAAGAAGCATTTTTTAATGCTTTCTCACAATATTCTATTGCTTTAAGTGGTAACTTTGCTTGTTGATATAGGTAAGCTACTTGATCATATTGATCAAGTCCATGTGAATGTCTAGCAAGAGCGTCTATCATTTCAATAGCAGCTTTTCTCTCACCATGTTTAAGCAATATATCTAGAGTTATTTCAAAGGGTGTTTTCATACCAAGTTAAGTCAATTGATTCCCACACGGGTTTCCAGTCAATGTAAGGATCTTTTTCATAATCACTTTGCATATGAAAAGTGACGGAGTTGATGGGGCAAAAGCCGGCAATACCTCGTCTGACCAGCATGTAGTTAAGCGAGTCTGCTTCCAACATAGAGTTGAGAGGGTGGAGGTTTAAAAATCTTTCTATCAAATCCCAGTTATCTTTAAGTATATTTATAGACGTCAAAAAAGAGCATGATGTGTTGAATATTTGTCTCCAATATCTTGACATTCCTGGTACCATAACAATAGGCTCCTGGCTGTATTTGTTTTCTCCAATATACCACCCTGGACAGTTGTACCCACTAATTATTGATTGTGTGTCCTTATCAGCATATAACTGGTAGAATAAATCAACCATTTCATAAACAGCTGACTTAGTAAACATATAATCATCCTGCACTTGAAACACAAGATTATCACCCTGATCTCTAAGGTATTCATAACACGCTCTTATAGAATCCATCAACCCTTCAAAACTTGTTGACACTATATCAGCTTTAATGTTATCGCTATTAAACCTATTACACAACGCCTTAAGATATCTTAACGTTTCAGCATCTGATGAATCGTCAATTATTTTAATGTGATGTACCAGATCACCTTGCATACTAACACAGTATTGTACGGATTCAAAAAATGAAGTTACACACTTCTTGGTTATTTCAGCCCTGTCATCAGAGCAAAACCTTTTTTGATTCTGATTACTTTTAGTAGTACATGTTTGGATAGCATAATGGATATTAATCATAAGAAAGTACTAAAGATTTCTCGAGAGTGTCTTTGCCACTCTTCATCTCGACCAGTAATAGTAGTTTCACCCGGAAGATCATAAGCATAAAAACCGGTTTGAACAATGTTAAAAAGATCAACACGAATTATCATATCTGCTGGAGCTGATAAGCCAAAACGAATAACATGAGACACAAGCTGTCTAGCAATATAGGGATCTATAGCATATGCATGCGCTCTACATATAAATCTATTATTATCTGTAGCTGCTGCATGTGGAGGGAAGTCAGGATACTCTTGAGCAATCCATTGCTCATAATTACCAAGATAGTTTATTTGATTGAACCCATTATGCCTCAAATAGGGGTTGACCATAACAGCATCATGCTCAAGTATAACAATTGGTTGGTCCACCTCAACACAGTGACACCACAGTGAAAAATGACTAAGAATAGCAGCCACCTCTGTCATCTTCAGCTTATCATTCATCTGCTTAAGCCATTTATACTGTGGCTTATCAATAGCATGCTTTGGATATACTATGTGCTGGTGAGATGTTCCATCAAAGGCATCCCATACTTTAAACGGCTGTTGTATCTCAATACAGGATAGTTGACATCTTCTTGAGAGATCTTGAGATACTTGGTTACCGGGTAGAGTGATAATGTAAGCTGATTCTACATCAAAGTTGTAAGTATAATTCAACGAATCAAGATGCATATTTTAACACTTCTTTACATTTATTAATAAACAGATAATCATGGACAAGTCGTCTACTTTCGAAGAGATGGTAAAACATCTCCTCTCCCTGATCATTCACAAAAGTAGTACCTATACCATACTTAGGCTTACCGGTACCAAGATCCCACTGAGTGCCATCATAAGAGTCAGACTCATATTTAGAAGGCATGAGAATCTGTAAAGGGATTATATTGGATTCAGCCATGTAAGTCAACTCTTCAGCTGTATCACCACGATCTGTAGGGAGAAAGGAAGGAGAACCTAGTTTGTTAAATGTTTGTTTAGAAAAGCCGATACACGGGGACCCAATGTATATGTGTTGATTATTGTTAATATGCAAAGATCTTTGAGCGCACCCAAACAGATAACCCTGCTCAATAATACTGAAAGCTTTTTTGAGAGATGTTCTCGATAGAGGGATACAATCAATATCAATAACTAAAACATTATCATATTCTTCCAGAAGTTTTGGAATGAAGATGTCTAATATTTGTCCGTGAACTAATTCTTGATTACTGTGTGGATAGTATAGAGGTTTGTAATGGATATCAGTGTTGGTTATTAACTTTAGCAATACATCATGATTAGCCTGAACTAGACTTGATCGTATTTGACTGTTAAAGGATGTAAATATGCATTTATTCATAATATAAAATAAAAATATGTTACCAGGCGTCTTCTCTTAATCCTGAAGTTGCACACTGTCCTGCACTAACATCATACCACCCTGAAGTATTACCTAATACCTGAACAGGAGATGATCTATTGACCCTATCTCCTCTTCCAAGCTCGCCAAATTGATTTGAACCCCACGCCCAAATAGTACCGTCCGTTTGTATGGCAGCAAAGTGAGAATCACCACCGCTTATTTTTTTCCAGCTAGTACAGCTACTAGTGATCTGTGTAGGTGATGAGCGGTCTGTTGTTGTGTTTATACCAAGCTGACCGTCTGTATTTTCACCCCATGTATATAGTACTGCAGCATTAAATTTAAAAGAACCAGCTAATATTGCTGCTGAGAAATTGCATCCAGCAGTTATTGCAGTCCAATTATTAGATGTTCCAACCTGGACTGGACGAGATCTATCTACCGTATCTCCTGTACCAAGCTGACCTTTGTGATTGCATCCCCAAACCCACAAAGTACCATCACACTTCAAGCCTACAGCATGTGTATTTCCAGCAGATACGCTCTTCCACGAATCACTAGACAGTGTGTATGTTGTATGTGATTCTATGTTGAAAATTTCCAACGAGCATGTGGCAGCTACATCGGTAATATTATAACAATTTAGTGATTCTTGAGCTGATGGAGAATTTGCATTTAATAGCAAGGATGTATTAGCTGTGGCGTTAGAAACTAGTGTCAGAGGAGGCTTTGGTACATCTATTGTAGCTCCATTGTAAATACCTGCACCCTTAATAATTCTTATGTTTGAAAGACTGCCCTTGTAGCAATCACCTGTAATAGATGCGTTGGAGCCATCAGCACCAATTGTTATACAGGTATTTGCATGACTAAAATTATCACATATACTCCCATACCTGGTTCCATCCACATAAAACTGGGTTGTATTACCTATTCTTGAAGCGGCAACATGATACCACCTCTCACTACCTAACCTTAAAGTTGAATTGGCAAATGAAGTTGTTCCATTTGCTAATCTAACCTGGAAATGAAGACACTGGGTAGTTCCTATTTGAATGCTAGGCATGTAGGTACCAGGACAAGAGCTTACTGTAAATGGACATCTCATGTCAAATACAACCTGTGCACATTCGTTAATTATTCCTGTCATACAGGTGTAGAATTCAATTGTATAATCATTAGAAAGAGCAAGTGTATTGTTACCATTGCCAGTAGAGCAACTGATTCGTGTGAGCCCAGTACCGGTATAGTTTCTTGAGTAAACTGTTCGTGTAAGATCAAGATAGCAAGCTGATGGTCTACCCGCACCCCACTCTACTAAGTTACCTGGAACTGCACTGAAATCCTCGCTTTGTGTTGATGTAATGCAATTGTCTATTATACCAACACCAAATCTATTACCCATGGATATATCAACCCATTTTTTATCGACGTCAGCACAGTTATTGAAACTAGACAAAGAACAAATGGTTTCGGAATCATAACCACCTCTACAACCTTCAACACATCCCCATACAAATCTACACGTTTCTCCATTTGTGTGACCTGGTGCTGTGACTGGGGCACCATATCCGGTTTGTTCAAGATCTACTCCGGGTGAATATGCAGTTGCTGAAGCTCCACCGGCTGATATAACGCTTATATTATCTTTAGCAACTAACCTTCTAGGACAAAGATAATCACCAGTTGTTCCATCAGCTAACTGATAAGTATCATTACATCCCCATCCCCAGACTTGACCAGTAGAAGATAAAGCAATAGCAAAGTGACCATCATGTTTTGAAAGACACACTTTACGCCATCTGCTACCTCTGATACAAGTTTGAACAGGAGAAGATCTACTTGTTGTCAAGTCATTTCCAAGCTGGCCACCTAATCCACTACCCCAAACCCAAAGACCGCCTCTGGTAAATGTATCTTTACGAATGAACAAATCATCAAGATCATAGTAGTCTCTTGTTGCGGGATATTCAGTCCCACAATATATCTTAAAACCTGTAGGATTAGAAGACATTAAATGTTCTCCTCTGTTATACCTACCATGTGATTAGGACTTGCCAAGTCTCCTCTACATCCTTGGATAGAAACCTTAACCCAATTTTTCTTTGTGCCAACCTGTACCGGTGAGCTACGTCTCACACTTTCAAGAGCAGAACCCTGCACATTAGAAACATCACCCCACACCCACAGTGTTCCATCGTTTCTAATTGCTGCTACGGCTGTGCCCATTGAATTTGTTGTTACATATCTCCAATTGTCGTTCTTGTCTATACTTTGGATTGGACATGAAGTTCCAACAGTTCTATTTGTACCAAGTTGACCGTATGTGTTGTCCCCCCACGCCCATAGAGTACCATTACTTGCCACAGCAAATGAAGAACAAACGCCTAAACTAAAACTTCTTACACAGAGAGCCGGATTGGTATTTGCAAAACAAGTGTTTGTATAACCTATCCTATTGATTGTTGTACTGCTTCCTAGCTGTCCCTTATCATTATAACCCATCAATACTAACAAGTTGGTATTTATTTCACCTGTTATGTCTTTAAGTACTACACCAACAGTAGCTCTACTTGCACAATAATCACTTACATTATTAGCAGATCCACATATACTGGAAACTACAACTGGTCTTGATCTCCTGCTAGCTGCATTATTATTATTACCCCAATAATACAAGTTACCGGAACTAATCATATGACCACTATACACATCTATACAAGTATCACACACCAAACTTGATTTAGTTGTTGCACAAGTACAAGCCACCGTGATGGGTGGCCATACGTTTGTAACTGTTGGTAAGCTTGCATCAGTACCCAATTGTCCAAAACAATTATTACCCCATGCCCGATAGGTATAATCACCGAAAGATGTTTCACTAACAGTGATATAAGACACCTGGCCTTGAGAGTGATCACTACCCAATTTAACAATTGAATTATAGAAAGAACAGTTTTCTATAAGAGACGTGCTATTACTACCTGATGGTGATGTAAAGCTAGTTCCTCCCGTAGTCGCATTTGCATTCCAAATTAGACCAGTAAAACAACCCCATAAAAATAACTTTCCCTGATTATCTAACAGTCTTGCGTTATTAAAAGTAGAATGGGAGGACAAGTGAAAATCTTTCCATGATGTTGGGTACATACCACATCTAACTGCAGGCTTAACAATATAAGGATCGTCTGCCTGATAGTTGCCACCAGATTCATTCATAGAAGCTGGAAGGTATCCCCATGCCCAAAGAACATTTCGTTTGTACGATGGAGTTAAAGAGTTGTAGATACTGTTAAAATAGTCACGAGTAACCAAGCAATTGCTTAGGTCTACATTACTAAGTTTGTAGTTTGTATTGTTAGCCATCTAAATTTACTTGATCCAGCTGCTGAAGTGTGGTGCATGAATCAATTTCACTACACTTTTCAATTTCCCAATCAAATGCACCTTGAACCGATGTATCTATAGCTCTAACAATCTCTAATAAATTCTGTTTGGTGAGAGATATCCATGTCTCTTCAAATTTCCACATAGATGTATCTTCATCCCGCATAGCCAATAATTTATCCGTGTAAACACGTCTTTGATCTCGTGATGTTGGTATACTAATATCTTGATTGTTAATTGAAGCAGTAGTACCAGCTTGTTCTTTATCCCATCTCTTAGCAGCTACTGCATTTTTAAGTTCACCCTTAACCTCGTCTAGCTCTTTATCTATTATGGTGTGTGATGCATACCCGTTGTTCTCATCAAATGTCCATGTAGTTCCACCAAACTTTTGAATTTTAGGGTTGTATTCTGGTTTATTCACAACAGCATTTCTTACATATATTTCAGGTAGGATGTAATAGGGTACTTTAAACATATCTGATGGTAGTACCGTAGGTCGCTGCGATAGATCAAGATCGTTCTGGAGAACAGATGCTATATATGACGCATTCCACTCCACCGGACCAAGTAGTATTTTATTATGCTGAGTAATTACGTACATTAAGTAGAACTCCTAATTAATTCTTTAATATGAAATATAGTGCATTTTTTTTGTAAGGAAAGATATATTATCTGTACTAACATTTACAGCTTCCACATCATTATACTGCCATGGTACAGGACAATTGTCACTTACACCCGTCGGCCTGAATAGAATAGTTGGACTTGTTGCAATGAATGCCGTATCAAAACAACCAAGACCCAGCATGTTGTTGGAGTTTGAGCCCCACACATATATAGCACCTTCAGTTGTAATTCCACTAGCAGCTTGATTATTTATAGACACATCTCTCCACCTGAGTGGCGATGTAAGCTGTACAGGGCAGCTGATACATTGAGCAGTAGTTATACCAAGACCAAGGTTATTCCTACAATTATATCCCCACACATATATATTTCCATCCATATCTATAGCCGCAACTTGAGTAGGTCCTGCACTCACTTTTTTCCACAACTTGTTAGGGCATATTTGAACAGGAGAACTACGGTTTATAGTGTCACCAAGACCTAGCCGTCCATCAGGATTATTACCCCATACCCAAAGGGTATTGTCTGTCTTCAATGCAACCGCAAATCCAGAACCCGCAGACACACACTTATATCCACTACCAACAAAAGTTGGAGTAGATAATGATGAAGTTGATACGGAAGGTATTCCGGATTGACCATATCTGGAATCACCCCAGGCATATAGGCTGTTATTACTAGAGATTGCAAAGGAGCTAAACTCTCCTCCTGCAACCCTCTTCCACCCACTTAGTGATACTTGAACAGGGGAGCTCCTTGATATTGTTGTAGCTTCGCCAAGCTGGTTACAGTTGTTTCTACCCCAGGCCCACAAAGAACCGTCAACTTTGACGGAAAGAGTGTGAGCCGACCCCATTGCAGCACACACATGGTCCAAGCAATCAATAGGATTTGTTACCGGATTAATAGTTACTTCTGCTTTACATGATACAGTGCTAAGGTTACCAAGTTGTCCGTGTTCATTACAACCTGTGATTCCTATTCTATAAACAGAAGAAGCACCGGTGTCTGGAAAACATTGGAAAAAAGCAAGGTGGCTACTAGTCGAGCCCTTAGCTATACTTTCTACACCATAAGTATACCCAGTAATATCATCAGCTACGTACCCCGCCAAATTTCTGGTTGCAAAAATATGACCCAATGTAACAGAATCTAACAACTCTTCTTCTGTGAGGAAAATATTTGTTATGTTTTCACCACATTTAGTACCATACGCCATCAGTCACGCTCCAGGTCACTGATTCTCTTATCCAAGTGCTTGACTGTCTCGACTAGCATAGCTATGATTTGAATGTAGTTGATAGCCTTTAGCGATCCTTTTTTATCTACAATTTCTGGTATAATCTTTTCCACATCTTGAGCAACAAATCCATACTGCTTTCTAGATGCTCCTTTAAAATTGTACTCTTTACCCGTTAGTGAAAGAATCTTTAATGGGTCGTTAATATTATGTATATTTTCTTTTAAAACTACGTCAGATATTGAGTAGAAATTATTTGCGTATATATCAGCATTGGTATCACGGAACGCTAGTGTATTTGGAATTGGTTCTGAATTACCTACCAACTCTCCTGATGTAATAAACGTATTCCATGAACTGTTGTAATACACCTCAGGCTTAGTTAGTTCATTATTAAACCTAAACAATCCTACAGCACCTGTTGGGCGTTGAGTGGTATTACCGACTGGAATTTGAATACCATCTGTGGCTGTGATTGTTAATGATACAGTAGGTGCTGAATTGTTAATACCAATTCTATTATTTGTAGCATCTACAAAAAGTACGTTTGTGTCAACAGCTAGATTTGCAGCGCCAATAGTAACTTTTTGATCGTCGGTCACAGTCATTAGCGATCCAACTAAACCAACATTACCTGATACATTAGCTGTACCAGTAATTGTTGTGTTTCCTACTGCAAGAGTATTGCCTACTGTAACAGCACCATTGACTGTCAATGTACTTCTTAAGTTAGTAGCACCGCCAACATTTGCTGTAGACGTTGCGTTGATGTATCCAGTAATCTCAGTATTACCAACAGATATTGTGTTTGCAATTGTGGCTGCACCGTTTACCACAAGAGTGCTTCTTAGATTCGTTGCACCACCAATGTTAGCAGTTGATGTTACATTCATGAATCCAACAATATCTGTATTACCAACAAGCACTGTGTTAGCTATGGTTAACACACCATTGACTGTAAGACCACCACGAGCAGTTAAGAGACCTTGTACATTTGCTGATGCAGAAATATCTACATCACCTGTTACTCTTAGTGCCACAGAAGGTACTGTATTGTTGATACCAACACGATTGTTTACAGAATCTACAAATAGAACGGATGTGTCAAACGTAACATTGCCTGCACCAAACTGGATAGAGTTTGCTGTACTGTTTACTGTTGAAACAATCAGGCCGTTTGATATGGAGGAATTTCCATCTACGGTTAAAGTAGTTCTCAGTGTAGCAGCACCACCAACATTTGCGGTTGATGATACGTTAATATAACCAGTGAGCTCTGTGTTACCAACCGCTAATGTATTTGCAACGGTTGCAGCACCATTTACAGTTAGAGTGCTTCGTAGTGTTACAGCACCACCAACGTTAGCTGTTGATGATGTATTGATAAATCCAGTTACGGTTGTATTACCAACAGCAATTGTATTAGGCACGGTTACAGAACCATTAACCGTTAGATTACCTCTTAGGTTTGTATCCCCTTGAACATTTGCTGTGGTTGAAATATCAACATCACCAGTCACTCTCAATGTTGATTCAGGAGCTGTGTTATTAACTCCTACTCTATTGTTTACCGAGTCGACAAAAAATACACCAGAGTCTATGTTGAGATTAGCAGAACCTGTTGTTATAGCTGAAGGATTTGCCGTAATCAAACCATTCACGAAAGAAACATTTCCAGTAACACTAAACGTATTACCAATAACCATTCCGCTTTGAATATTAGCAACACCTGATACATCAACATCTCCCGTCACTCTTAGAGCAACACCAGGAGCGGCATTATTAATACCAACTCTATTATTAACAGCATCAACAAAGAACACTCCTGTATCAATGTTTACATTTGCTGCATTTATAGTAAGAGTGTTTGACGTGTTGTTTGTGGTTAGATTAAATATTGAACATGCAAACGTAGCATTACCACCAGCGTTGATATAGCCACCAACATTAGCAGACCCACCTACGTTAAAATTCTGAGATATATTAGCAGTACCGGATGCATTGAATCCAACAACGTTGGCAGTTCCGGTAACAACAATTGTGTTTGATAATGTAACAGGGCCGGTTACCTGAAGCGAGTTAGCCATCTGTGCGGCACCAACAACATTAAACGTCGATCCTACGTTAGCTGTAAATGCACTAAGATTCCATCTGAGTGAAGAATTGCCTAGTGCCTTTTGATCTTCATTTGGAAAAAAGTCGCCTGAAAGTCCAGATAAGGTTTGAAAAGCAATACTACCGTTTACGGCTAGATCACCATTGATGGTAAAGTCACCATCAACAAAACTGTTTGAGTTTGCTTGTAATCCATAATGCGTTTTAAATCTTGTGTTTGCGGTAGCCATTCAAATTCCGTTAGAATAGTTGAGCTATAATTTTTACAGCTGTATTTGCATTGGTTTGTTGTATTTGTAATTCTACATTAGCATTATTTATAGCTGCGGTAATTGAACCAAGTTCACCTGTTGTTGTTGGGCAAACAACAGTACCGAATACAGTAATATTTGTGTTATCGTTAGAATCATGAGTAAGAAGCATCTCTGACATCTGAGAAGTATTTGCTCTGCTCATGTTAATTACAAACTTACCACCTTTGTGAGATGATTTGGGGAAGCTTACCAGAGTCAGATAACTTGTTGTATTACTTCCTAAGTCTGAATTTGATACACCAAAATTAACTATATTACCTATACTAACATTGCTTTGGAGTGTTGTATTTTCTTCTACAACAACGTTAGCTGTAAATGTTGCAGGAGCATTTACAGATACTGAGCTTCCAGCAATCACAAACAAATTAGCAGATAGATATGTGTTTGCGTTGGTAACAAAGTCTTTCGTGATTGTTGTATTTCCAGCAACAGTCATAGTGTTAGAGAAACTGGCAGCACCATTTGTTGACAATGTTCCACCCAAAGTGGTGTTTCCTTGAACATTAGCAGTAGTTGTGATGTCAGTAGCTCCAGTAACTCGTAGAGCTACACCAGGAGCTGTGTTATTAATACCAATGCGGTTATTAACCGAGTCAATGAACAATACACCACTGTTGAAGTTAGTATTTCCAGTGTCTTTAGAGAACGATCCAGATACAGTAATATCACCAGTGATAATCAAAGCACCTGTAACAACAGCATTACCTGAGATGGATATGTCATTAGAGAAATCAGCATTACCGGTAAAAATTGTATTACCAGAAATTGACAGGTTACTAGACACTGTCAGCACTGCGCTGGTTGTAACGTTACCACCTCTCAACGCTGTTCCTACAGCAACAGTATTCGAATTGAAAATACCAATAAGACTAGCATTACCAGTTGTTGTACCACCAGAGGAATTAGCAGCTGTAGTTATAATCGTAGTGGAATACGCATCAAGCAGCGTATTAGTTTTATCAAACCAATTGAGGAACGTATCAGTTGATGTATTTAAATTAGCGGTTGGTAGAGCCATTATTCTCTCTTTGGATTAAAATTTGTAACATGGTTTTTATACTTCCTAAATCTTCCTTGAGACTATCCACTTCATTCTTTAGGGTGCTGTAATCCTGGTGCTGCTTACGCTTTTCTTTGTATTGAACGTAAGCAGTAGCATTTGTATTTATTAGAGCACTATTTTTTGGGTCTCTTATGAAACCCTCAATCTCAGTCTTTATTGTCATAGAGATACCGCTAACGCTCTAATATCCTTTAGTATAGGAGGAAAATGTTCTGAGCTAGAGAGCAACACAACCTTGATAGCATAGGTTTTGTATCCGGTATACAAGGATCCTGAAGAGTTATAATATCTTAAAATAGCTCCATCACCAGCATCATACTTGAACGAGGCTCCAGGTTGAGTAATCTTTTCAAGAATCAAACCAGTGGCAGTTGTATTTGAATAAGGACCAAGAGCGTTCTTAAGAGTTAAACTTGTAGTGTTTGCTACCGAATTAACAATATTAACCTCATAGTCGGTGTTGGTATCAAAACCAACAATTTTAACTAGGTCGTTTGCAGCTAGTAAAGTAAAGTCTGTACCCACACCAACTAACGTAGTATTACTATACGTTTGAACTCTACCGTCAATAGTAGAGGATGGTGGAGAAAGTTTAGGAGCGTATTCATATTCTATGTAATCGTACTCATTTGCCTTGTCACTGTACAGATTAGCTTCCGTAACTTGTTCTAGAAGCGTCCAATCCTTATTTTCAAAGTCTTCAGAGTCAACCCCACTTAATACCTTACCATACACCAATATACTGGATCCAGAGGGTTTGTATGCTGTTAGATAAACTCTCATGTCCTCAGCATCCAACTTGTCAGCCAGTACAACACGTCTTGAAACATATCTAACCTGCGAATTTCCGTAGGAGGTGGTTTCATCAACAGCGCTGTTGTTAATTATATTTCTCTTAGTGAGAATACTAACTGGACTAACATCGATAACCGGGGCAACCAATACTGTATCAGCGTTACGAGTCAATCTAGCATACAGTTTGAATGATTTGGCTCCAGATAGCTGAGTAATTTCGTTACTCTTTGATCGTATTTGGGATACTGCTACTGTCTTATTAGATACTCCAAATGACATCGCATTGTTAGATGCTGCCCCAGACACCCTATCAGCTCTCTGCGTAAGTGTTATTGATGTTGTAGGAGGGATATTTGTCATTATATGAGGCTCTACGAAACTGAAAGTAGAGTTGTCAATACTGGATATGACTGCTGATGACTGACTCCGATCACCAAAAATTGTTTTTCCTGTTTGGAATAGGAAAGAAGAATTAGAGGCGTTAGAATCCTTAACAATAACAGTATCATCATTATCCTTCTGAGATAAAATACCCCTAACTACTTTTTGAGCACTGGCAAATACAGTAGTGTTATTGATTGTAAATCTTGGTTTATTTTTAATTGTAACAGTTGTAGTGTTTGCAGTTATAACACGAACAACTTGGAACGTTTCTGTAACAGATAAATGAGTATTTGTTGTCACAGCACTTGATAGAGGAGCATCGATAGTCAACTGAGTATTATTAGCAATAGTTACAACTTGTCTTAGTTCGTTGTTAATGCAAATGAAATCACCAACAGCATATTGTGTAGTGAATGTTGAAGATGATCCAGTAACTGTAGTGTCTGAGGATGTAACTGTAACTGTTCCTGTACCTGTTACTGCATTGTTACCATATACAATTAACAAGTAATCGTCCATGGTTACCGTACCTGAAATGTTATTAGTGGTTGTAATAACCGACAAACCTCTTGAATTAATACTTGAGTTGCCAAACTGTGTGCTCAAGTATGTATTCGCCTTTTGAGCAATGGCTTCTCCAACTTCAAATGAACCTTGAGTATTCGCAATCGTCATGAACTCAATATTATCATTCTCAAAAACAACTGTTCCAAACTGACTATTAGTAAAGTCTGCACAGTACACTCTGAATTTGATATCTTCGTTTATCAACGGAGTCCATACTTTGTCATTAGAAGATAGATAACAGCTACCATCGCCCCAGTCTTTATTCTTGGCAACGTTAGTTAATATATCCGGATAACCTGCTTCTGCAGACCATGCAATGTATTCAGGAGAATCTGCATCTGGTAATAACACAACAGCATAGTCGCGACCATGTCTGACATAAACGGGACTGTTAAATATAACCGTCGTCACTGCACTAGAGTTGTTACTGACATTAACGTATTTTGAAGGCACCATCTTCTGTGCCAATATGGAAGGGATTGGTGCTCCTGATGATGGATCAGTTTCTCTTATTTGTACAACAAGTCCAAAGTTAGAATCCTTCTGCTTGAAGTACAAATCTACTTTCGTGATGTATATACCATCTGTACCATCATTAAGACTTACTGCAAAAGTTTGAGCTAAAGGATCAGGAGGAGGTGCTGTCGTCCTGGTTGCAGTAGTAACGGTTGTTGTTGTGTTGGAAAGCAATACATTGGTTATGTTACCAGGCTTCTTTGTAGTTACAGATAGAGTAGCCATGTCTTTAGTAAAGTTGTAAGCACTAAAGACACAGCTAGCTCTTGATATGGTCGTATCAGCCGATTGATAATCATCAACATCCAGTAGAAGAACTTCTCTATCTCCACAGAAATACTTTTGCTCTTCGATGTAGAATGTACCAGCAAGCATACCTAGTGTATTAGCAACAAGAACATCACCCAAATCTCCAATTATACTGTATCCTGTAGTGGAGCTTGTTTTATCTAAGTCTGTGGTTTTATCATACGAATTAAAAAGATCTATGTCAAATTGAGCAGGTAAAGTCAGGTTACTTACGGGACGTTTATCAAAATACACATAGTGTTTTGTACCTGGTCTCAGACCTGAAGCAACAAAAGAAACCCACTGAGGTCTTATGTATGGATTAAGACTAAAGTCCGTTACAAAATCACCAATTTCTTGTGTGTTTGTAACCGTAGATCCAACAGATAGTTGATTCTGTGTTGTTGTAGTCTGGGTTGTTACAGTTGACTGTTGATTTTCAGAACCGTTTCTATTTGTTGAAACAGTATTCCATGCAGTAGCCGTCTGCGCAATTGTAGTACCACCAGCTTTAAAGTTAGGGTTCTTATTAATAGCATTGATCAGATTATTGAGTGGAGTTGCAAGATCTATTGTAAAATTGAGCTGCGATGTTGTAGTATCGTAGAAGTTATCGTACGGAGGAAACAACTGCATTGCTCCTTGATAGCTCCATGTACTCTGAGTAACTCTCCTCTGTCTATTTGCCAGTGGTTGTTCAGTGTAGAGTTTTTGAGTGTAGCTCAATGTAGCCAAATCACCCTTAAATGTTAGATTTGAAGACGCTGAGGTATTTGCAACTAGATCAATCATCCTTGAATCTAGCTGAGGTCTAGCTATACTTTTTATGGGATCTATGGTAATTAGATATTCGGGATTATTGACATCTGAAATATCGTATGTAGAGAAAGAGTCTACAAAGAATCCGTTTTTGAATCTGTTTATTGAACTATTTGCTTCGCTAGGAATTACAAGGTCACTTGCATTTGTTTCCAAAAGAGATAGTAGAGAGTAATATTCTAGCTTGGAAATTCTATCCTCAATCCTTCGAATATCACTCATTGTGTAGTTTCTGATCTGATCTTGTTTCACCAGAGTAGAATATTCTGGACGACCACTATCCTTAGCTTGCTTTGGTGATAGGGTTGGGTAAGGTGGAACATGTACAGTTCCAAGAGACATTCCAGTATCCGGAGCTTTTGGAGGCTCAGGGTTCTCTGAAGGAACACCCTCCACAATACTAATTTGACCAAATTGATCCAGAATAACTCTATCTGCTCGTCTCAAGTAGTGTTCAATCTCTGCCTCAAAATCCTTGTTTGGTGTTGGAAAGTAAAGAGTACCTGTGAGAGTGTTTGTACCTGATGGATCAATAGTAGCACCAGCAACAGTGTTTGCATTAACGTTTGCTGTATTAGATACTATTGGTCTAAAATCTATTGCATCTCTTAAATTGATAGTAATACCAGATTTAGGTGAGACGTGGTTTGGTATATCCTGAGTTCTTATCTCCGTGTTAGCATTATAGGTGTTAGAGTCGTTTACAGGATACGATTCCGTAGAGATATAGTATCCAGATCCGTGGGTGAAGCAGCTCAATTCTACTAGCAAGCAGGATGAAGAAGTTAGTGATAGTGTTCCTCCAGGCCTCTTTCTAAGACTAGCTAGTTTGTATACATTGTCTGTTTGACCACTAATCAACTCAAAGCTGTTCTTATAGTTTGTGGTGGTGTTGGAGTACGTGTTACCCGTTCCAACATACACTGCATCAATGCTATAAACATCAGGAATACCCAGACTCCAAGGACCTTTATTTTTTGCTGATAGTATTGATGTTGAGAGCTTTACGAATACTCCCTTTTTGACTGTTTTTGTTTTAGGGCTAGCGCTGCTAACTTGAATATCGTGATATATCTTTGAAGTAACAGAAGTCGCAAGCGTATTACCCAAGAAGATAGTAGCCTGTTGTCTTGCACCGTCAATATTTACATTAGCAGATCCTTTATCCAACCTCACTGGGACATTCTTAGGATATGCTAATGTGTATGTGTTTGACACGAGTGAAGCTGGACCAGCACCTGCAACCTTCATAGTTGTTGGAGAAGTGATTGATGCAATTCTAAAGAAGCCTGAATCACCACTGAATTTAACGTAGTCACCTTGATCTAATTCGGAAATGAAGCTTGTACCAACTCCAGTAATTGTATTTCCAGAAGTAGATATTGTACCGGATAATGTAGTTGAAGATACTACATTAGAGGCAGGTACTACAATGAAATCTAATGTCTGAATATCGTTGAGAGGTGAGCTAGCAGTGTATGGGAAATACTCTGATCCTGTTAGATTAATTATGGCCGTGCCAGTACCATCAAAGGTATAGTTAGCAGCTGTTCTGTATATAAACTCTTCATTGGTAAATTGTTTTACTGCTTGAACACCTGAAGAGAATAAAAGTGAATCAAAATCAGTATCTTGTAGCTGCGCACCGGCATCATCCAACACACAGTCAGCAGTTCCATCACCACTTTGAACCGATAACACATCTTCGAATGCAAATCCGGGATTGAGGGCTATATCATAAAGATACAGTCTGTAAGTAGCAGAAGGTGTGCCTATATTTCCGGAGTGGTACACGAACGATCGTATTTTAGCTGTTCCAATTAACGAACCCGGTGTTGTTGGTCCACCACCGTAGTTATCTGTGATATCTGTAGCAGCAGCGTTTCTTAAGTTTACCGATCCACCAGAAGTAAAATCAAAATTACCAAGCATCTCGTTAATTAAAACATAGTTGCCGTAATTTGTTGAAATCACCTGACTTGCTAGGTTTGCAGTATCAGTTCCTTTTCTGATAGGAGTTCTTACAATATCCTCAATCTCCATTCTGTAACCATCAACATAACCAACACCAGATCCAATGGAGACATCAATGTGTGTGGTGTTTCCAGTGATTTCTTCAGTATATATGTTAAATGGTCTAACGACGTAATCTCCACTCTCCTCGGCAGTTCTTCTTGCTAACTTAGAGTTAATCGAATTAAATTCTGTTTCTGTTCTTCTTCTAACAATCTTACCGCGCTCATACTCCAACAAGCTAAAGAATTCTGTATTAGCTGCAGCATCAGCCTTAGTTTTAACAACTAAAGATGGTGTTAGCTTCAAACGGTATGCACCAGGTGCAGTAAAGTTGCTATATCCCTGTGCATTGTCAAGTAGTGTTGTATCTACACTATTATTAACCACAGACTCAAGAGTGTTGAAACCAAGAACTAAACCATCGGGTTCTGAAGAGAATCTGTCAATAATAGTGGTTTGCGTTTCTACTCTTACAAAATTACCTTTTTGATATATTACTCCATCAGAAACGGTTGCAGCACTACCTAAACCTGTAGGTGTTGTTGAGTTTGCACTGAAACTTGAGTTAGCAACAGTAACGTCAGCAATATAGTTTTTGACTGTGAATTGAGCACCAGAACCAGTAGATGTGGTTATAGATAGCGATGGTGCAGTTGTGTATCCACTACCTTGAGATGTAATTGTAACTGATCTAATCGTACCGTTTGCATATGTAATTAATGTGGCAGCTGCGCCAGAACCATCTCCACCTGAGAAAGATATACTATCACTGTTGCTATAAAGAGTACCACCACTATCAATAGTAATATCCTCAACAGGATAGTTACGATCAAATACTCGAACAACGTCTGAGTTAGCAAAAGTCTTTTTATCTCCCGTACCGGTATTAAGGTACTTCACAAAGAGCATGTTTGTATCAGGATCTTGTGATTCAAGACCATCAAATGAATTAACAACCAGTGATTGTAGGTTGGATGATAGATGGATAGCGTATGCGTTCACATAATTTGAAGGAACTGCAGTCTGGCCATCTACCTGTAGATCCAGAATTTTAATGTAATAATAGTTATAATCAAAAGTAAAAGTACATCCTTTGAGAATAGTACCCTGCTTGTAGATGTTGTCACCAAATCTTTCAAACTGATTTTGTAAAATGGACTGTAGCTGAGTTAATTCTCTTGCCTGAACAGGCACGGCAGGGCGGAAAAGAACTCTATGAAAGTTCTTCTCTTCGTCGTAATCATCATAAAAAGGAGCTACGTTTAGATTAGTGTCAAGTGGCATTTGTTCCTCTAATTAAAATTCCAATATTAATTTTAACGATTCTGTTTGTCCGGATGTCTTCGATATCGGTACAAAATTCTCAATGTAAATTACATCACCTGTGTTTTTAACCAAGTCAGGTGGGATGATTGCATCTATTGATGCTCGAGCCGATGAGTTAGCTCCGTCAATATATTCAGTAGTACTTATATCGGATGTATTGAATGTTCCTTTGGGATCTACGACCCTTATTACTGTGGCATTGGATGAATAAAAATAAGCATTAGCTGCTATTTGGTACACTCTTTCATCCTCTATAAAATTGTTAGATGTTTGGAGTGAGGCAACAAATTTTGTTGTCTGATCAACATACGTTGTCGGTTGTGAAATTGCATCGCATATCGCAGTGTATCCTGAAACATTACCAGTTAGTAAGTTGGTTGATGAATTTCCTGTTGCGAAGAAACCAAAAGCATTCGACAGTTTAACCGATGTACTGTTTGCTGATACAACTATACCGTATGCTCCAGTGTTGGATTGAGATACACGCTCTTCATCTTGGAAGGTCCCTGAAACACTGCTAAGTGTCAGCACCACATTTGCAAAAAGTGGGTTCTTTATAATTCCAGCTGTTCTAAAGTCGTTCTCATCAACAATCTTCCCACCGGAAAGAGTACTATCATACACAACACTAACTCCAACATAGTGGGCTCCCAGCTCGGCTGCTGTGTTACTTCCGTGGCCACCTTTAGGGCTTATGATTGCCTTAGCCTGTGCGTTGTTTGCTAAAATAGCAGTTGAGGTAGCAACATTAATGATTCCGGTATTTCCGGTGATAGCAACAGAGGCGTACGTGTAGTTTTCACCACGATTAACAATCTCAATTTTGTGAATTGAATTTGAAGTAGCATTAACAATAGCTCTAGCTGTAGCACCGGTACCGTCACCAGATATGGTAACAAGAGGAGTTATTTCATATGTTGAAGAGTTTGTAGGGCCAATAGTGAAAGCAGAGTCTATAGTAACTCTTCTTGTTGAACCAGAAACTGTGTAAGCGTTGATTTTTTTGAGTTGACCTGCTCCTGTACCGCTAACAATTTTAAGAGCACATCCTACATAAAAGCTACTATTACTCGAAGAAGTAGTAGGATCCAACGCATAAATTAACTCATTACCACCAACACGAGATTCTTGGAAAGTTCCATTGGCGTAAGAAGAGTAGCTACTACCACGCGATATCACTTCAATATTATCTATAGAACCTGCCACTGCATTTCCGGAAACCTGGGTGTTAGCAATAACCGGTATGTGGGATAAAGTAGCAAACCTATCAAAAACAGTAGAAGATACTGAGTACATATACTTCCACTGATACCCGTCTGGTGTCACGTAGCTCTCATCACTAGGTGATGTTTCTGTTGATTGGGGTTCGTATGTAGAATATGCACCGCTGTTATTATCAAGACATTTAAATACACTGTAATTCAGGCCCTCATCAACAACTACGTAGAACGCAGATTGGAATAAGTTATTTGCATCATGTGAGTATTTTGCGTATGCTGTATTAGCCGTCCAGTCATGTCTTGGTGCCATGTAAACCACGTCAGAAGTAGTTATACGTTTAGCATATATCATATCTTCATATGGATCAACGTATACGTCTCTGACAGCATCATAAAGCGTTGGTGGTACAGAGTCGTTAGTGAAAGGAGTAGACTTACCTATGAAGAGGTAGTAAACTTCAAATTGACTTTCACTGAACGATTCTATAAACTGTTCAGCATTGAATAGCTTGAAATTATTGGTAATTAATTTACTCATGTATCTATTTGTAGGCCAGAAGTAGACATTGAAACTACAGCATTTGAGATCTTAACAATGCCGCCAAAGAGCTTGGTACCAGCAACATGTATAAGTTGTTTTAAAACATCAGAATAACTATCTAACGGAAGACTAGATTTAATCTGGTAAGAATATTCCTGATAAAATTCTCCATCATGGATGTATTTATCACTGTTGAGAAAACCTCTTGTAGATTTAAAATAACCTTCACCATATCCTTGATTGATTAGGTTAGCAAAACCTGTAGCAACATATTGATTAGTATTGATTGTAATGGTAACATCTTCACCATCTTCGTAACCGTATCCCGAATCAACAACAGTTAGAGTTCTTATTTCTCCGTTTGCGGAGCCAGCTTCGGCGGCAACAATAGCATTATTACCCATAGCCTTAGATTCAACTATGGGTGTAGCACTGATAACATTAGCGGTAACACCCGTCACGGCTCCAGTGATCTGAATACCAGGAGTGAATGTTGTGTTAAATGTTTGTCTCTTTAAATTAACAATCTGGGTAGTTGAATTTATTACTAACCCTCTTGACACAGATATCTGAGCATTTGATACTGCTGTATTCACAAAGAATCCGTATCCTGAATTCAACCCAACAGCTACATTCGAAGCAACCGTGTATGTGTCACCGGATATAGATGTAGCATTGCTTGCTAGCGTTAACACTGTGTTGTTTGTTATTGAGCTTATTTTATAAAGTAAACCATTGCTACTAAACTTAATATATCTTCCAGCTGCTAGCTGCGAAGTAAACGAGGTTGATACACCATTTACCTGTGCACTGGTGCTGTTAGCAGAAACTGTACCGGATAGGTTCGCAGAAAAACTAGACTGAACAAATGTACCAGAGGTAATTACGGTTGTTCTTGTTGTATTAGCGGTAGCAACCTCACCGCTAACGTTAGCGGTTGAATTAATTTGCTGCGTAACTGGCTCAGTAACTGTAAATGCAGTGTTTCCTCCAGATATGGATAGCGTGAAAGCAGGTGTTGTGTAGTTTTGTAGTATTGATTCACCCTCAAGAAAATTACCAGAGCTATTAGCAATTACTAGGTGAATGTTTTTCTTATCATACTGTGCAATATTCTGCTCACGAAGCAAAACAAAAGGTGTGAAGTTATAATTACTACCAGGGTTCACAGAAGCAAGTGATGATATTGTACCAATTGTAACCGACTGCTTTGAAAGCAGCTGCCCTATAACAAAACTAGAATTACCTTGGGGAAGTCTTGGAAAATAATATTGGGGAGCATTCAATTGAAGACTTAAATACGGTGTAGCAACGTAGTTATCTCCACCTATCAATTCCCCACCAACAGCTACCGATTCCTCATCTGTTAAGCTACCAATGGTGAAACCGGCACCAGAACCAGTACCCACAACAAAAACATTAGCGTATACATTAGACGTATTACCTCTAACAAAATTATACGCATTTGGAGTAAACGTATTTGACACATTTACCAAACCAAGAGCAGTGTTACTAACACCCATCACCTTACCGGTAGCTGATCTGTTGGTATACGATGATATAATTGCAGTTGTGTTGGCTATTCTATCTGCAGTAGAGAAATTACCACTACTCACAGCAACAAGCATGTGAGCATTAGCTATAATCATTGTGTTATCGGTAACAACAGGACCATTTGTTGATAGTCGTAAGGAAGTATTACTTATTACATTGGACACCAAGAAAGAAACAGTACATGCTTGAAACTTGATGTAATCACCAACATCAATCTCATTAACAAAAACGGTATCAGTACCAATCACTAAGTTGGAAGTAGAGTTTGCAGAAGCGGTGCCAGATATTGATCCTTGATCTAGTCCAACAATCCTACCAGCAGCAACATTGGCTGTAGAATTAGCACCAGTAATAGCTTGACCTACTGTGAATGTTACATTGGAAGATTCGAATACAAGATTGGCAAGAGGCTGTGTTACAGTCTCGTCAATAATAAAAGTTGGAACATAAACATTACTACTGCTTATGTTTTGGATACTCAACATCTTCTGAGCAATAACAGGAGCTGTGTTCAAGAAGTAACCGGTTCCTCCATCCACCAGAGAGAATGCCACTTTACCAGTAGCTTTAGATACTTCCGTGACCCTTGCTTTACCCTGTTTACCAACAGAAGAGGTTACAATATCGATAATATCTCCAACCTCAAAATCCCGACCGCGGTCGTTAAGTGTGATTGAAGTTAGAGAACCAATAATAGAAGGAGCATCTTCTAACGATCCGTTATCCGTTACAAGCTCTCTGAAAAGGAAGTTACCCGAAACACTGGATAGGTATAATACATCTACGTACTTGCCTTGAAGTGATTTTCTACTAATACCCTCAACAAAGGCAGTAGCACCAGAAGACGACCCAGTGATTTCCTTACCAAGAAATGTCTTTGATCTTTCAGATAAAGATACTTCTAGATAAACAGGAACGTTCCATTGTCCATCGGAAGGCTTAAGTATATCTTTCTTAGGATAGTATATTTCTACGTCAGAGACATCATAACTGTTTTTAAACAAAAGCTCAACGCTTCTTTCAGTCCCTTTAGAACGATATATGTCTAGGGAGTGCTTAACTTCACTTGCAGTCTTGTCGGTGTTTAGCTGAGTACCTTGAAGAAACTTTTGCTGAAAGTATACTTTAAATTGATCAACGGTTTTGTCTACATCTTTATAGTTAATTAGGTTTCTAGAGTGATACAAAAAGTTATTAGACTGTTCCGCCCATCTATAATACTCTTTAACAAACTCAATGAAAACAGGACCTTCTTCCTGCATGAAAGAAGGAAAGTGTCTATCGACAAAGTAAGAAATGTTTTGTTCTATTTCTCTCATTTTCTAACCGGTGTCAAACTTACAAAAATGTCTCTTGGATTAATCACAAGTATGTCGTTCTTTGAAGTCACAAAGTCAAAGATAACTGGCTTAATGAAGATATCAACACCAGCTCCAGTATATGAGGATGGGTCAAAATTAACTATGTCAACTCTCCCGGTAGCGTAATCCACCGTACCTATTTTCTTAACTTCCACGTGTTCTGTTGACGATATCTTCACTATACGCAGAGCTCCGTTTCCATCATCTTCTATCATACATGTTACACCACCATAGGTAAAGGTCGATGAAAACACACCCTTATCCGTGTCAATTGCGTGAGTTGAATCACCTGGTGATGTCTTTAAGATTGCATTGTTAAAATTAAGAACATATGAGTTGTTTGCATTGACAATAGGGACGATTCTGATAAAAGGATTGATCTGTGTAAAATTACTAATAATACTTGGATCACTTCCGTCAATTCTGGCTAAGAATGTACTGTAGCTGAACTCTGAATTAAAGTCGTTGAGCTCTTTTGTATTGTAGTCTACAATTGAACCAATAACTTTATTTTTAATGTCATTTTCTGCAAGGGTTGTAATGTTTACATTGTACTTAACGCTTGAAACAACTCTCATGTAGACTATGTTAGGATCAACAAACTCTGTTGTAACTGATAGTGGAACTTTGTTTTTTAGGTATGAATTATAAAGATCTTTATTAAGCTGAGGAATGCCATCTGCGTTACTGATATCGATTGCTATAAAAACTTTACCATACTGAGGTGGATCTACTTTCTCGCCACCATAAACAGATATTGCTTGAATCTCTGGAAACTCTCTTAGAAGCAGAGTTCTATAATCTTCTTCTGTAACAGCTCTCTCCTGAGCCTGGAAATTTCTTGTGGAGTTAAATTTTATTGATTCAACTGACTCTGATACCGATCCATTAACCGCTGCGCTTACCAAAGTTATTGAAACATTGGAGTGACCATCAATGTTGGAGTTGTTAACAAAGTTTTCTGCACCGTTTGAAAGCTCACCCGTGCTAATTCTATAACTAACATCCATTAACGCTCCACTTTTTGGAGCTCTTCCAATGATGTTGTCTCCAAACACTATCTCATACAGCTCATTCTCAGCGGGCTGCACAAAGAATATATTAGAGTTGGATCCATATCCAAAAAGTGAAAATGCTTGTACGTAGTCGTATTGATCAGCACCACTATTTTCCAGTATAGTAATTTGAAGACTGGATGTGTCGATGTTTGGATTGCTTAGAATAAATCTTTGACTTGTGTTAGATTCATTTTTTACAAAAGAATCAGTTACGTAAGCACCTTCATATAGCAAAGTATTGTTAGCGTAAAATGAACCATTGCTGCTAGTTGTGATTGCTATTGCTTCACCAGTCACGAAGTTGAATGTGTTTGATCCTATTCTTGAAGTAAATCCTGTCCCCTTGGGGATTACCACCGAAGACACTGTAGTACTTGGTGTGATTTTAATATTGACTGATGCTGTTGATGACCTGAAGGATCTAGGTAGGTAGTTCAGTTCCTTGGCATGTGATACTATACTATCCTTGGATTGAGCTGTATCCAAAAACATCTCACTTGCAACCATGTTAAGATAAAACACATTGAGATATGTGTTGTACGTAAGGACGTCAAGCAGTGTTGATATATTAGATCCATCAAAATCATAGTCCCTGAATCTGTCTTGTGATCTAAGGTGTGATTTCAAAGAGTCTTTTAACCCATTGAAGTCTAGATCTATTAAATTTATAGATGTATTAGCCATTATCGTATTCTGGTAAGTAAGATAGTTACGGAGGTAGTCTCTGAGCTATTTATTGTGTTAAAATAAATGGTTACATAAACCTCATTTCTATCAATGTTGTTTTGTGCTGATACACGTATTGTTCTAACTCTAGGTTCAAAGTTCTGTATAGTGGTCTCAATCTCACTCTCTAAAGTAGCAGCAGTAAATTTGTTAAAGTTTTCAAATAACAAACTCAGTATATTACTTCCAAACTGAGGATTGAAAGGTTTTTCACCTTTCCTTGTAAAAATTATATTCTTTATAGATCTTATAATTGCATTTTCATCTGTTAGCCTTGCTAGGTCTTTTGTACCGCGGTTAACATTGAAGTTAATGTAAAAGTCACTGTATCTCTCTCCGAGAATACCAGTTGTTGTATATTTGTCTGCAAACGATATTACAGGCATTTAGCCTCCAGCAAAAACGTTAGATGATCCGGCTGCTACAGAAGTGCAACCTGATATAGAGTCTCCCACTCTTCCACAGCCTTTGCTATTAACAAAAACTGAACCAGATCCAGTAGCAATAGGAGCTGCATGAGATGGACACGGTGATCCTGGAAGGAGGTGAGTTGTATTCATATCGCCCTGTCGAGAGACCGCAATACCATTACAAAATACACTGGAGCTACCTTGAGCCCTTGTAGGTCCGCTACAATGAGTAACATCCGCATCTCCTATTCTAGTTACCGCTGGCATTTTTCTCTCTTGAAATTAATTGTTTAAGTCTTGTATTCCACATACCTATTTCATGATGTTGATCTTCCGTATGTGGTCCTTGTGGAATTTCAGGTAAAAATTCTATAACATTATCAAACGTTTGGGGTATACTCTCAAACGTGTTGTATTCTCTCAGAACACCATCAACAAGAATAACAAATTTATGTGGCATCAGTTCAGATCTATCCTTGGTGCTTTGAATTTCATATTACCTTTAGACTCAACAGTATATGTCCCATCAACGACCATATTAACATTACCCTTGACGCTAACATTCACGTTACCACCAACATAAACTTCATTTGATCCAACTGTAACATCAAACCTATTTGATACTGATTTTATAACTGTTTGACCGTTCTTATCAACTTCAATATAGGTACCTGTTTTGTGAAAAACATGGATACGTTCATTTCCAGGAGAATCATCAATCTCAACAAGATGTCCAGATTCTGTTCTAAAGGATTTATTATAAGGATATTTAGGGTTAAATGGAGAATCAGGTTCCCCAGCAAAAGGAGTACTTGCTTCGACTCTTTGGTTATTTTTTATGGATCCTACTGTATTCTTTCCAATTGATGAGTTTGGTATCTCGTTGTTTTCATCTTTTCCACTTAATCCCGCAAAAGATCCCATTATTATTGGTATCTGACATTCATTACTATCAGCAAAAAAACCAACAACGTGAGAACCAACAATCAAACCTACTGGACTTACTCCAATACCATCTTTTAAATCTTCACTGTATATACCAGAGCTTACCACCGAATTCAAGGGTGTGGCCCATGGAAGATGCTCTGTAGGCACTAATGCAATATCTGGCTGCCCACCAGCAGTAAAGGGATGAACATTGTATATTCTCACTCGAACTCGCCCAAGCTGCTTTGGATCCTCCCTGTCTTCTACCACTCCAACCCACCATCTGAATCCTTCTTCTCCTAAAGCTACAGTTGTCATTGCTCAAATACTCCTCTACCATGTCTCATTAATTCTAAATGTGAACTGAATTTAGTATCTTCAGTAAGAGTTATGGAATGCTTCACGGAGGAAACAATATAATACCCACTGTCTATTTCATTTCTCGTCTTGTTAAGCTCCAAGGAATCGTGCCTCGGTACTTCTAGGTTTATAACGCTTCCAGCTAACAGCTTTGTGTTACCTGGAATGTCAATATATGTTCTTTGCTGTGTAAAAATGTTCGAAAGGCACACTCGTTCAGGTAGTACGTCAAATAAAAAGTTACTTGTTTTATTTTCTGACTCTTTGTACAACGCAAACGGAATAAACATGGGCTTTCTTTTACCGCTTGAATATGCATCAAAAATGTTATTAGTCAATATTGTATTATTTCCATTAGTAAGCTCTTCAAATACTTTTGAGTTGGGCTTATTTTGAAACTGTCTTCTACTAACCTGCTTGGTTGTAAAATCGAACTGATGAATATCGTTATTTAAACCACCATCATCCACTAAATGGTTAACATTTACAGGGGAATTTACAGTATAGTTTGCGAAGAGGAGATTGGATTTAGAATCTGATGTTGCAGAAGCTGTATCTTTAATATTGGATGAAACATCTTCTTTTTGAAAGTAAATCGGAATTTCTGGTACACCATTAAAAATGTTTTTATTTTTTATTATTGCTTCTAATGCTGTAAAATAATATCCATTAGCGTTCTCAAAAAACAAAAACACCGACGATGCGTAAGTGTCTGATACACATCTCTTTCTCACAAAATCAATACCCTCAAAAGGACTCATGAAGGGAATGACAGTTACCGGTAAATCTTTTGTTGACTCATATGTTAGTTGTTTTTTTGTTCCAATATTGTTGAATAGTATATCTGATACAATGTCTTTGGCTGAAGATGAATAGCTTTTCGAAACCTTCTGAGCAGAATTTATAATCAACTCTTTACTTGCTAGCCTTATTGCAATGTTTTTACTTCTTAGGTTATTACTAACCAGCATTGTTTTTATCTCAACAACCTTCATCTCATAACGTAATGGTTGGTCATTTCCATAACCTAAAAATTCTATCGCAAAATCTTCATTTCCAGAGAAATTAAAACGTTCTCTCAAGCTAGATCCGTCTGTAATGAATAAATCTGCTAAAATGTACGGTGTAAAAATACTCTCGTAGATATCTATTGAGTGAAGGTATTCAAAAAAACCATTGTCTTTTGAAATAGTTTTTCCATCGCTGTTTGTTATGGAAATACTTTTAATTAAACACTGACCGGGACTTAAGCTCATTATGAGGACATTAATAGTTTAAATTGTTGAACAATATCATCTACATAAACTGGATCTAATAAAAGAATATTCTTTTTCTTTTCGTTTTTCTCTGTCTCAACATCCCAATAGGTAACAGGAACATAATAATTAATCTCTTCGTTAGATATATTTGTTGAAAGAGTTGCTACACTTGAGACAGTCGCGTTTGCTAGGCTATCATCACCCTTAACATTTACTGTATTGGAGAATGTACCTTGAATATTATCTATTGTTAGAGTTAGCTTATCCGTGCTTATACCTCTGAGAGTCCCAACAGCAGACTTTACACCGCCGCTAAGCTGATATACATTTTCTAAAAGCTGAAACTCAGTATTTCCAACATTACTAACAGTTAAAGACAGCGTTCTATTAGTGGTTCTGATAACCTCTTCCTTTTTACGTTCGTAATTAGAAACACTATTGTTGACACCCATGATAGGAGACCAGTAGTTCTTTTGAACATTGGACAAGCTGTTGTAGTAGGCTGTTGTTATTATTGAAAAATCATCATAGTAGTTTGTTCTATAAAACTTAACTTTTGATTGAGCTTTGTATATTGAACCATACTTGTCTTCTATGAATTTTTTAAAGGTCTCTTGATCTAAGTACCAATCATGATAAGGATCAACTATGTTATTACTGTAGTAGACTATCCAGTCATATCCAGGATCTCCGTAGTATAGGTAGGCTATAATGTCAGGCCTATCACCCTCTTTTATTGTGTATGGGTGAAACGTGTAGTAATTTTTGTCGAAGTCTTTTTTAAATGAAACTTTAGCAAGTAAATTAACAGCAACTGTATTACTGAAAGATGTAAGCGGGTAGTGTCTGAAATAATTATCTGCCATTTTTACCTTGACATGAGTTTAAGTTAATGTGCTTATTAGTATTAAATTGATCCATCAGGATATGCACGTGCACCCCTTGACCTATCTTCAATAGGTGGTAATTCACTACCGCCACCAGTATCGCTTCCATTAAGTCCAGAACCCGGTACTGGACCCGGAATAGCAGTAGGAACTTTCATCATACTTTTTGATGTTTTAAAATCAAATAACTTTTCTTCTGTCTCGTGGAAGTCATTAGCAAGCCATACTTCAATTTCTTGGAAGTTGAGAGTTAGAGATACAGCTGCTGGAACTCTTGCATCCCCTTGATCTTCCAGATCATTAAAGATGAAGGCCGGTCCTGCCGGAGTATAGTTAACATCCATTCCAGTGATCACACACTTTTTAAATTTCTTGGTATGATCATCAGGCGCCATTTTTATTTCAAATATTGCAGGTGTCTTAAGTATTGACGAATATTTTTCATGCTGCTCTGGAAGCATTTCTCTTCTGAAGTAACCTACTATGGTTTTGATTAGCTCAGACTCTTGGTAGGTTTCAGGGTAGAACACCCAGCTGAAAGAGAAAGACTTGAATCCTGTTCCACTATAAATCATAACTGGATGAGGATTAGTTGTAACCTGAAATGAAGCTTTTGCTGCTCCAGCTAATGGTCCACCCATTCCCGACATTAGATAAGTACCACCTATAGCACCTATATCAGCAGCAGAAGTGTTTTCTATAACATCTGCTAATCCAGAGACCGCTTTATTAAGCGACTCTTTATTCATAATGTTACTAACACTCTTTGTACCGTTTTGTTGCATTAGGTTATCAAACTGACCTTTGAGAGCATTGCCAAAGAAATACAGATTTTCAGAATTATAACTAGCAGCGTAGGAATCGGTAATGTTTGCTGGAAGAGGAAGATACACTGACTTGTTTAGTTTGAATGTTCTAGTTACTTCATTAGCTCGTTTATACTTTGGGTCGTTATTATAGCTATACGCATTGAACCCAATATAAAAATTGTCACTGAGGTTGGGAGGATACACTATAGGGCTCAGCTCACCAACGAGCTCTGTCTGTCTTTTCTCCTCAATAATTTCATCAGGTAAAGCAGGCTCTTCTGTTTTTTTATACATGACCCACCCACGGTCATCTGAGTGTTGGACCGTGGTGTTTTCGTATTTTCTAATAGCTAGCTTCTGAGCATCTACCCCAGCTTGGGAAGATCCATACACACCAGAACTAATTGTACCAGTTGCCATTTAAATCCTATGAGTTATTCCGGAATATTCAAACCTAGAAATCCAAAAAAGTATAAAGGGGATTCCTCTAATATTATTTATCGCTCTCTTTGGGAGTGTAAATTCATGAGCTATTTGGATGCGCATCCGGATGTTGTAGAGTGGGCTAGCGAAGAATTCTCAATACCTTATTTATCGCCCATAGATAATAGGGTCCACAGATATTTCCCTGATTTTTGGGTGAAAAAAAGAAACAAAGATGGTCTGCTGGAAACTGTAGTTATAGAAATAAAACCTAAGAGTCAAACTACACCACCAAAGATTAAAACCAAACCAACTAAAGCATATATTAATGAAGTTAAGAGGTGGGGAATAAATAGCTCTAAATGGAAGTATGCAAAGCATTTTTGCGAGGAGAGAAAATGGACGTTTCAAATTTTAACGGAAGATGACCTAGGAATAAAGTAATGGCAATAACATACGAACAAATGCTCAAGCAGTCTATATCTAAGGGTCAGATTGTCGATGCGTCCAAGTGGTTTGAGGATACCTTTAAAAATGTCAGCCGCCCTACCGATTCAATCATAGATAATGCCAAATCTGGACTGAAATCCGGTATTCAAATTGGTAAGATGTATCTGTTTCACTATGATCCCAAACATAAAAAGACTCTTCCGCTATATGATAGGTTCCCATTAATATTTCCCTTTGACCACGCTGAAAGTGGATTCTACGGATTGAACTTTCATTATATACCATATATGCAAAGAGCACGGTTACTTGATAATTTAATGAGTCTTGTGAATGACAAGGGATTGAGTAACGACGCTAGACTCAATTTAAACTATAGACTTTTGAAGTCTGTATCAAAAGCAAAGCTGTTTGAACCATGTGTGAAAAGGTACCTAAATAGCCATGTAAGATCTAGATTTCTCCAGATAAGTCCTTCCGAGTGGGCTAAGGCTCTCATGCTTCCACTTGATGATTTTGTATACAGAAAGTAACAATGCTCAACATCAACCAATTCAAAGCATCGGTTAACAAACACGATTTACAGCGTCCAAATTTATATTTAGTTGAGTTTGGACGACCTAAGGTATTTGCTGATCAAACTGTTCTTGATGGATATCTAGATTTGTACTGTAGTACAGATAGTGGAAGACTTCTTACTCATTTCTGCAAGAATGTTTCCATGCCTTCTTTCTCATTAAACTTAAATGATAACAAAAGGTTTGGGATAGGTCCTAATATTAAAATGCCGGTTGGCGGTACCTACGGTGATGTTAGTATGACATTCCTTTCCGATAGTGAGCAGATACTTCGTATGTTCTATCAATATTGGATTGGTGCTATTTACTCTTTCAGCCATGATAGATTTGTACCGGGCCAGGACAGGTTTCACCAACTAAGATATAAAAGCTCCTACCAAACAGACATAAACATCGTGCTTCTTAAAGGCAAGAAAGATCAATACGCTAGTAAAAAATTTCTTGGGATAGGTGTTAAAGATTTAGCTCAAGGAGCTATTGCTGCTATCTCCACTGCAACCCAAACACCATTTATAGGTTCTCTATTCAGTTCTGCTTTTATCAAAGAATCAAATCTTGAAGAAGCATCAAGGGTTGTTTTAATTGATGCATATCCAAATTCAATGAGTGAGATAACTCTATCCAGTGAAGCAAGTAATGTGATTGCTGAATTCACTGTGAATTTCTCTTACCGTGATTGGTATACGACAGCACCTAAGAGTGAAGAGGGAGAGAGTACATCAGCAGCCACAAGTCTAACAGTGAGAAACAGCTCAAACTTTGGACGTTGAACATTTGAATTATAGTTTACTATTTTATTTTATTAAGGAGTAGTTATGAGTTTGCCTAAATTGATGCATCCAACATTTGAGATGGTAGTACCCTCAACAAAACAAAAAGTCAGATTTCGCCCGTTTCTAGTCAAAGAGGAAAAGATCCTTCTAATGGCAAAAGAAAGTGATGATAAGGCTGATGTTATTAATGTATTAAAACAAGTTATCTCGAACTGCGATGTGGATGGAGTAGTTGATACCAACAAACTTGCTTCATTTGATTTGGAGTATCTATTTTTAAGACTGCGTGGTAAATCAGTTAACAATGTTATTGAGCTAAGTTACACGGACTTGGAGGATGAAGAGGTCTACAAGTTTGACGTTGATGTTGAAGATATTAAAATCATTGAGGATGAAAAGCATACTAACGTAATTAACATCTCTGAAACAAGTGGTATTACAATGAGATACCCAACAGCCTCGCTAATGGCTCAGGTTGTTCAAGAAACTGATATAACCAATGTTCTGTTCCATATGATTAGAGGTTGTATGGAGAACTACTTTGATGGGGACAACATCAGTGAATTATCCGATATAAAGAAGGAAGAGATGGATGTATTCATTGAGAACCTTCCAGTCAGCGTATTGAAGCAGTTTGAAGAGTTCTTTAATACAATGCCTAAAATGTATTACAAAATTGAGTATGTTAATAAAAAGGGAACTGAAAGAACTATTGAGCTAAGAACAATTGAAGATTTTTTTATCTTGGGCTGAGTCATAACACTCTTGAAAATTACTACCAAGTTGTTTTCGCGTTGGCTCAGCACCACCACTACCAAATATCTGAAGTTGAAAATCTGATACCTTTTGAGAGAGATATTTATATTCAACTGTTAAGAGATTTAATTAAACAACAAGAGGAAGCGTCTAAGAATGGCAGCTGAAGAAAAAGCTAATGTATCTTACATTGAGCAACTAAGAGAGATGCGCGCGGCGCGCATACAACAATTGCGTCAGGGTAATGAGCAGAAGCAACAGTTCTCATTGATGACAAGAACGTTGAACTCCGTTGTAGCAGCTACAAATACCCAGACAAGAGTTGCTACTCAAAACCTAAGAGAGCAGCAAGCTGTTGTCAGACAAACAAGAGAGATGTCTCGAGACATTCGCTCTTTGTCCTCTTCTATTACTAGATCAATTGGTAGCTTGACTTCCGCTATTGGCAGAGGTGTTGGGGGCGCTGCCAGTCTAGCTGGTAGAGGAGTTACAGCTACTGCTGGTGCTACTGTTAATCTAACATCCTCTATCATGTCAGTGCTGGGTAGAGTATTACCGGTAGCGCTTATTGGTGTTCTTGGCAAGGCGTTTATATGGGATAATTTAACATCCGATACCAAGAATAAACTTACCAACGCTATTGGTGGGATGTTTCTCAGAATTTTTGATACTCTAAAACCTTTCTTTGCTAAGATAGGAGAAACAATCAAATCCCTATTTCAGGATATCAGTGTTGAAATGAGTGCCACTTTTGCTGGTGTCGGCGCTGTAATGAATCGTGCTATGGAGGACATGGTAGGTAGTATTGAAAAAAGCATTAGTCCTCTGAAAGATTCATTGGAGGATATAGGAGATTTTGTTGGTGCTGGAAAGAGGGCTATAGAAAAGATAACTCCAAACGTTAATCTGGGTGGCTTAAATGTAGGTGACGTAATAACTGCAGGTGGAGCTGTTCTTGCTGGTAAAGGCGCGTACGATCTTGTCAAGGGTGGGCAGTTACCAAGGGGTGTGTCCGGGCCTGTAATTGTTATAACAGATGATATTAAAAAGACATACGAGCTGATAGCAAAAAATGGTTTAAGTGATAAGCCCGGAAATCTGGTTGGAGCAAGGATTATTGTTGAAGCTGAAAAAAGTGGTGGTTCAAAAGCTGCTAATTTTTTAAAGTTTGTTTTTGATCATAAAATTGCTAACGTGATTGGAGTGGTAGTTCCAGCAGCAATGTATCTCTGGGATGTTTCTATGATTGAGCAGATACTATCCAAAATGGAGCGAGAGAATTTAATTACTGCCCAGGAAAAGGAATATTTTCTGAGTACTGGTAAGACTATGGCAGCCGCAAGCTTGACCTCTAGTGCTCTTCTTAGTACCTTAGCAATGTACGCAACAAGAGGAATGGGTGGCGGTAGGGTTGCAACTTTTGGTAGTGGTTCTCTTGGAGCACTTGCTGGAACTAAAATGGGTGAGTTCATAGGTCAGCCACTTCACAAAGCTGCTGAGTTTCTTGGTATGGCACCAAAAAGACCTGAAAGTCTTGATAGACAGACTGTTACTGGAACTACAACGGTTGAACAGCTGAGAGATCTTAGAAAACAGCGTAGAGGAGAAAAAACTCAGGCTAATGAAGTGGTACCCAATATGAATATGGATGGTGTGAATATAAATGATCCAGATATTCGAAAAATACTCAACAGAGGTGAGCGAGAAGGTATTAGGCAGAATCCATATCGAAGCGCTGAGGGTGGAGAGCCAACCATTGGTATAGGTCATAAACTGACACCGGATGAGGTAAAAGCTGGTGGAGTGTTTATTGACGGTAAACTTGTTCCTCTTGACCTACGTAATGTAAAAGATCAAAGCGTATCGGAGCAAGGTCCTAAACAGCTAACAAAAGAGCAGGTAATGAAGTTGTATGAGCAGGATCATAAAAAGCATTTTGGATATGCTAGAAATTTCATTGGTGCAGATGTTTTTGACAAGTTGACAAAAGATCAGCAATTAGCTCTTGCTGATATGTCCTTCATGAATCCTTCCAGCTTAACACCTCAGCTTAAACAAATGGTTATCAGCGGAAATGTCCAGGGTGTTGCAAAATATATGGAAAACTGGGGTCAGTATTATACCACAGAGAGTGGTGATAAAAAATACAGTCCTCATCTCCAGAGCTCTGCCAGGGGTAGGGCAAAGCTGTACGCTGGCCCTGGTGGATACTCAACTGGTATGATGGATAGTGTTACCTCCAATCTCTCCAACTATTCTTCAGTGTATATGCAAGCGTATAGCGCCGCAAGAGAACAAGGTTATAAAGAACTGGAGCAACGACGTGGCGAAGATGCAAAAGAAGAAAAGACAAAAATGAAATTCTTCAGCGAAGGTGCTGTACAGGGATTAATGGGTGCTTTCAAAGATGGATCAGAACTCAAATCGAATATAGTAAGTGATCTACGTAACATGACATCGGTACTTGGTGGCCCTGGTGAAGATAAGAAAGGACCAGCTAAGAATATTAACGTAACCTACAACACTACAAACGTCAACAACACCAACGGTGGTGGCGGAGGTGGTAGTGCAAGTATTAATAGCGTTAGACCTAACAACGACCTTGTTACCGACTTCATTAAGATGGCAGGAACATAAAAAAAGGGGCCTAGGCCCCTTTCTTATTAATCATCCAACAGTTCTTTGAACTTAGCTAAATCATCATCACCATCATCCCACGGTGCAGCTTCTTGCTTCTTAGTAGCTGGTTTAGCTTGCTTCTGTGGTTTCATCTGCTCAAACTCTTCATCCTCATCTTCCGTAATATTACGGCTGACAGCATTCTGAATCTGCTTAGCACCACCATCAAGAGCTAGTACGCGATAGAGCTTTTGTTTCAACTCATCATAGGATTTGTAGTGCTTAGGGCTGAGGAACTCTTGTAGAGAGTGCTCTTGCTTCCAGATTGCCTCCATATCCTCATCACTATCCAGTAGAGGAGCTGGAGCTTCAAATTCTGATTTATCGTAGTTGCGATAACCCTCAACATTACGAATCTTCAACTTGAAGTTAGCACCGTTCCAGAAATCAAATGGGTTGATTGGCTCCTCATCCTCAAACTCAGGATTCATAGCAGCATTCAACTTGTCAAATATTTTCTTACCGTACTTGTAGAGAAACACCTTACCCTCATTCTCTGGATGAGCCTTATCGCTGACAACATAGATGTTGGAGATAAAGTTTAGCTTACGCTTTTGTTTACGAACCTGATCTTGATTAGCCTGGAGCTTAGTAGCCCAAAGTTGGCTATTGTATTCAGATACAGGATCTGCTTGTCCAATAGTAGTAAGAGATTTCTCAATATACCACTGGCCACCAGGACCTTGGAATCCGTGATCAAAGATACGAACGAATGGAACATCCTCACCATCAGGGGATGGGAGGAAACGAATAACAGCAAAGCCATTACCAGACTTATCTACTTCTGGCTGCCAGAAGCGAGTATCCTGTTGGCGACCTTCGCCTTCAGGCGCTGCTAGTTTTGTTACTTGTTGATTAATTTTGTCCAGGCTGGACTTGGAAGACTTCTTGAGATTTGCGAAAGACATCGTATGCTCCTTGTGTAAATGTATATGTGTATTATCGTGTCCAATATATCATAATCTAGTGTACAACAGAATCCTTATGTTGCTGGTCTTCTAGTATACCTTTGTATTTATCTATATCGACATCAATAAACGGTGCAAGCTTGATTAATTTATTGTATTCAACTTTCCATATTGGATCGCTAAGACTATCATTCCAATACTTGAATACACATCCTTTGTTCAGCTTATCAATAATGATCAATGTTTCTGGAATTATCTGCTTACCCAAATAACGCTGAAACAATACTGGGTGTTGGCCATTTCTAACTTTGTACTCTTCCTTAAGGTTATCAATGTTATCAAGGTCACCGCGAAAGAAGTATGTGAGTGATTGTTTCTTCTTTAACCAGTCACGGTAGTTTCTTTCTGTTGCGGTTTCATTAACTAGATCACCAATCCAGATATCTTGGTTATTATACAGATTGGCAACAAGAAAGCCAACAGGGTCTTTATGTTTAGCTAGTTTAGAAAAGAAGTACTTGTCGTTACGTTTGTCAAATGCACCGTAGGATGCTCTTACCTTACCGTTGTACTTAAAGAAATCGTAGGTCTCAGATTGAAAATGTCTCTTAAGCGCACAGTAAAGTTTATACGCTTCGTAGTCGGTCATATAGGTAGTTGTTTGGTCTTTGGAAGGTAGTTGAGACTCTCAGCCTCTAACTGAATAGAGGCCTTGAGTTTTGAGTTACTTTTAATTAGCGAAGCGGCTGTTTCAATATCCACTCCATTCTTTTCACAGAAATATACTACTGCATCAATATACTCCATTTTCTTATATTTTACAAGATCTTCTATCTCTTTAGAAAATTCTATGATACTGATGAAGTTCAAATCTTGAATCATTTATGTCTCGAATAAAAAATATGTTGACCAATACGAATCTTCCTACTTAGATTCCAACCTGGTCTTGTGTAAGTGGCGTGAAAGAACAATGAACCCTTGCTTGGATCATATGAACGGTTATCGGGATGAGAAGTGGCGATATCTCTAGCCATAGATCTTATCCTGTCATATTGCTCCCTATTCTTTATTTGTGGATTCCTACCATAGATGCATACCCAGGAAAACTGGCATACTGATCCTACGCGCTGATATACAACTTCACATATGGATTTAGGGAATTGCGGATCTTGTACTCGGTTCATGGTAACAAACCCAACAGCTTTAATACCAGCTTCTGGTTCGTTCCTTGCTTCGAAGTACATATTCTTGGCTAAACACTCAATTTGCTTTTCGGACACGGTTGTTACTTCTTGAGCGATCTCTGAATTGAGCGCTACAACATCATTTAGTTGATTGCTTGCAAATACAAGTGAACACAGACCAAGAAGTGTAATTAACACTATCTTTTTCATGTTAACTTCCTCTTTGTAATTTATGGAATTTTGTTGCGGTACAGAGGTACTACTATCAGTTACTAGATTGTTAAAAATCACAATGTCATTCCTATCAAGTACTACTCATGGTGTATTGGACCAATGGATCCTATTGTAGATAAAATTATTTATAATAAAGAAAACGGTGGATCTTTGAGTAATCCACCGTATCTTATACTATCTCATTGTAACAGGCAACAGCTACTTGGTTTTTTCAGCTAGTTTCCTGTAGCCCTTACCGGTAGGATGTACATTATCTGCACTCATATCGGTCTTAGGTCTCTCAATTATAACATCACCAAACTCGGATGCAACCTTGGTTACATCACTAACTGCTTTAGGTTTGAGATTCTCGTTTGGAAGAATCCAGTATACCTTATCAACCTTAGCAGCTTTGCGAACTTCTCTCACATTACCTTCGGTATCATGACCTTTCAGATCATTAGCACCAAGACTGATGATGAGAACCTTAGCAGGTTGCAATTTATTAATGTTGGTGGTTTTCCATGTACTGGAATTGATTCCACTTTTCACAATAGCAGAACATTCTGTACGTACCTGACTAATACCAACACCAATACTGTCACCAATAATTAAACACTCTAGCATAATTACAGACCCTGTTCAGCTTTGTAAGCATCCAATGTTCTTTTGAATTTACCTGCATGGCTACGTTCTGCTTTTGCAAGTGTCTCAAACCAGTCAGCAATCTCGTCAAACCCTTCATCACGAGCTGTCTTAGCCATACCCGGGTACATATCAGTGTATTCATGGGTCTCACCACTGATAGCGCTTTCTAGTGCCTCAATAATGTTAGTTGCTGGAAGACCAGTTTCAGGATCACCAGATCCACCATCAACAAGATACTCCATATGTCCATGAGCGTGGCCGGTTTCACCTTCTGCCGTGTGACGGAAGATATTAGCCACGTCTGTTGCACCAGCAATATCAGCCATGTTTGCGAAGTACAAATAACGACGATTCGCTTTTGACTCACCAGCAAACGCTTCTTTCAAACACAATTCAGTTTTAGTTCCTTTAACTTGCATATTATTCTCCTATCGGTATTCAAAAAAATAGGCAGCCGAAGCTGCCTACTGGTTGTTGGGTAATAAGGTGACCAACCCCATCTAGAGCTTAAGCTGCTAGAGCGTACTCGCTGTCGTTTGCGGATACATATTTTGCTTGATTTACAGTCATCGCCTACTGTGTTGCCGTCTCTGCTATCTCACCCTGTCGAAACCAGGTCATCCCCATCAGAAGTACACAATCCCCGCTAGAGCCCTAAGAGGTTTCTTTCATCTAGGACAACTATGTACTTCTGGTGGAGATGGAGGGAATCGAACCCTCGTCCAGAATGCCTTCACTTTGAAGGGATTACAACAATTCTTTACTACAAATTAACGATTTGCAATATACATGGTGATTTCAAAACCAAAACGCATATCTTGTGCTGAAGGTGTAGTCCAAGCCATTTCATTCTCCTAGTTAAATAATGTGCAACGCGCACATCAGACATTATATATTAGAGTGATCACAGATATCAACTGGGTAAAATCATTAAACACGACTGATTATTACCCAGTTTTACCGTTTACGCTACTTCAGCCATCTCAACAGCGGTCTCAAGAGCTTTAACTTTGAGTGTTTTGTTAGGACCGTACCAAGCAGATGTCAGACGACCCTCTTGTGTACGACCAACAACGTGGTCAGTCAGGAAGGTAACAGCGTTAAACGCCTGCCACCAGGAGCCCTCAGCGAACTTAGCACCAGGTTGCTCGTGTAGAGCCTCGAGAGCCAGCGTTGCGGACTTCGACAACTCCTTCTTGATAGCGGTTTCCTCGTTCTTAGAACGGCCATAAGCATTGACAGGGAAGATACGGTTGAAGTATTCGACCACAGATTCCTGCTTATACTTCTTAGAACCCAGGAACTTAGCCATTTCCTTGTACTTTGCAAGCTTCTCAGATGCAATACCGAGCGTCTGCTTCACCTGGTCACCGTCAAAAGCACGGCGGTGAGACACTTTTACCATATTATCCGACTTAGAACTAAGTGAAAGGGTAAGAGTATTGTTGCAGACCACACGTATTGGAGTGAAGCGAACATCAATAGATTGACCGAACTTGTGAGGGAGAGTAAAAAGTAGATATGAATCCACCTGATCACCGTTGAAAACATTAAAACTCTCCTTCACTTTAGCGAGAGCCCACACAATTTGACCGTTTTTCAGCGATCCAGCCGTGTGCATCTCCATGTCACCCGAGCATACAAAGTCGTTAAAGAACTCAAAAGCCTCTTCATTCTGCAGAGGATTCCAGTCTTGCGACACGACATCCAGGATTTTACCGTCAGTAGAGCGCACCAGAGCGTCTTTACCGGTGTAAACTTGCTTACCCATGATATCAGCATAGGCTGGAATCTTGTCAACAGACCAGTTCAAGCCCGCAGCATCCAGCATTTGAGCGGGGGAAAGGTCGGCTGGGACAGGTTTACCAAGACCGTGCCAAGGAACTTCGCCTGCGTACGCCATAGTTTCAACTAAGTGTGCCATAATATATCTCCAAAAAGTGAATTAAATGTGATACAACATTGACTATTCTCAACATTAAACGATATTAAGTCAACAGTCTCATCCAACCCGCAGTTTCTGCGGTATTCTACACCAGTTTTCCTATGGCCGATCCAATCAAATCATCCATCAGATGATCATACGGTTGGTTGGTTCTGCGTAGCTGCCATATCTTTTCAATTATCTTGATGCTTTCAGATGACATTCCAAGACCTCGAGACTCAAGCTCGTCTAGCAAGTCATGATCATCAAATTCTTCGATATCAACATCAATGTCAATCTCTTTGGATACAGTAATACATGGCATGTCTATTCATCCTCTTCATCGGTTATAATTGGATCGAGTGCGTGTGCTGCTTCGTACCCGTCTTTGATTAATTGAATGAGCTCTGGATTTCTGTAATCGTAGATGTCTTCGATGTTGAGTGTGATGATTCGTTTCTCGGGAATCATCCATTCCATCATCTTATCGCGTACATGGATTGCATGCTCACTCTCCATGCAGACAATCTCATCAGCCCACATCAGCAAGTCCTCTGTCACAGGAATAAGGGCATAGGAAGCTGTCCCAGCGTTTCTAGTGTTGCAATTCCATGGATCACCGCAAAGGACGTGAGCAGCAGTTGCTGAGCGTAGGATACCAGCAGAACATACAGTAAGAACACGCTTGTAGTCTCCTTGAAAGCTATTACTATGAATACCTTTGGTACTATATCTCATGTTAATTTTCCAATAATAAAGCCAATAACAATCCCTAGTGTATATAGGAACACCTTGCTAGACAACAGTAGTTTATACATTTCCATACGTTGTTTCTGGTAGCGTCTCCACGCATCTTCTTCGCAGTGGGTATTGTTGTTACATTCGTTGTTGCAACACTGTCTTATTTTCCTAATCATTTGATAAATACCTGTATGTGGATGCTTTTATTAGTAGTACTCTCTATAGAGACGCCAAACAATCATAAGGGTTCTGTATTCAATTTATATAGGACCGAAGCTGAGTGCCTTGCTGAAAAAGATAGGGCGGTATCTGCATTGACTCTCAAAGGTACTAAGGTTAGTGCATCGTGTACGTACAAGGATTACTTAACTCCCAACAGTACGTTCTAGTTTGCTGTCCAGGCATCGTAGATAATAAACGATCCAAGACCAATCCAAAATCCACCCATTAAATAGCTACCTGTCATGATATCTGACAGTCCGCTCAATATATTAATAATACCAATGGTATATCCAATTGGTTTCCAGTTTGCTTTGAACCAGCCTATAATTCTATATATCATAATTATTCCTTGTAATTAATTAATACCTGGAGTGCTTCCAACTCTCCCCAGGTTAGAGAGAAGTGCTTTTTATCGTCAATGTTGACATCTACCCCTTCACCGTTTGACCACTCAGTCACTTCCATGCAGTCGTGTTCTTTAGAGTGATGGCAATATGGTTTTAGGTACATGAACTTTGCTTTGCGTGTGCTAGTTTCAATCATTTCTCAATCCCAAAGTGCTTTTCGATATACCCTGCAGCCTTCAGCTGACCTTCATACAGGGAATCATTCATGCCATTATTATAGCACAGATCCAAACATTCCTTCAAGATCAAGTCGGCAAAATTTTTATTATACTGTGCAACCCAAACATCCACCTCTAGGCCATCAGGTACACTCGTTCTTGCTTTAGCTGCCAGGTCTTCAATAATATTCATTCTTGTACTCCATATTCTGCCTTAATCAGGTTCGCAGCCACATGCCAATAGTTATGGTCTCCGGCTACGGCTTGATGCTGAATCATCAAGAGGTCAACAATCTGCTCTACCAAAAATCGCTGATGTTCTTCCATGTTCTGCATCTGATGTATGCGTTCATCTTCTCTGGTAAGTTCCATCACACGCAGAAGATTTGTCAGGGCTGATTCCGACCACTCACATTTGCCATATACTTCTTCTAGTATTTCCAGTCTGTTCATCACCACTCTCCTTCTGCGCTTTTCATCAAGTAGGCATACACAGCACTGGGTGCCACAGAGTACATCTGTTCTGGCGTATCACCGCCAAATGCCTTGTTGGGACCAGTCCACCACCGAGGTGCAAGTTCTTGACCTACCATTGCTACGACCAAGGCTTCGCATCTGGCTCGCATCACTTGGTCATTCATAGTTCAACTCCAAAATGTTCCTTTAATCGTAAAGCCGCTTCCACAGCATAATAAGCAGGTCCGTTTGGTCCAGTAATAACTTGTTCAATACATTCCCGAACAATCAACTCGGCGAACTTTTCTGAGTCGAACCAAGCAGGACCATACTGTCGTGGTTCCCAACATTGAGATTCAAGTTCTCGGATTCGTTCGTTCATCGTTCAGCCCAGCCCTGCTCACCACCCTGTTCATCGTAAGCACAGGGTCTAAAGAACGGAGTAGATCCCATCATTCTATCAAACTCTAGTCCTGTCAATCTCAGTGAATCAATTGTGCCACGATGCCGTTCAATCCTCACAGTGCCGTCAATCTCAGTGCCATAGAAAAAGTTGTCTGTGGCACCACCTGCAATTTGTTGTTCAAAAAGTTCTGTTATGTTCATTCTTCAACTCCGAAGTGTTTTCTGATTGTCTTATCGATTCTGCGATTCTTATCAATACTAAGTTCTTTAATATCAAACCACTGATGAATCTCATTCATTACTTCCCGTTGGATATTGTCTTTGATAGTATCTTCGCTGGGACAACTATCATGTTTAAAGGCTCTGGTATACCCCATTGCAATCCCATCCTCTATACAACGCTCCAGCAGTTGATACGTCTTTGGTACCAGCATCATATACTCCATTAATTAGTATTCATCACAATACCAGCAATCAAGCTCTTCCCTCAGCTTCATACGCATGTGGTTGTAATCATTACGTGATAGTTTCTTAGTCGCCTTACCAAAGCGTGTATTGACTTGATGAATAATGTCATTCAGCATCTTATCACACCTCTTATCCAATATATGCCTATCTAGATCTTCAATATATTTAAACATAATCATTACCCCGTAATAATAGTATTCAGAAACCCAACAAAGTGATTATACGTATAAATACAATATAGGTCAACATATATCAGGGTTAACAAATGAAACGATTCGCAGATTACATTAACGAAGTATCAGAACCCAAGCAATACAGGCAACCAGAAGCTGATGGTGGTGGGGGTGGTGGAGTTTCGTGGCAGTCAAAATTCAAAAGTAAGTATGGAGTTGATATGCCTTCTGATGCTGTAATGGCTTCTGGGATGTCTGGTATGAAGCTTCCAGATCTAGAGAAGGATCCTGGACTCAGAAATGTAGTAAAAAAACAAGATGAAAAGGAAGTCAAGAAATAGATCAAAAAGGAGGCTCACCAAGATCAGCAAACATCTCTGATACAGAAACTCTAGGATTACGTACCCTCTTAGGTTTCTTCAACTCAACGACTCTATAGCCATCTTGCAGGAACTTCTCTGCAGCCTCTCTACTCCAGAACTTACGCAGCAACACCCCATCATCATCATACAGCAGATATCTCATTGTGTTAATAAATTAGTAACATGCATATTGGGATGATTTTTTGCGTGAAAAAAATTCAGTGTAAACAGGAATTACAGAAAAGTCAACCATTTTGCCCCCCGCGTGCGCTTAAATCGAGCCATAACGGGATAAGGCTTGATTTAAGAAGCCTTACACAGCCATATACAGAGGTATACAGAGGTATATGGGTGTATCCAGCGGAGGGCTAGTATACGGCCGTAGCTGACTAGAGGCCGCCGCAGCCATTTGGCCCCCCCGGGCGCGGGCTTAGGGCAGGCTGCCGCAGTGGCTTTTGGCTAAAAAGCTATCTAGGCAGAAAACACCAGCATGCCCAGTACGAAGCCCGCAGCGAAGATACAGACTGCCACTACGTAGTCATCGACATCACGCATTAGCTGACTCCCGTGCGATGATGGCATCCAGCTTACGCTCCAGCTGCAGCATGATTGCTTTAACATCTTCGTTAGTATGCCGTGCCTGCTCCAGGACAGCTGTGTCCGTCATCAGTTGGAACACAGTCCAGCTCATTACGTTGCTCATTGTACATTCTCCATTCCAAATAGTTGTTCAAATACTGCCTTAGGGCCAAACGTTGAGAAGCTGTTGTACATGTGGCTGCCTTTATAGTCCCAGATAGCGCAACGTTCTCCGTCTACCGTGAACCCCCAGCTATTCACCACCTTGTAGGGGTCATCCTCTATGTTAGCCTCGAAGCCCAGTACCCGCGATATATCTGCCACAGTTACATTGCTTAGTGTCCCGGTGCGGTGACTCCCTGCTACATCTGATGGCTCAATAATCATGCATCCTCCAATGACAACAGTTCACTCATCTCACTCTCAATCTCACTAGCGCAGTTCCACAGCTCTTCCTTCACAGCCACCAGGCCATCAACCTGGTTCAGATCCTGAATGGCCTGCGAGATAGACTCCCGGGCCATGTGCAGACGAGTCAGATATTCACCAGTACTCATGCTGCCTCCCTTGCTTTTTAATTTTATCTAACTTTCCGTATAAAAATTGCAGTTCAGCGTCTACACTGTCATAAGCAAAAGAACCATATTCGTTTTCTTCCTGTTCTGCTTCTAACTCTTGAATTTTGGCTTTGATTTGTTCAATATTGTCGAAGTCTTCTGCCTCCCTTGCTAATCTGCGAGCTTCTTTACGGGCTTCTTCACGTTCTTTGCGGCCGGCTTCAACCAGGTCTTTTCGTTTGCTCAGTGCCTTGGCTACGCCTTCAATTACTCGTGCCGCGAATTCTTCTTTGGTCTCTTTACGCTTACTCATGCTGTCTCCTTCAATCAATTTAGTCTCGTTGACTCGCTGCTGGATCTTCCACTGCCACGCATTCATTATGCAGCCTCCTTGGTTGCGAACATACGGGCACCGTCACGCATGAACTCCTTCAGCTCACGACGGATCTCAGATGGATACTCTTCCTCGTAGTTGAGGATGAATGTCAGCGCTTCCAGGAAGTCGTAG